TTTCTGGAAAGTATGTTAAGACTGCAAACAGACCTAACATCTCAATCGATGATAGCGCCGAAATTAACTTCTTGAACGGAAAGACTTGGCTACCCGGCAAAGCAACATTTGAAACACTTGAGTTCACTTACTATGATGTTGCTGTTCAGGGCGACCCAACTGTTACCAATCTCTTGAGATGGGTTAACAGAGTCTACAACTTCACATCTCCTGCCGGTGGCGTTGCTAATTCTACTGAAATTGCCGCTACCCAAAGAAGCTATGCAGTTGATCCAACTGGCGGTGGTAATGGATATGCTGGAACCGGCAAACTCCTTCTCCTCGACGGTTGCGGTTATGTTCTAGAAACTTGGACATTAGTGAACTGCTGGCCCCAAACTATCAACTTTGGTGACCTTGCATATGATTCATCTGATGTCTGCGAAATATCATTGACACTCAGATATTCATACGCTAACTACATCAACAACTGTACTCCCGGCGTTCAAGAACTCTGTGGAGTACCAGTTTGCGGTGCAGCTGCTGGCGCAAATCTATAATGATTTATCAAGTGAGGACACGCTTCTATTACAATTAGAGTGGCGTGTCCTCATAATAGATTAAGGTTAGCTATATTAGAAATCTTATTGAGGATTATAAAATTTAATTATGGTTAACATGGGTGTTGGTTTTGCCTCTTACGCAGTATTTAAGAGGCAAAACCGTTTTATCATGAACATACCCGATGTAACTCATGTTGGGAAAGGTTCATCTAGAATTTACAACAAAGTTTTAGTGGAGGAAAGGTCTGCAAGACCAAGTATATCTTTTGAAGAAGTAAAAGTGCCACATTTAATAGAAACTGTAACTTATGCAGGAAGACCAGTTTGGAATGATTTAAAAGTTACACTATATGATATAGCAAGAACAAATCCTATATGGCAATGGATTGGCGCTAATTATTATGTTAAGAAAAATGACGGTGCAGGAAAACCGGGAATAAATTATTTTGGTAGCGTTAACAATAACTTTAAAAGAGATATAAAAATATTTATGCTAGATGGTTGTGGTTATGCTTTAGAAGCATGGACATACATGAATGCATTTCCAAAAGAAGTTGACTATGGCGATACAGACATGGAAAGACAAGAAGCCATGAGAGTGAATGTCACTTTTAAATATGACAGAGCATATTGGGAAGCCTGTGATGCCAATATGGTCAACTTAGCTGCCCAATATATGATAAGATAATTTATTCTTCGTCTTGTAACTCTGCGTATTCACCAGCATCTAAAAACTGAGCTACTTCAAGTATTTTGCGACATTCCTCAAGGAATGTTTCTAATTCCTTGTTTTTCATGTTGAGAATGCGACAAGCACCAGACTTATTAAGTCTGCCCTTTTTGGTGTAAACTAGATTTTCATTTGAAAGTAATAAATTAATTTTTTCTTTTAGATAACTGTTTTCGAGCATGTAGAGCAATTCGCCATTTTCTATATCTTCCAGAAACTTGTTCTTCATGAAAATCTCCTGTGTGTCATATGGGACACGCTTCTGGCGTGATGCGAACAAGAATAAATTAGTTATACTAATAAAACATAAATTTCAATTTAGATCAAATTCTTTTTATGGGAATTTCTTTGCTAACTTTAGTAAAATAAAATTCCTGATATCGCTTTTTTAATTCTTCGAAGTTTTTATTTGATCTGTAAATTTGTCGTAAATGGTGAATTAGACAAGTGGTTAGGAAATTAAAAGCTTTGCTTCCACGATGAGGATCAAATCGTTCTATCTTAGCAAAACAGATAAAAACGCCTTCTTGAACGGCATCATCATAATCAATTTTTTGGAAATTTCTAAAACGAACAATATTTTCCGCAAGTGTAAAAAATTCTTTAGCCAAATTATCCTGACTTTGTTTTAGCTTTTTTTCGTTTTCTATTATTTTATTTTCATCAATTTGCAATGTTGGTTTATCGACATATTGACGATGAATTTCATAATCTTCTTTTAAAAGTTCATATTTTCTTTTATTCTTTTTAGCTTGTTGGAAATCAATAATATTTTTTTCTAGATACTTATTATCAAGATAATGGTTACTCATATTAAAAATATAGTGTGAGTTCATGAAAATAAATTGTGCAATAATAGTAGATTCTATCGAAGAAAAAGAAAGTTGTTTAACTAAATTTAAAAATTTGGAAAATAAAACATTTTTTACTTTCAATAATGCTATCAATAAAATTAATAAACTAAAAAGCAAAAAAAACTTTTTTGTAGAGTTAGAATCATTTTACAAAAAAGAAATATTTTATATAATTCATCCAGATGAAGAGTTAGTATTTTTTGATGAAGATGAAGCATTAAAATCACATTTTAATTTGATTGTTGATGATTGGGTAATAAAGACAAGAAGAAGTAGCGCAAAAGAAATAGCTGTGTCAAAAATATTCATTAAAAGCAGTTTTAAAAATATTAAAAAATTTGACAATGAGTGGTGTGATATTTACCAAAATAATAAAAACTTTGCTTCTAAATTAAAAGAATATATTTACATATACGATTTAGAACCAAATGAAATATTTGTAATATACCAATATGTTTTAGAACAATTAAAATTAAAACAATATAATAAGGAATTATTTTATTTAATAAAATCATTTTTGGAAAAACATCCTACATTTTTAGAATTAATTAATCTTTGGGGAGACTATCTTTATGAAATAAATTTATTTTTTGATGCAAAAAAATGTTATGAAAGTGCTTTAAAAATCGCCGGTGATAGAAATTTATATGATTTTCTACCAATGATTCCAAGCATGCACAAAACGCATCCTGAAAAAATGATTTCAAATATAGAAAAAATAATTTCTAAATACGATGCTATTTAGTATCAAAATATACTATCTAGTTCATTGATAATTACGGTTACTTGGTCTTCATACCTTGCCATTGCAATTTGTTTGCGTCCTGCTGGAAGCTTTTTCATTTCCTTTTCAAGATCGCCAATTGAGCAGCTTATAACTCGCCAGTTGTTTTTAGCCAATCTTTCAATTTCTTCTTCTTGAGAAAGGACTTCTTTACCGGGAAAAAAAGCAAGAACTTGATCTTTAGCCTCTTTGATAATTTTCTTGTAAAGAGGGACATTACAAGAACAACTAGGATTATTGATGAATTTCTGAACTTCTGGAGCTAAAGATTCTGGCAATGTAGAACGAAACTTTTCGTCTTTCATTGCAGCCTTGATATCCATCAAGGAGACATAACTTTTAGATTTTTGGTTGTTCTGGTCGCTCATATGTTCTCACCCTTAATGCATGTCCACATGATCTACATCTATACAGAGTTACTTGTTTTTTAATTTTTTCTTTATCAGAATCTTTTTTGATTGTATTTTGAATATCAGATCTTTTTGCCTGATAAAGATTCTCTAAATCTTTATCCAAGTATTTTTTGCCACAGTTAGCACAGATAATTTGTGTTTCAGTCCGATATGACACTATTAGCTTCCAAATAAGTTTGAAGAAATGCAAAGAAAGTTGCTAGGAAACTAGTTGCACACCCACCTAGAAAAATTAAATGGAGCTTATCTGTGCCCCAGCCATTAAAGATATGCAATAGTGTTGTTGTGAACACTCCAGACCAAAAGCCAGAACATTGATAACAATTTAATGCCTTCATGAAAAATTCTGGCAAATATGGCTTGATCTTATCTTTAACTGCCTTGGCAATATCAGACTCAACAATGATGTTGGTCATGCCGATAGATCCAAGTAGCCAAACAACAATTTCAAACATGTTTACCTCGTTGATATAAGGACAGAGACTTTGTCTTTATTCCTATAAACACACAAATCGTTCACATTAATATTAAGAGGTAGTTGTAATTCAAAATCATCAACATAACCAGAAATATTTTTGTAAGAATTAATTTCTATTTTCATTATTTCGATGGGAGACTTGAATATTTTAGATATTTCTTCTATTTCATTTGCATTAATTGAATTAAGAAAATCTATTACAGATCTGATTCCAAGACTTCGCATTTGAGGAATTTTTTGTGCTAATTCCCAAGAATCAAAAAGATGCTTAAATCTTGGCATTGAATTTTTGATTAATTGGTTCTGAAAAAGCAATTCAGCTGCATTGTGAAAACCAATTTGTATCATAAAAATTCTCCTGTAATAATATAGTTTTAAATAAATTACACTAAATTAAAATTAAGTTTTGATGTAAAAAGGGGAAATTATGTCTGATGAAATCTACAGACCACAAAAATCTGTGAATGCTAACATTAACAATATGCAAAATATTCCAAGAGAACAACCAATTGAACTTCCAGAAAATCATCCTTTAAGAAATCAGCAATATCAAAACCCTCATATGCAACCACAAATGGAATTAGGTGGATTGCCTCCCAATGTTATTACAGGCAACATTCCCCCACAATTTAAAGCTCAAATTACTGGTGATACGAGTTCTGTCCCACCACAAAACAGAACGCCTGTAGATGTCCCCACTGCAATGGTGATGATGAATGCCAATCCAGAATTGAATGCGATTCTTAATGCTTTAAAGCAACATAGCACACAGTATGAAGAGGTGTTACTCCCAAGCAAGGGAAGGTTTTATGACGGAACAGATGGACCAGTAAATGGAATTGTTAATATTCGCCCCATGACCGGCGAGGAAGAGCAAATTTTGGCAACTCCAAGATTTGTTAAAAAGGGTACTGCCTTAAACATGATTTTTAGCAAATGTATTCGTGAAAATATCAAGCCTGAAAATCTTTTGTCACAAGACAGAACTTTTCTTTTGATTTATTTGCGTGGTATTAGTTATGGAACGGACTATGAAGTTCAAGTTCGTTGCCCAGATACTGATAGGCAATTTTCTACAACAGTTGATCTTGATAGCTTGATTGTTACAAGATGCCCTGATGATTATGGTCCAAATTCTCTTCAAGGGGTTTTGCCCAAGAGCGAATTGCCATTTACCTATAGACTTGCTAAAGGGAAAGATGAGAGCGATTTGCAACAATATAGAGAAACAAGGATGAAGTCATTTAGCGATAACAGCCTAGATGACACATTGATATTCAGAATTGCTCAACTGGTTAACAGCGTTAGGAATATCACTGATAAAGAAGAACTTAAAGTTTTGATAAGAAATTTACCTATTCAGGATGTTAACTATATAAGGAACCTGATCAACGAACCACCTTTTGGGATGCAGACAAAGGTTAGCATTTTGTCGCCTTATTCCAATGAAGAGTTTGAAATTGATCTGCCTTTGGACAGCGGTTTTTTCTTCCCCCGGAACAAGAAGGCGAACTAAGTCCAAGCCTGAAGTTATGGCAAGCATTGATGGATGAGTTTTTCTTTTTCCTCTATCATCTGCATGTCAAAAAACAAGACTTCATGCAACTGACAATTGCCGAAAGGAAATATTTAATAGAAAAATTCATTGAGCAAAAGAAAAAAGAAAGTGAAGAACAAGAAAAGGCATTTAGAAACGCAAGATCTAGGAGATAAGTATGGCGACTAAAGAAAGATATCAAAATCCAGTTCCTAATGACACAGTTGTTTTAAGATTATTTGTTTATAATCAAAACACTTTTTCTAATGTACAATCAATTCAAAAAGTAGAAATTTACAAGATTCCTGATAACGCTTCAATTAATGATCTCTCCCAAGGAACACTTGTTCAAACAATTGGTTCTGAAAATGTCAAACAAGACTCAACGGGAAAGTATTATGTTGATCTTGTTGCGGAATATCCTTTATTTACTGTCGGCAAGTATGTTGATGTTTGGTATATAACTTTTACAACTGATGAGGGTACAAGCGAAATAATCAATACTTTCAATTTGTACCCAGATCTTTGGTACACGACACCAATTCCTGTTGTTTACGATTTCAGCTTCGTATTCCGTCCAAATCGTTTCAGGAAGGGATCGAAACAATATATCATTTGCCAAATCACGCCAAATGTTCCCAGAGGCACAGATTTGGGTCGTTATTATGAAAACCTAATTATCAATTCCAATGTCATGATAAGCTTGGAAATGAACTGTGGCGATTGTGTTCCAGCTGAACAAGATCTAAGGCTTGTTCTTGATCAAGTGCCTACTGACTACAGAGAAAAGAATTACGCCTATTACTTGCTAGATACAACCGATTTGGAACCGGGCATTTACAATGTTTGGTTCACAATGGAAATGGGTGAAAACACATTCATCTCAGACCGTATGAACCTTCAAATCTTTACTTAACAGATTATTAAAAAAAATAAATAATTTGTTTTTGGTTGCGTTGTCAGATAACGCCCTTGACTACGCAATAAAATTTATTTATTGTGTACTCGGACAAGCAAGGAGGTTGCTATGAATCTTGTCGAAAGATTGAAGAAACATTTTGAATGTGAAATGAATGTTCTTCTTGTAGGAGAACACGGGGTTGGAAAAACTTCCATTATCAAACAAGTGTTTGAAGATGAAGGTTTAATTCTAAATGAATCGTGGTTGTACTTTTCAGGTTCTACACTCGATCCTTGGGTCGATTTTATCGGCATACCCAAAGAAGTCGAATACAATGGTAAAAAGTGCATAGAAATTGTACCACCAAAGGCTTTTGCTGATGAAGGTAAGATTCAAGCCATTTTCATCGATGAGTTTAACCGATCACCTAGCAAGATTAGAAACGCTCTACTTGAATTATGCCAATTTAAATCAATCAATGGCAGAAAATTCCCTAACCTTAAAGTTGTTTGGGCAGCTATCAATCCAGAAGACGAGAACAATACATATGATGTGGAAAGACTCGATCCAGCCCACAAGGATCGATTCCATGCTAATCAAATTGTTGTCCCATATGCTTGTGACATGGAATATTTTAAGGGCAAATACGGGGAAGATGTCGCATCTGCTAGCATTTCTTGGTGGAATGCTCTTCCCGAATTGATTAAAAAGCAAATATCTCCCAGAAGATTAGATTATGCTCTTCATTTCATGAGCAAAGGCATTCCTTTGGAAGATATTTTGCCAAAAGATAGCAATATCTCAAAGCTAAGACAAGATATCAGCAATGGACCAGTGGATAAGAAATTATCAAAGCTTTTTGAAACCAAAAACTTCAAAGAAGCAAAATTGTTTCTAAATGTTGAAAATAACTACTTGTCTGCTATCAAAATAATTGATGGTAACAAGAAATATATGGAATTCTTTATTCCATTGCTCAAAAAAGAAAAAATATGTTTATTGATATCTGATGATAATATGGCATCATCGGATTTCATTTTGTCGAACAAAGATAACAATACTGAATTCAAGTCTGCAATAGAAAGCATATTGACAGCTAGTGCGAATCCAAAAGCTTTGATGAAAATAAGGTCTTATTTCGCTAACACAAGTGCTAGCGAAGTGGTAAAAAACAAAGATATATCTGTTGATTCTGTTCTAGCACCATTGTCTAATGAAATCTACTTAGAAAGAATTAACAAAGCTGATAAAAAAGATCAAATAAAAATTGTTTTAAGCAATTTTCCTGATAATCCCACTAGCGTTGTCAGCGAAAAGACAATGAGTATCATTGCAAATTTCATTATTGAAAAATGGGAAGCAACTATTAAACAACAAAACTTAGAATTAATCATAAAGATTTGGAATACTTGTTACAAGCAAGCTGATAAAATGTTTGTTGCCAAGAATTTCAGCAACAAAGAATTATGTCGCAAATGTTTTAATCTTGGGATCATAACGCAAATGGAAGGTATGGCAAATGGATATTAATTCTGATTGGGAGTCATTGAAGACTCAATTGGCTTGCCATTATGGGATATTCTACAAAATCATTGAGATGGGTAGACCATGCCTAACTAATGCTGTCCCAACAGCAGCAGTTCAATTCAATGCTGAGGGGAAGTTCATTAACTTTCTTTTCAATGAAAAATTCTGGAAAGAATGTGACGAATACAAAAAGATGTTTGTAATTTGTCATGAAGCACTTCATATTGTGCTTCAACATGGAAGTAGATTTTTGAAAAATGTTGATAACAATAATGCTAATATTGCTATGGATATTGTTGTAAATCATTCTCTTGTTAGAGATTTTGGTTTTATAAGAGAACATGTAGATGCAAAAAATGAATACTGTTGGGTAGACACTGTATTCAAGGATAAAAAGTATTTGGGTTCTTGTTACCCAGATGATGAATCAACGGAATTTTATTACAACGAGCTTGATAAAAAGCAAAATAGTGGAAGTGGAGGCGGGAATGGATCTAAAGGTAGTTCCGATTCGGAAAACAATGAATCAAATGGTAGTGGCAATAAGCTTGTAGATGATCATGCCGGAATCAAAGGAAAAGAATTAGAAGAAGCTATAAACAAGGTCATCGAAGAATTGGATGACAAAGAAAAGCAACAACTTAAAGATGCTATTTCCAACATTAAAAATGCTGGAACAGAATCTGGACATTGGTTCAATATCGGTAAAGTCAAACAACTGAAGAAGCGTAAATGGGAAACCATCATTAAAGATTGGTCTACTAAGGTGCTTCGTTTTTCTGAAGCAGAAAAAGAACAGTGGATTAGAAAATCTAGAAGGATGGGAACATTCAACAATGGTTTGATTCTACCATCAAATGTAGAAGTTGAATGTTTTAATTATAGCAAAGGCAAGATAAATGTATTTTTCTTTTTGGATACATCTGGAAGCTGTATTAATTTGGCAGAAAGATTTTTTACAGCTGCTAACAGTTTACCAAAAGAAAAGTTTGATATAAGACTTTTTTGCTTCGACACGAATGTCCAAGAAACCCAGTTAACTGATCAAAAAGTGTATGGTGGTGGAGGAACAAACTTCAGCATAATAGAAAGCCATATTCAAAGCGAAAAATCAAAAACAAATAAATATCCTGATGCTGTCTTTATTATAACTGATGGCATGGGAACAAAAGTTGATCCAGAACACCCAAATAAATGGCATTGGTTTTTAACCAGTGATTATAAAAAATTTATACCAAAAAATTCTCGTACTTATATGTTATCTGATTTTGAATGATCATCATAAAAGAAATCATTGTCAAGTTTGAGTAGCGTTTCTAATGCTACTCCAGTCCATTCTTTGTATTTAATTGAATATTCAAACTCATAACCAATTAAATCTTTGGTTAAAAGAAAAGCTAACCAAGGTTTACGATTTCTTTTCCAACACACCATTGGCTTTCTACCACATCTTTTGCTATCATCAGTTACTTGTTCCATGAAACTGTCTAGTTCTGAATTTCCCTTAATGAATATGGAATTAATATCAATTCCGTCATAGCCACCTTTGCTCTCTAAAACAAATTTAAAACCTTTAGGGACAACTAAGTCGCCACTAAAAACTTGAGTGGCTTGTTCTGTCATCTTTTCAACTTGACCCCAACGATTGCCGCTGCCAATAGAACGGGTAAAAGGCATATTAAATCTATTAGACAATATCTTAGTCAACTCCAATTCAGTTCTATTTCCCTTTTTCTTTCCATTTACTTTTTTAGGTTTTCTTGGTTGTATATCTTCTATATCAAGACCTGAAAAATCATTAGTACTCAAGAATCACCTCTTTATACATTTTAATTGAGTGAAACTTTCTTGATATAGATTCATTATCATATGTGAATTCACACAACCTGTATGGATTCACTTTATAAAACATGCACTGATCTGTGATTGAATCATAATTTTTATAATAAGATAAAGCATGTAAAAATATTTCCAGAGTAGAACAAAAGAAAATTTGACCAGTAACTTTTGTTAAATCAAAGAAAAATAACGGTCTGGCGTGATTTCTATACAAGTATAATTTTATATTGTTATCATCTAGTTCGCACATTGATATGGCAAATTGACTCTTTGGAATCAAACCAGTTAATTTACTAAATGACTTAATGGTTGTTTCAGGATTATTTTCAATAAATCTAAGAATTACTTCTGAATCACAAGTAGACTCTGTTGGAAACATTTCTATCAGGGATTCATATTCTGCCCTATCGATTATTCCATTGTGTATTAATATTTTTTTATTATCTTTGCTAATAAAAGGATGGTTATTGAGATTGTTCTCTGGCTCTCCACAATTGGCAGTAGCTTGCCTTGCATGAAGCAAACAAACTTTTAAATTAATATTTTTAAGGTTTTGGAAAAAATCAGTTTTAACAAAATCAGAAGATGGAATAGGTTCTTTTTTGAAATAAGTTTTATTGTTTTCATCAACGCCATACATGCCGGATGCGTGTACACCACGGTACTCAAGAAGCCTAAATATTCTTTTCGACAAATTAAATGTGAATTTATTATTATTAGACTTGCCTATAAAACCAGCAATACCACAAATAATGCACCTTCCTTTTATAACATTTTATAACGATTGTTTTGAATTTTATTATTTGGTTTTTTTCTTTCTTCAATCAATTTGTTTTTTATTGATTTAGTAGATGACACATCTGATAAATTATAAGTAAATTCTCTTACATTAAGAAATGTATTAATGTCATTGAACATTTTTATCGGACTTGATATTAATTTATCATTTTCAACAATCATAAAGTTTTCGACTTTGTCTTTAAGTTTCATTGCACTAGTGTAACATGCATCATATGATTTTGATTTTTCATCATAAGATGAATTTCTAAATTTTGGATTCACATATGAATTGTGTGCTGACCAACTCTTTATTATGCTTTCTTTGCTTTTAAGGCAATAAACATAATAAGCTTTTGGCATATTTTCAATTAGCCAATCTGTGTGATTGTTTTCAACCCAAGGTCTTTTCAATATGACTCTTTTTTCTTTTTGAGTTAAGGTAGCTATTTTTTCTGCATTGGCATTTAATAAAAAATCATTTTCTAAAATGAAACCCATTGATCCGTTATTGAATAAAATGAAATCAGGATGTTGTCTCAAAATATGCGCCACAATAGTGGTGCCAGAATGAGCCATTCCGCATATGATAATTAATTTATTGTTTCCTTCTATCATTTTTGTGGATACTGACTTATTGGAGCAGCCTGAGACATGTCAAATCCACTTGCTTGAGGTGTCTCTGGAGCAAGATCTTGTGTTGCCACATCTTTTGGTTTTTCTGTCTCAGGTGGCTTTTCTGTTATCTGGAAAGCGTTGACAGGAACACCCATTTTAGTAATAACTTTTTGCAAAGTATCAATTGTGCTTTTTAAAACTTCTTCAATATTATCATTCTCATCAATTGACTTGGCTAATGCCACAGCACACTTTTGCAATGATTTTAAAAACTTTCTATTTTCATTGCCCCAGTGTCCTTGAAGAATACCTCTGGCTTTGTTGACAATGATTTGTCCGTATCGAACCAAATTTCTTGTTCCAATCTTATTCACTTCATCAGCTAGTTCTTGTGATGAATTAAGAATGTCACCAATTTCTTTGGCTAAATAAACTTTGTTTTCGTTCAAAACATATGTTCTAAAATTGAAATCTGTCATATTTCTATTTATTAACAAAGTATCAAATGTTGTTTTTTATTAGATCATTTTTATTGGCAAATTTGCATAATGTTCTTCCAATCCCGGTATTATTTTCCTCATAAAATAATTATTCTTCAAAATATCTTTAAAATATTTGGAATTATAAACAGCCGATGGTATTCCTTCTGGTGAAGCTGACATTAAATGTATGTTATTGAATCGTTTAGCTAAACCATCTTGTTGAAGAATTAGCAAGCCAGAAGTGCCATTGTTACGAACCGTAATGTTATAAAAGATGTCCATAAATCTTGCTTTATCTCTTCTTCTGAAATTTCTTAACATGGTTTCTTCTTGAATGCTGCACCTTTGATCACAATGTGGATAAACATTTTTAATATAATTTATTTTATCGTATTTACCATTCATTATGTCATTGTATTCATCATCAATAAATTGTGTATATTTTTCAGTCGCATCTTTGGTTGAATCAAAATAAATTATGCCACCATTGACACCTAATCCATCAGCATTCAAAATACCAACTTTGTCCCAATTAAAATTTGAAAATTTATTAAGTAGAAATACATCTGCATCTAAATATATTCCTTTATCTTTGTTTTGTTTGGCATGAAGATAACAATTAATATGTCTTGAAAACATTTTCCAATTCATATTTGGTTGATTGCATTTTTCATAAATTGGTTTTTGTGAAACAATTTCAAAGTTTAATTGTTTAGAAGATTCATAAACCAAAGCGGGAGCATCATCATTTTCATATGTGATGACAACTATTCTATTGTTTGGATAAAAATGACGCAACACTATGATGGAAGTTAAAAAGCAACCCCAAAATTTATGAAAACCTTTAGACGGAGAATTTGTGTAAATTGCATAATAAAACACTATTTCTTCTTGCATGGATTAATTTAGTATTTTTATACTATTTTGATTTAGTAGCAGGGTCATCGTGTCATCTGGGGACACATTTCTGAGTCATTGCTAGATTGCGGCTGCTTTTTCTGGCGACTCCAACATGATCGTGTCAACTGGGGACACATTTCTGAGTCATTGCTAGACTAATCTGTCCAGACTCACGACCAACATACGACTGTGTCAGCTGGGGACACAATTCTGAGTCATTGCTAGAAGACCGATAAGGACATACAAAGTCAAAATTATCCACATTTGCTCCATCCACAAGATTTACACAAAACACAACCATCATTACGCTCAACCTGATTGCCTTGACATGAAGGACATTCTTCACCATGCACCTTCGTTCCATCCTTGATGTACTTCTTCAAGGTTCGTGCCAACACCTTACTAAGACTAACAAGGTCACCCTTAGTTTTTTCTAGTTGGTGAACAACAAAACTAATGTCAGCGCCATGTCGTAAAGATGTGCTGACCATGCGACACAAGGCATCGCCATTTTCATGATTATGAATGTTAGAAAGATTAAATTCTTCTTCCGCAACTCTGAAAACATATTTGCCACGATTAAGCTTTTTAAGAGTTCCCTTGTGTTCTTTTGACTTAATTAACGGTTCGCCATTTTCTAAATTCAAGCCAGCAAATACTTCGTATGGATCGCCGCCAAGCAAGCCAACAACAACATAATATGGCTCACCCTTGACTACAGAGAAATGAACCTCTGCATTAATGTCAGCAGGACGCTTGGGCGAGTCGTTCTTGATAATCTTAGCATCCTTCTTTTCTTCCTTCTTGGGCTTTTCAACCAACACACCAGTACGACAGTTCTTGCGATATACGGTCATACCTTTGCAACCATACTTCCACGCTGCTTCATAAATCTTAGCGACTTGCTCTTCAGTAACATCTTCTGGAAGGTTTACAGTCTTGGAAATAGCATGGTCAATATACTTTTGAGCTTCTGCTTGCAGTTCTACAGCAGCAACCCAGTCGATATCTTCTGCACAACAACCAAACCAAGGTGATTTTTTGAGATCTTTTTCACCTGTAACATCCATCCACATTTTGACTTTGGGATGGTAGACTTCAAATTCCTGCCAATGATCACCATTTTGATCAACGAAGTCTGTACGGGCATTCTTATCAGTTGGATTAATCTTTTTTCTGCGAGTGTACGGAAAAAGCATGAAAAGTGGTTCAACACCTGATGTAGTCTGAGTCATGATAGACACAGAGCCAGTAGGAGCAATGGTAAGATTGGCAATATTGCGTCTTCCATGCTTCATGATATCGTCATACAACTGAGGATCAATTTCTTTGAGCATCAAAAGGAATTCAGAATCTTTTTCCTTTTCCCTATCCCAAACAGGGAATGCACCAAGAACCTTTGCCATCTCAACACTAGAGCGGAATGAGCCAAGACACAAAGCTTTGCAAATCTTACCTGTCAACTTAACGCTTTCTTTGCTGCCATAAGCTAAACCAAGAGCAGCAATAGTATCACCAAGAGCAGTCAAACCAGTACCAGTTCTTCTGCCATTTTCGCATTTCTTGTGTACTTTTTCCCACAATTCCAATTCGTTTGCCTTAATAGTTTTAGATTCTGGATCTGATTTTATTTTCTTGATAATGGCTTCAACTTTTTCAAGCTCAAGATCAATCATGTCGTCCATTAGACGCTGACAAATCTTGGCATGTTGTTCAAACAACGGAAAATCAAAGTGTGCATTCTTCTTGAAAGGATTGACAACATATGAAAATAGATTCAAAACCATTAAGCGGCAGGAGTCATAGCTGCATAATGGCAATTCGCTGCAAGGATTTGTTGATATGGTTTTATATCCTTCATCAGCATAACAATCAACAGCGTTGTACTTGGTAATACGATCCCAGAAAAGGAGTCCGGGTTCAGCACGAAGCCATGCATTATGAATAATCTTCTTCCACAATTCTCTTGCATCAACATAGACATCGTTATCGCTTGGTGGGGCATCGACAGGAAAACGCAAACGGAATTGCTCACCCTTTTCAACGGCTTGTAAAAATTCATCACTCAACAAAACAGATACATTTGCTCCAGTAACTTTTGTATCATCGTTCTTGATGGTGATAAACTTTTCAATATCTTTGTGAGCAACATGGATAGAAAGCATGAGTGCGCCACGACGACCAGCCTGACCAACTTCACGAATGGTGTTGCTATAGCGTTCCATCCAAGATGGAATGCCTGTGCTAGTACGAGCAGCGTTCTTTACGGATGCTCCAGATGGACGAAGGGTGGAAATATCAACGCCAATGCCACCTCGTCTCTTTGAAATTTGAGCAAGCTCTTCATCGGCTTTGAGAATACCACCATAGCTATCGGCTGGACTTTCAACGACATAGCAATTAGACAAAGAGATAACTTGATGGTTATTACCGATGCCAAACATCGGACTTCCTTGGGGCACAATATATTTAAACTTATGCAATAATGCATAAATTTGATCTTCAGTTAAAGGATCTCTATGATTAATTTTTTCAATTCTTGCAAATTCCCTTGCAATTCTACGATGCATTTGATCAGGAGTTTCTTCAAGAAGATTGCCATTGTTATCTTTTAAGGCATACTTATCAAGAAAAACTTTGGCAGCAAGCTCATCTCCTTCAAAATAAGAAACACACTTTTCAAAAGCATCGCTGTACTGGTACATAAAAACCCCATAAATTTAAAAAGCCTGATAAGATTTATAATAATAATGGTGAATTACAAAGCAAGAAAAAATAGATGTTTTTCTTGCTTATTCTAAAAGTTTACCATTATAAATTTGAAAATTTTACCCATTATGTATGCACGAAATCCCATTTTCCATCTTTAATTTTAAACGACTTGAATTAGATAAAAGTTGTAATAATTCTTGGTCATGCGTAGTAACAAAAACTTGCTTATTTTTAGCTATATTTTTGATAAGTTCGTAAATTGCATTGTTTCCTTGTGAGTCCATATTAATGGAAATTTCATCCAAGAAAACAATGTTTGGAGTTGATCCACTGTTCAATTCTCGCACATGGGCAAACGCTTGCGATACGGCTAAATTAATTCTTCTTTTTTGTCCATTAGAAAGCAAATCGTAGATTATTGGACTGGAATCGGTTATCTTCTGAATCTCTTCGTTAAACTCATTGTCGAATTTAAGAGTTAAATTACCATCAACCAATATTGAAAGCATGCTCTTTATAGAATTGTTAAGCAAAGGCAATATTTGATCTATTACGAATTTGCGTACTCCCTTATCACCAAAAGCATCAACCCAGAAGTTAAGATAAGGCAATTTGGCGACAAGGGTATCAAGTTTGACTTGACTTGTCTTTTTGTTTTCTTTTGCTTCACCAATCTTAGTTTGAGCAGTTTCAATGATCTCGCAAAATGGTGATTTGCCAATAATTGAGTTTTCTTTCTCCATGATGGTTACTGCGTTAACCGACATCTTGGTTTCTAGTTTGTCGATCAAATTCAATGTTTCAGGTTTTTGAATTTTATTTAGATTTTTATTTTCTTCCTGAAGAGTATGAATTTTATTTTTGTTATCAGTCAAAGATGTGACAATTTTATTTTTCAATTCTATAATTTTTGCCAAATCTACTTTGACATTGGCAATTTTATCAAATAATTCTTTTTGTCTTTTTTCTTTTTCAATTTTGTTGTTTTCTAATTCCTGTTGTTTACTCTTACATTCACCTTCGATGTGAAAATAACTATTTTTGTCTATTGTGGAGAGGCAATGATCACACGCAACGCCATCCTCAAGCTTAAAAATTTTATCAATTTTTTTCTTATTTTCATTTATTTTGCTATCTATTGATAGTATTTCATTCTTAATTTCATTAAGATTTCCAGCGTGTTCCAGTAATACATTTTTGCCTTCTTCTATTTTACCATCAATTTGATCTTTATTTAAATCAAGTTTGGCAACTTTATTGTTTAGATCTTCTATTTGAGAGTTGTTTTTTTCTATTTTTGCCTGTGCGTTATTATACTTTTCAACTTGGGGGTCAAAAGCTTTCAAGTCTTCAATTTGTTTTTTCAATATGTTTTGTTCATTTTGTAAATTTGCAATTTCCTGCTCTATTCCTTTTTTCCAAGCATTTTTCTTTTCTACAATTTGGTTAAATTGTAATGTCAAGCTATCAATAGTAGATTGGTTGTGATTATTATCTTTTTCTGTCAAAGATATTTCAGTCTTTGTTTCTTTTAATATTTCCTTTGTCTTATCATTATAGATTCTATACTTCTCTAAACCCAATAGGTTCTCTACAATAATTCTTCTTTCAGAAGCATTGGCTTCCAAATAACTATCTGTATTTGAATCCGTGAATACGCAAATAGACTTGAATGTCTCATAATTAAAGCCAAGAATTGACTCAATCATATCTTGAGTCTGTTTGATTTCTCCTCTTGTTAATTCAGTCGTTTCATCAAACACGCCTTCTTTTGAACGCCAAAGTTTTAATCCATCGGGTTTTCTAGAACGCAATATCTTAACATCATCAAAATATATTTCAATTGACATCTTTTTGTTTGTTTTGTTATTAATGACATCCTTTACACCAATTTTTTTAGGATTTTTAAGTGTTTTGCCAAAAAGACCATAAAGAATAGCATCCATAATGCTACTCTTTCCGCTACCATTGCTTGAATTTAGATCTCCATCTTTAACATCTAAATTTTTGCCTGTTACAACAACAATTGAATCGTAATTGAGAAAATCAATCTCAATTCCTTGCTCTCCAAAGCACAAAAAATTTTGTGCTTTTATTTTCTTGAATTCAATCTTACGCATTGAATCATTCCTGTGATTTGTTAATGATGTCTAAACCACACTCAACAAGCAAATTCTTGTCTAAATCTGTTATAGACATTTCTACAAACTTTCTAACCATAATGTCAGATTGGCTCAGAATATCTTTTGCTATCTCCATTTGTGCCAATTCATTTTCTTGATTCTTTTCTGAAACATTTTTCTTAATTTTTATTGTTCTGACACCTTTTTCTTCTAATAATTTTATGTTTTTTGAAATTCCATCTTTTTCTTCTTCGTCAACAAGAATTGAGACAAAAGATTTCTTTAAAATTTCTGGGTCAAGGCTCATCAAATTATCAATCGTGCCCTCAAAATGTTGAGGACTAAAAGTATTTGTTACATAGTTTGTGATATAATCATCTTCCATCACTTCCAAAATAATAATATTTTTTGTGTCTTCAAGCTCTCCAAATGATAATTGTAATGGACTTCCAATGTATTCTGCATTGCTTGATATCATTTGTGCGTTATGGTAGTGCCCAAGAAACACATGTTTATAATTTTTGAATATGTTTGAACTAACTTTTGTCATTTCACCATCATGTTCAATTTCAACATCTGCTGTTGATCCTTTAGAATTCAGTTTCGCCCCATCAACAGCTAAATGACCAAGTAGAAAAGAATTCTGCGGATTGTGTTTTTCTAAATTATTTATATCATCAATTGGGTCGTGTGTGAATGGAACGAAGTGCCAGCTAACATTATCGATAATAATTTGTTCTGGTTTATCAATAATGTGAACATTTGGAAAAGCAGCCAAAGCACTTGCTGAACTAATAGATGTCTTTTCAAAATACCAGAGATCATGGTTACCTAGAAGAACATAAAAATTGACAGAGCCATCAAGATATTTTTTTAAGATAGCAAATGTTTCATGCAATACAAGTGATTCAATTTTACTGCGGTCATGAAAAAAGTCACCACCAAATAATATGTTCTTGATGTTGTTCTTTTTGGCTGTTTCAAAAACCCATACTAGACAATCTAAACAATCACGCAATCGCTCCTCACTTTTCTTATGAGAATGCAGATGTATATCTGTGAACAATAGAAATTTAGGCATGTGGTTCCCGATTAGTGTCGGGGGATTATACCGAAATTACAAATAAGCTTCAAGCGGATCTTCTGGCTTAACCTTATCGCTAAAATATTTTTCTAATAAATCCCAAGCATTCAACTTTTTGATATCAGTAATTGGAGTTTGAGCAGCACCAGTAGCGGTTGCTCCTATTCCACCACCAAGACCACTAAGATCGCCACCGGGAGCGGATAGAGGAGGAGTTGCGCCTCCCAGTGATCCGCCCAAACCACCCAAGTCTGCTGGAGGTGTAGTGCCAGCGCCTGCGCCTGCTGGTGGAGTTGCTCCTAAACCAGCAGCATCACCACCAGCAGGCGGTGCGCCACCAGCAGCAGGAGCATCCTGTTCAGTTAAAAAATATTTTTCTTTAAATTGATGAATTGTGATCATACAAAATATATATGTATGATGAAAACATTTTGGGAATATTTGCACAACGAACAAATAAGTGAACCTCAAGTGTCTGAGCGTCCAACTTCTGAAGTTCCTGCTACGGAAACACCTGTGGCAGCAACAAGAAATATTGCCACGCCAGCAGTTGGACAACCTGTTGCTCAACCCGCTGCACTTCCTCAGCCAGCAACCCAAAGTTTTAAACCTAGAATTAAACCTTGGAAAGCTAAAAAAAGCGAAATATTATCTTTTTGGAAAGCATTGGCACCAGATATTCCATTGCAATTACAGCCAATTGATTCAGCTCACAAAGGTAGTACTTTACAACAAGACACAATTAGAGTTACTGGTACAAAAGAATTTATTACAACTATTTTGTCAAGATTAAAAGATTTTGTTGTTTATGAAAATCCTGATACAAAGTTAGTATTAGATTATAGACAAAATCAAAAAAGTTTAAAACCCGGAGAAAAAAATAGCTATTTATTTTATCTTAATGTCAGAAAGAGGAAGTAATTTTTTTCTAACTTTTGTTTTAGCGTGTTCTAGTTGTTCCATCTTTTCATCTAATTTCTTTTGTCTTTCGGCAACTTCTTGAAGTTTTTCATCGAGACTCTTTACAACAAACAATGTTTCATCAATAATATTGTCTATCATAATGAAATCTCCAAAAAACGACATTGGTATCTATGTTTAATCTTGACAAATTATTGAAAAAAGAATAATTTATTATGATACTCATGAGAGGAAATCATGGCTACTTTAATAACAGTTAATAATGATTTTTGCCAACTTCAAACTGATAATCAAGAAATTTTAAATTACCTTATTGCAAACTTAAAATTTAGGCAAAAGGGTTATCAATTTACACCACTTTATAAATCAAAAAAATGGGATGGATTTGTTAATTTTTTCTCTGCAAAAACAGGAAAATTTTTAACAGGCATACTTCCAGAAATTTGCATGATTTTGAAAAAATTTCAAGAAACATATGAATTTGACGATCACAGAACACCAATCAAGTTTAAGTTTGACAAAATTGATGAACACTTTTTGCAGTATTACAACGAAGACATGAACACAAAGATCGAACTAACTGATTATCAAGTGGATCTCGTCAACCAAGCTATTAAACATAAGCGTGGAATCATTGTTGCTCCTACAGCTTCAGGCAAAACTTTTCTTATGTCGGCTTTGTTAAAAGCTTTAGGTGAACATGAATCAACACTTGTTTTGCAAAATCGCAAATCTCTTGCAGAACAAAATTACGATGAAATATCCAGATGGGGATTTAAAAAAATCGGTTCTTGTTGGGGTGGAAACCATAACCCTAACAAGATCACTGTAGCAACAGCCCAATCAATTCATCATATGGAAGATCAACTGGATAAGATTAGAGTGCTTATCGTTGATGAAGTTCATGATATGGTTTCTGATACAGCAAAAGACATATATAAAAAGCTTAAAAATGCTGTAATTAGAATAGGGTTATCTGCTACACCATTCAAGCATGGTGAAAGTGACAAGGTTCACAAATACATGGTCAAAGGTTTTTTTGGACCAGTAATTAAAACAAACACAACCTCCACAGGGCGTGTTACAACTTCTGATTTGCAGCAAAAAGGAAGACTCTCTCAATCAAAGTGCATTTTTCATAAAATAACAGAACCAGATATTCAACTATCAATCTATAGCGAAGCTGTAGATTTAGGTATTGTTAACAATGTGACGCTTCACAATAAGGTTATTGAAATTACCAACACGCTTTCTGGAAGAACTTTAATTTTGGTTGATAGGATTGCACATGGAGATCAATTGAAGAAACTAATTCCAACTGCTTATTGGATCACTGGAAAAGATGACAGTGAATCCAGAAAAGAAGTTATTAATATGCTTCAAAGCTCAAAAACAAGTTGTATAGCAATTGCTACGCAACAGATATTTAATACTGGTATCAATGTAAAGATACATAATTTAATTAATGCTGCTGGTGGACAGGCTGATCACCTGATCATTCAGAGAATGGGTCGTGGTTTAAGAACAGCCGACGATAAAAAAGAAGTTTTATATATTGATTTTATGTTTGAAAACAATCCATATCTTAAAAAGCACTCGGCAAAAAGGGCTAAGATTTTGGAGAAGGAGGGACACTCTCTTCAGTTTCTCGACTGACTTTTTGATAGAAAGCGTTGTACAGATCAATAATTTTAGATGATTTATTTCCAAGTATTTCTTTAACGCCTTTTTTATCAGCGTCATTCATTTTAGTATAGCGATTCCAAGTTTTCATTCTTTCTGTAATTTTTTTCGGATCGAAAACATTTATATTGGCATACCAACCTTTTTTGTCATCTATGTTAAGTTGGAAATGATTTATAAATGCTTCCTTTTGAGCATCATCTTGTGCGCTTTCCAAAAATTGAATGAAAGTAATCATACGACTATATAGTTATAAGGAGATTATTTATGAGATTTGTTGAATGGGCTGGCAAATCACCTGATGTCGTTTTTGGTTTTGATAAAAGTATTCCATTGAAAAAAGAACTTCGTTACAGCGAAGAACCAATGGAGCCTTTACAGATTGAAACAACTTTGGATGAAATTGTTAATCTCGGAAAAATTGGAACAAAAGATCCAGTGAAAGATTTTGGTTCAATGGTAACTTATGGAGATCCAAATCAAGTCGGATCTATTCAAATCAAGTTTAGTCCATTTGGTTCTTGCCGTGCAACAATCATGCGAAGAATTAGTGACCTTGAAGGAGAGCCAACATGGATCACAAGATATTCTGTTCCAGTTATTAATGATTATCAACATGCATCTGAGGAAGATATCGCAGTTGAAAAAATGCTTGCTGTTAGAGTTCATGAAATAGCAGACTATCTTGACAAAACAACATTAGAATCTCCTAATGCCAAATATGAAAGATTACAAGAACTAGTTGTAATGATTGCCGCTAACATGAAACTTAAACATCCAAAAGTCATGAATTTCCAAGGTGTAATGAAACAAGACGAAAATACATATATCATTTATTTTTCATATAACGGTTATGGAATTGAAGCTCCCGGTCAAAGGAAGGTAAATCAATTCAATGTTTATGTTGAATTTGTAAAACAGAAGGGATTAATAAGATCATGGGGAGCAGAATATTCTGCACCTCATTTGCTGTATAACTACGAGCCTCAATCGCCTGAATGGGATGAGTATTTCTCTCCTGATCAAAACAAGAATGAGATCGTAACAGTTCTTGAAAACATTTTCAAGACTTATTGATGTGTCAGCTGGGGACACATTTACTGATCAAGTTCTAGCAACTTGATATAACATTCTCCAAAGACTTCAATTTCTCCCATAAGGGCTTGAAATTCTTTTTGGGTATCGTTGATGAAATCAAGTTCTCCCATCACACGCTTGGTTTCACTTTTAGAAAACTTGATAGCAGCTTTCAATCCATCATTCTTCAGGACTTTCATAACTTCAGCATAAGGTTTGTCCTTAGCAGCAAAGTGATAATATGAAAGTATAGCATCACCTTCTTTTGCCTTAGCTTTGGCAGCGATGTCGGCTGCGCCTTTACGGCGGTTGATAAGAAATTCCAAGGGATCGTCTGATTGTGGTTTCATAATTTTATATATTGCTGATAAATATTTTAGAGGTGAAAATGAAATCTTTTTTAGAATTTATTTTTGAAAATAATTTTTATGAAACTTATCCAAAAGAATTATCTTCTGAAGATATAATTAAATATATTTCTAAACATCATAAAGAAAATTTACATCAAGATTATATTGATTATTTGAATACATTTAAAAAGTTTGTTTTAAAAGATATTGATTTAGATAAAATTGAAACAAATTTACCAGCTTTGGATAAATCAAAAGTTGAAGAATATAAAAAAATGAACTTCAATCAAGCTCCGCCAATTGTAGTAGCAGAAAAATATATTTTAGATGGATACCACAGAACAAATGTAGCAAAATTTTTAGGATTGAAAACCATAAAAGGATATGTTGGCATTAATAACATTGATTAATAATTTTAATTAATGTTAAATTTATTAAATCTTTCATTATAAATTTTTTTTATATCATCTACATTGTAATCTTTATACTTTTCACATTCTGTCAAACTTATTATTTCTTTCTTTAAATCTTCTGGCAATTTTTGAATCCATTCGCTGCAAAAGCACCAAATTGGATCAATTTGTTTTGCTCTTATTTGCAGCATAATTCTTCTTATATTTTTATAAAAATTATCATATGTGAAATTATCTCCAAGAGTATCTTTAAGTGATTCTATTGTTTTGTCTAAAGCAGATGATATAATTTTATCATCAAGCTTTCTTGTAATAGTTTTTGTGACCATTTTGGTTTCTGCCATCTTTTTTCGCCAGACAAAATAGCGTTTTTCTGCTTTTTCTCCGATCAAAATGCTTGGACCAATGATCGGATTTACAGATTCCAAAAGTTTAATAATTTCCATTTGCGCTTTTATAAAAATGAAATACTCTGCTGGTGAAGTAAAAACACTTCTTTTGTCTTTGACATATTTTAATAAAAATTTATATGCAGATTGATTTTTTACAGGTTTTAAATCATTGAATTTTGTGTGAACATAATCTGGGAAATAATGATATTCACAATTGAGATAATATATCAGCAAATGATATGCAAATATCATATCTTCATCGCCAGAAAGTTTGAGAAGTTGGTCGGTTGAAACTTTATAAACCTCACGCATTTTTACCCTAGTATTAATCGAGGTCATGGTTCGGTTGCCACATGCCGTTTACTTTCGAATAAACGGGTCTGTTTCTAATTATTTAAACCAATTTGGGTCTGAAGTCAAATTGTAATTTTAAGTGCCTTAAAAGCAAAATTTGAAAGACAAAAAAATCTCAATTTTTCTTTCTGATTGGCACGGCGTTTGCGAATTAATAATACTAAGTATTTATATTAATACTTAAGAGAAAATAATTTCAATTAAGAAAACCTATTTTTATTAAGTGGTACTAAATTACTCTGAGCGAAGCGAAGAGTAATTTATGTACCACTTAACTTAAAGAAGACCTAAGTACGAAGTACTTAGGTCTTAAATAAGAATAAATAATTTAATACGCACGAAGCAAAAACCGTGCCAAAATTCAAAAAAATAATTTTTGACTTGATTTGGAAAAATGGTTAAGTTTTTTTTGTGACCATTGAAAAAAATATTTTTGAAAGCATCTACGACACTTTTCGTGTCGAGCCATTCGTTTATTTGCAAATTTTAAATGAACCGGATTTGACAGACAAAAAAAGTCTTTTATTACACATAAAGTTAATTGGACCAAAGGGTTCTAATTTTGAAATAAAATTACATCAAAATAACACATGCACATTTGTACATTACATTGCCAGTTGTTTGGAGCAATATAATCGCCCAATAATTTGCTTAAATTCCAAGCTTTTTCATTCATTTTGCTTAAGACAAAATTGTTCAAAATTAGTTGATTTTAAATTTTTTTTTGATTTGAGTTGGTACTGTGATTATAACGAATCAAATTGTTCTTTTGATAAACTAAGTGATATCGTTTCTATATTTCTCCAGTTTATTAAATCAGATAATACTAAAATTTATAAAAATGTATTTCAAGAACTTATTTGCAAGACAGTTCCACATATGGAAAATCAAGGTATAATTTTAGATGATGAAGCTACATTTACTTATCCTCATTATTCATCCAGATTTCAAGATAATGGAAGATTGAACTCTAAAGTTATTTCTAATAGAAATTTTAATCCACACACTTTGACTCATGAAGTTAAGACAAACTTTGTTTTAGCTGAAGATGAATTATTCATATCGTTTGACTTTAAAGCACTTGAGTTATATGTGTTGGCATTTTTGAGTAATGATGCTAACTTAAACACACTGTTATATAATACATGCCATCCATATGAACAAATTGCACAATATGTTCTTGATTTAAATAATTTTAAGAATGAGAACTATAAAGATTTAGGTAAGAAATTATTCTTACCAGTTGTTTATGGCATTTCAGCATCAAAGTTATCTGAGTCTTTAGGTTGTTCTATTTTTGAGGCTAATTCTTATCTAAGAAAAACAAAGACTTTATTTAGCAAAGCATTTGATTATGTAGATCAACAAATGGCTCAAGCAGTCAACTTTGGTCATTGTTTCGATTACTTCAAAAGAAAAAAAAGTTTTGCCTCAGATGAGTGCTACAAAGCAATGAATTTTTCTGTTCATTCACCTGCTGCTGTCTTTTGTTTTATGAAGATGAACGAAATTAATTCTTTGGTTAATAAAGATTTCCGCCTATTGTTCTCAGTGCATGACTGCTTTGTTTTTGCAACAAAGAAAGACAAACTAAATTCATCAGTGGTACAAATTAGAGATATTTTACAAAAAGAATTTTCTGAATATAGACCATTGAGACTTATGGTCGATGTAAAATTTGGTGAAAATTTAGGATTTTTAAAAAATTACTCTGAAATTTGACTCTTTTAAATTTAAGGCTAATATTATGCCTATTGCTCAAGGAGGTAAATGAAATGAAGATATTTCAGATGTTTAAGATTAACTCAGATGAATTCAGGGAACTTGAAGATAAATTTGGTCAACTTTGTTTATATGCCAGTTGGCAATTAATGTCCAACAATTCTCGCAATAATCACCAGTTAGATGTTGATGATATTAAGCAAGAGTTACTTATGGCAGTTATTAGAGCCGGAAGTTATTATAAGAGACAAACTTACATCGAGGCATCATTTGAGACTTTGGAGAAACATGTTCCGACTGATGGGATTTTCAGAGAAGTATTTGACTCGTTGAAGAATTTATGGAAAAATAAGACCCATCATGGTGCCTATCGACGCAAATTTGGCGATCCTCAAGAAGAGATTCTTGAGAAGTTGGTTAAGAAATTTGTTCCGCCCTCGCACCGCCCCGATATAAACTTAAAACTTAACATCAACACGAAATTTGTTATTTACACGAAGCAGATTATCTGGAATGCTGCTCGTCATGTCGGGAAGAAGATTACCAAAGAGAAGAGCATTCGGGTTGGTCAGGTCTCTCTTTCCGAACATGAACACCTCTACATCTGAGGTCTAGGATGACTCAACTCACGGAAGATCAGCAAAAGCTGCTGGAAAATATGCTCCAGCAGCAAAACACTCAAGCTAAATTTCGTTGGGATGAAAATTTCCAACGGAGAATTCTTGGCATTCTTTTAACAGATCGCAATTTTCTCCTACAAGGCAAAGCTCTTATTTTGCCTGAATACTTTGCTAATGAAGTTCATGTAGAAACTTGCAAAATTTTATTCAAACTTTTTGAAGAACATCCTTACGGAATTCCAGACAAGATGATCATGGAAAATGATCTTCTTGAAAAAGTAAAGGATAAGCCCGATTCTGTAAAAATGTATTACAAATCGGAACTGCAATCTTTATATGAATTTTTTATTCCCAACCAAGCATCAAGAGATATACTTTATAATAAACTTGTTAATTTTTCTAAGATTCAAAGCCTTCGCATTGCAATGGAAGAGAGCCAAAGAGATCTCAAGAAAAATCCTGATTCAGAAGAAATATGGTCTAAAGTTTATGAGAGATTTCGCAATTGTATGCTTATTTCTAAGAATTTTGATGCAGGCTTCCAATACTTCACGCAGATTGATCAGTTCTTCAACGAGATCGTAAAAGATGAAGAAAGAGTTGATAAATTTACATCAGGATTTTTGTCTATAGATTTTGAAATATCTGGCGGCGGTCCTCGCCGTGGTGAGATTTATGCTTTCATAGCACTTCCCGGTGTTGGTAAAAGTTTGGCTTTAGTAAAAGCAGCCGTTGAAAATGTTAACAAAGGATTCAAGGTAGCTTTTGTATCCGTTGAAATGGATTGGGTTTCCATTTCTAAAAGATTCACTTCAGCTTATGCAGGAATGCCATACGCCAAACTTGTTAGTCAAAAAGAAGAAATTAAAAATATTCTTGAATACAAGACGCTTGAATACGAAGATAAGAATAGATTGGTTGTTAAACAATTTCCTGCTGGAAGTATTGATGTCAATGATATTAGGGCATATCTAAATCAGCTTGAACTTTATGGATTTGTGCCGGATGTTTTAATCGTTGACTATCCCGGCGAAATGAAAGATACTCCCGGTGTTGCTGTATGGGAATCAAAGTATCGCATCATCAGAGATTTGAGAGGTTTAGCTTGTGAAAAGAAAATGCTTGTTTTCACGGCGATGCAACCTAACAAGTCTGCTTCAGAACTTTCAGCTTCAGAGTTTATTGAGGAGGGTAACATCGGTGCGTCATTTGACATGTTTAAGCCTCTTGATGGGTTATGGTCTATTAACAGAACTACCGATGAGGCTAACGCTCAAGTTGGCAGAATATTCGTTATCAAAAGTAGAAATGGTAAATCAAGATACCATTTCCCAATAGAATATAATCAAGATATGCTTACAATATCTGAAATTGATTTCGAAAAGTATAAAACAAAAATGCACAATAAAGCTCAACAGGATGCAAACACTTATAGTGTTGCTACAGACACAGCTAATATCTCAAGTAATGAACCACCTAAGAAGGGTAAGAAAAAGGTTCAAGACCCTTCAAATCCGATTGACTGAGGTTTGCTTTTTGGTAATAGTTTTTCAGGAGGTGTGGCATGGTTGAGAAGATTAACTTAGGTGATCAGATTTGGACAATAGATTCTAAAGATCTTAGTTTTACAGATGCTACACTTAATACATTTTTTGAAAAAGTTGGCAGTATTATTGATTATGTCGGAGCAGGTCATGCTTTGGCGATGAAATTACACGCTATCGCAGAACTTGAATATAAAAAGAAATATATTGAAAAATTCAAAGATCAAAAAGATCAGGGTAAATCTGATAAAACAGCAGAGCTTTCTGCTGAAGGTGATCAAGAATCAGTTGATCTAAAAATGCAAACAATTGAAGCAAAGTATTGCAAAGATAGACTTTACGCTCACCTGTCTGCATTGAATGCGGCACGGGAAGATGGACACAATCGTGGACATTTTTTGCGTAAGGAGATGGACAAGCTCAACATGGATATTGAAAGGGCTTAAATTGTTTAACATTGAGTTTGTCCGCAAATACATGATCACCGCCAAGTTGTTTGGTGATCTAAAAAATCCATGTTATTCAAGAAAAATTGGTGTTGTTATTGTGAATAATTTGTTAACAAAAGTTGTCAGCATGGGATATAATGGACCACCAAGAGGTGCGCCTCATTGCGATTCACCTGAACATTTAAAAAATATTTTTCTCCCATTATTGACCGTGGAAGACAAAAATAAAATTGATCCTGATTTTGATGATGAGAAATTTGTCAAAGATTATGCTTATGAAAAACAATGTCCAAGGAAAATTCTTGGATGTAAGTCTGGTGAGCGTTTAGAGTTATGCTCATGCGCTCATGCTGAAGCAAATGCTATCGTTAATGCATCTGATGATTTAAATGGAGCGCATATGTTTGCATGGTGTACTTTACCATGCATAGAATGTACAAAATTAATTATAAATTCTGGTATTAAAAAATTGTTCTGCTTGACAAATAAGGATAAGGACTATTCTGTCGGCAGTAGATTTCTTTTTGATAAATGTGGTGTCGATGTAGTAGAACTTGATGAAAAAACCATTCTAGAACACTAGGTTAACATATGTTTGAAGTAGAATTTAAATATTATAAACAAAAAGAAGATCTCGATTATAACAAAGATGAGCCACTTGTTTTTAGAAACAAGTTTGGCAAAATCGATGAAGATTATCCAAAAGAAAAATTGGCTAAATATATTTTAACCCAATTAGCTCGGCGTGATATTTTTATCTACGATGTTGATGTTTATGAATTTACAAAAAAGAAAGTGAATTTTAAACTTGGTAAAAATGGTTTTTCAATTGCTGGAAGTAAATTTAACAATTCTGATTTAGCTGAAGATTGCAATCTTGAAAATGATGTTCCAGCAGAGCCACAAGAAATTCCTCATGCGCCCGGTCCTCATTCACCAAAACCACCGATTCAGCAACCTCAACAAAACAAATTTGTTAATTTGGCAAATAGGATAAACGACACAAAGACAAGAAAGATTATGCGAAAAGTGGCGTTTGTTCCGCCCTTAAGGATGGATAAAACTAAGTTTCCTTATAAGTTTACATTAAATAAAGTATATCCAGTATATTCTGAAAGATATGTTACAAATGGTGTTGGCATGTATATTACAACTGTTGATGATAATGATAATGTGTTAGAAGTTATTGATGAATATTTTGTTCCCGCCAATGCTGCGTTAGAATTTGAGAATGAGATGGATGCTGGTAAGCGTGGAAACAATGATTTGTTAAACTGGCAAGGTGATAGATCAACAGGACCGATGATTAATTTAAGGGGAAAATAAAAAAATGAATCAGCGAGAACGAGATCAGAAGAAGAAGGCTCGTAAAATCCAAGCAAAAAAAAGAGTTCTTGCTCGTAGAGAAGAACTTAGGAAAACACGAAAAGAAGAAGCAAGATTAGAGAAGGAATTTGAGGCTAGAGAGTCTAAATACTTAAGCAGAGAAGAGATTACGCAACGATTGGAGCATAATCTCAAAATTCTTGAGCAGTATGAAAAGTTGTTAGCAGAGCAAGATGAATCACTTGACAAATCTTCCCCTTCTGACAACAATAGCAGTACACCTGTGGTGTGAACCTTTGGGACAGGTTAAGTCCTAGCAGTGCGGTGTGAAATATCACCCAGAAAGGCAGTAAAATGGCAGACTTTGAATTTGATACTTTAGATATTAATGATATTCGTAAGGAAGCCAGCAAGCTTACTAAGGAACAAGGTGGTGCGAACGATGATTATGTTCGCATGCCCGAAAAGGATGGATTCGTTCTTCTTCGTCTTCTCCCCAAGCTTAAGAACAAGCCATTTTTCCATGCAGTCAGGATTCACCGTCTTGGTGAATATCCGAACGCAAAGACTATATTTTGCTTGAAGAAACAAGTTCAAACCCCAAAGGGTGAGCAATGGCGAACAATTAGTCCTGAAACTGATTGTCCTATTTGCAAGCGTTATAACGCTATGTGGGAAAAGTCCAAGAAGATGCCTCCCGCAGCAGCAAAGGATCTTCAGGACGCAGCAAGATCTATTAAGCCAATCGAACGATATTATTACAATTGCATCGTTCGTTCTCAGATGAATCCTAAGACCAACCAGATTGAAAATAATGTTGGTCCTAAGATTCTGAGTGTCGGCAAGACCATTCACAATATTATTTGGGTTTCAATGTCTGGCAATGAGACAACCGGCAAGAAAGGTCTTGGCGATGTTTCGCATTACCAGAATGGGCGGGACTTCAAGATCGTAAAAATGGTTAGGGGTGTCAACGGATATCCCAATTATGATCAATCATTTTTTGAAGATCCTTCACCGTTGGGTACAAACGAACAGATCAAGGGTTGGTTAACCAAATACCATGATCTTGAAGCTATTCCGACATATCTCAATGTTGAGCAAATCGAGGAGGCATTGACCAGCTTTCTTGATGGGGGCGAGTCAAACGCACAAGCTCCAGCAGCGGCATCAAAGGCGGCATCACCGAAGGCAGCTGCGCCAAAAGCTCAAGAAAGCATTTTAGATGATGTCGAAGGCTTGATCGATGAAGATATCGAAGCACAACTTGGCAACATTGGATTTGGCAAAAAGTAAAATTTGCTGAATCATAAAAAATTAAACAGGGGGTTTTTTAGCCTCCTGTTTTTTTATTTGCTTACTCTATTAATTTGAAAAGCATCGTCGTCTGCAAGGAGTAAGCAAATGGCTAAGGCAAAGAAAGACGCTACATCTGATTTGTTCGCTGATATCGCCAAGGAAACTGGCGCAGAACTTGTTTCTGAATTAGATCAGGCAAGATATTTTGTTGATACAGGCAATTTTGCGATCAATTATTGTTGTTCTGGAAAATTCTATGGTGGCGGTATTCCCGGTGGCAGATTAACCGAAATCTATGGTCCATCCGCTTCTAGCAAGAGTTTAATTGGCAGCAACATTCTTGCTGGCGTTCAGCGTATGGGCGGAATTGGTGTTATTCTCGATACCGAAAATGCTATTAACGGCGAATTTATTCAACAAGCTACAAAGTGTGATATTTCTAAGATTCTTAGATACACTCCTGAGACTTTAGAAGATTGTTTTGGCACAATGTATCGTGTCATTAACTACATTCGCAAAACTAAAAAAATAGAAGTTCCTGTTTGCATTGTTTACGACTCAATTTCTGTTTCTCCATCTGCAAGAGAATTTAGGGAAACAAAACTTCCTGAAGGATATTCAAAGGCTGATTTCAAGCGCATTGTTGGTGCAAATGAGCAGCCGGGCGAAAGAGCTAAGATTTGTTCAAAGGAATTAAGGAAACTCAACACTGAAATGGAGCAGAACGATGTCACAGTTGTGGTCCTCAATCAAATTCGTGATAAGATTGGGGTTCTTTACGGTAATCCTGAAACTACTGCTGGCGGTGGACAAGGACTCCCATTTTACGCTTCGCTAAGAATGCGTAGCCAAACGCAGAAGAAAATTGAGCAAAGCGTTCCCGGTTCAGCTAAGAAGAAGATTCTTGGAATCAACATTAAGATTCAGAACAAGAAGAATAGGTCATATAGACCATTTGTCGAAGTGGACAATATTCCTCTTTATTTTGATCGAGGAATGAATCCACTGGGTGGTGTGCTTGGTGCTTTATTGGATTCTGGCAGAGTGATTGCTGGCGGCGCTGGTAATTTCACAGTGCATCCAGATTACACAGGTGGCAAGGAAGTAAAGTTTAAGTCTTCAATTGAGAGGAATGACATCCCAATGGATATTGCTGAACAATATCCGCAGATTTTGGATGCCAATGAAGAGCAAATGAGGGAATATTTGCAGTTATATGCAGATGTGATAAATTACAAAGTTACGGGAGAGACTGTAGACGCAGATGAAGAATCTGATGTCGAGGTTGACGATCTTCTTGGCTGATTGAGGATACAACATGACACCGTCTTATGTCATGCTTAAATGCCCGGATGGCAAAAAAATAGTGACAAGTTACAACAACTTGTTGTCATTATCTGAGTTTATTGACTGTTTCAACATTAAGGTTGAAAGTTGCAAGACTGACGACGCAGACAATGCAGTCAGTCTTGAGGAGATCGCAAATATATTTTGCGACTCCAATTATGTGAAAAATTCTACTATGATTACTGAGGAGACGACAGAATCTCCTGATAAAAATATGACAAAAGATAAATCTTCTCGTTATATTCGTAACAAAATCAAAGAAACTATTCTTGAGAAGAAGGAAATTTCTTTTTCTCAAATTTGCAAGATGTTTTCTAGTTTTAATTATTCTATTCCGGGTTTAAACAATAATTTTAAATTGGCAAGACAAGAGCTTGAATCAGATGGCTATAACTGCGTTCGTTTAAAAAGAGGTGTCTATAGATTGGAAGGCAGATAAATGAATGAGCAAATAATCGTCAACCGTGTAAACGGCTTAAAAGAAGCTGTCAAATATGGAAGGTTGATGGGATATGTGCTACAAGATTATTCAAATTTAAAAGGAAATCCCGATCTAGAGTTGGCAACAAAAGAATTTAAAACATGGTTGTTTAACATCGACGGATACGATGTTCAATTTTATTTCAATAGTGTTAAAACTGATTATTTTGAAGAAGAAATCAATATAATTGAAACATTACAAATATGGTCTGAAGATTTATTTTTTTTACCTATTTCTGTTGCAATAAAAGTTGCTATTGCTTTTTTCGGTTCTAATAATATAATTTTAACTCAAATACTCACGCCTAATAAATTTATATATTGTTGGAATAAAATGTATTCAGAAAATGGAGAAAGTTTAACTCCTAACAATCGAACTTGTATAATAAAGAATTTTTCAAAGTATAGTTATTATTTGATAAAAGATGTTCCATCATTTATAGAATAAGTGGCTATTTAATAAATATTTATATTCCTCTGGAGCAGCAATAACATGCTGAAACATTATGACAAATCAAAAGCCATCAACCAGCAGGATTCAGGCATCTCTTATAAAACATTTGGAAAAATACGGGTCAATTCAATTACAATTGCCCGATAATTTTGTTGTAGAGATAGGAATTACTAATGAAGATGATGCAGGGAATATTAAAAAATCTGAAAATTATTGCTATGTAATTGTTAAAAATGATCTTAGAGCAACAGTGATTGATAAATATAATATTGGTATCCGTTGTGAAGACAATGATAAAGCAGTTATTCTAGATGATAAATTTGTTGACAATGATGGTAATAAAGTTCGTTCTATAAATGTTGTTTAATAACTAATTTAATTAGGGTATCAATGTTATTTGAGGATTTGATTGTGAAAAAGATTCCTTCTTTTTTTGTTAAGATGAGTGATTATGATTTAACATACCTTTATACAAGGTTGTTACATCGTTATCAAGATGATTTGGTTCAAGCTTTTGATTTGATTGGAAAGAAATTTTTAGAAATTAATGAGTATTTAACAAATGTAGATTGCTCATCTGATTTCCATTCTAACTTGGAAGATTTTACTGTGTTAGTTTTTAATGAGGTCAAACGCCGAAAAATAGCAGACCCTGTTCTAAACCCGTCTTAAGGGGGTGATTTCAAGGGTTGGAACTGTAACCCACCAGAAATGGTGGGTTACTTTTTTATTTTATACAAATATATAAAATTCAAACATAATTATAATTATGACAATTGATGAGATTGAAAAATTATTTGTTATTTATTTGTGGAGAAAACCTCATAAAGGCGATATAGAATATCATATTCATAAAAATCCAAATGATTTTAGAAAAGAAATAGAAAATTGCTCTGAAAGAAAACAACTTGTATCTGGACCTAGAATAATAAACAAAAACAATTATCCTGATAATAAACCAATTGATGAAAATGAAGTTAAAATAATAATTGGAAGTAATGAAAATTTTTATAAAAAAACAATTCCAGTGATAGTGCCATCTTTATTGATGGCTGGAATAAAAAGAAGCAACATAATAGTTTTCATAGCAGGCAGTCATGTGAAATATCAAGAAATTATTGGTGATATTAATTTCAGATTTCTTAATCATAATTCTTTTGAAAATTCTGCTTTAATTGATATTGTAGAATCTGATCTAACAAGTAAATTTTGGTTTTTTATTCATGATACATGTAAAGTTGGAAAAAATTTTAAAAATATTATGCTTGATATTCCTACCCATATTGAAAAAGTAGCTTTACGAAGTTTTCCATCTATGTCAATAGGTTTATACTCACATGAATATTTGTTAAAACATAAAGATGAGATAATGAAAACAAAAAACACAATTTATGATTACGATGTTTTGGTTGAAAGGAAATTGTGGGGAATACCTAATGAAGATTTATTTTTGTGGCTAATTGAACCAGAAAAAACATATTGTTATAATTTCGGCAATTGTCGCATTATAGATAACAATAATTGGTATGGAGAAAAAACAAAAAGATTCACAGAATATTATCCAGATCTTGATTTATACAAGAATAAATCAAATTGGCATTCTTACTTTGGCAAAAACTTGGAATTATAAAATTCAACAAGTTAGTTCAAATTTGACAGGCAATTTATAATACATATAATAATGGACATGATAACTTTGACTGAAGAAACCGAAGAAAAGGATTCTTCTTTATTTTCATATTACAAATATCCCTTTGAAAAATTCAATGTTGTTCAAAGCACTGTCTTAGAACATTATCAAACTCCTAATAATTTTATTATCGCTTCTGCCACCAACAGTGGAAAAACTGTCATGGCAGAGTTTTTCTTGTTCGACGCTTTAACTGCAAAGAATAAAAAAGCCATTTATTTGTGTCCTCTTAAGTCTCTTGCAGCTGAAAAGCATACTGCTTGGTCAGATGAGTCTCATCCATTCCACAAAAGCAAAATCAGACTTATGGCAGGAGATGAAGAAAAGACACATACCGGCAATCTTATTGTCGCAACTATTGAAAGTTTTTGTCACAAGGTCAGAACAGAACCAAATTGCTTTGATGATGTGGAAGTCATCATTGTAGATGAAGCCCACATGCTTGGCACTGATGATCGTGGTGCTACACTTGAGTTTGCTCTAACAGAATTTGCTAGAAAGAATAGTGCCAAGATTGTGTTCTTAAGCGGCACATTGCCAAATGCTAATCAAATAGCAGAATGGCTATCTGTCCTCAATAAAAGAAAAACAATGGTTCTTAATTCCACATATAGGGCTGTTCCTCTCAATATTCATTATCGAAGATATGACACTTCCTTGAATCAAGGAACTAATCCTATTGATATGTTTGATTCGATAATCAAAATTTGTGATAAGAACAGTTCAGACAAAATACTTGTTTTTGTTCATTCTAAAAATTTGGGGAAAAGGTTGGTTAAATACATTGGCGAAAGAGGCTTAGAAGCAAAGTTTCATTCCGCCGATCTTGTTGCTTCTAAAAGAAAGGCGCTTGAGAAGGAATTCAAAGAAGGCTCTCTCCGATTACTTGTTGCAACAAGCACTCTTGCTGCGGGCGTGAATCTTCCTGCCAGAAGGGTAATTATTGCTGGTGTTGTGAGAGGAAATCAATTAGTAGAAAAGTCTGAAATATTTCAGATGATTGGTCGTAGTGGCAGAAAAGGAATTGATGAACAGGGCGATGCTTATATCTTTTTTCCTGACAACAAAATCACTTTGGTAAATGAATACAAAAAGGTTGATAATGTTGTTTCAAAGTTATTTATAACAAATGATGATCTTGAATATCATAAGCTTGCTGGTCACATTCTTTCTTTAATCTATTTAGAGAAAAAACTTAGCTTTAATAAGATATGGAATGTTTTAAACAATACATTTGGTGCTTGCTCTGGCAAGATGAAATCTGATTACTTGCAGAACACATTAGATCGATTAGTATCAATGAAATTCATTGAACTTATAAATGATGATTACAAGATAAGAAAGCTAGGAATTCCAAGCGTATTGTTTTTCATTGACCCCTATGACATGAATGTTTGGGTTAAAAGTTTTTCTCGTTATTTTGCTGGATCTTTGAGAAAAGACTCTTTAGTCACTTATTATCTTTCGTTGATACCATCTAATACAAAATCATTTATTACAGAAGAAGAGAAATTGTTCTGTCGTCAATATTCTGACAGGCTTCGTGAGTTGCTTGGAAACAATTTTATTGAAACTTCTGCAATAAAATATGGTTATCTTTATTATTGCCTATTAAACAATAGATCTACAGCAATGTTGTCTCCTTTGATTCCTGCTGCGGCTAAGGATTTTGGCAGGATTTGTGCTTGTTTAAACATGCTTTCCAAGATTTGTCAATGGAAGTGCGAAAACAATTTCTTCACAGATCTTAAGGAAAGATTTCATCGCAAAAAAGTTTAATCATGCTCCTTTAGTTAAAGGCTTTTAGGAGCAATTTATGTCAGCAGAAAAGTTTTACACAGGAAAATTGGTAAAGCCCAAGCTGATTAAGTTCACCCATGAAAATTCAGAAAAAATTGCTTATAAAGTTTGTATAGAAGCAGATGAATATAATCTTTGTGTAGAAAGTGCCCGTAATATGTGGGCTAATAAGAAAAAAGGATCATATGGTAAAGGATTGGTTAATACCGAAGATGATCCCTATCGTACAGAAAGAACGGGAAAACTTGGAGAAATGGCTTTTTCTAAGATATTTCAATTTCCTGTAGATCTCACCTATCGTGAAGGTGGAGATGACCAAGACTTTCTTTGTAATGGAAAGAAGATCAACATCAAAACCAGTACGAAGAAACCTTGGTATGCCGCTGGCTTGGTCACTGCTGGACATTATCGAGGACAAGACTTTGTGCCTTTAGAAATCAAACATGATTATTATGTGTTTGGTTATATCGAAATGGAAGACAAAAAAGCCAACATCGCTTCAGTTGTGTTTGTTGGAGGTTGTGATAAAAACACATTAATCAATAGAGAAATTAAAAGAGCGATTAAAGGGCATCACATGAACTATCAGATTTCTTATTCTGAATTAACAGACATTAATAAGATTTCTTTTAATCAGTAGGTTTTCCGAAAAAGTTTTCTGGATATTCCATTTTAACTACTTTTTCGCCTTTGACTTCTTCTTCCCAAAAGCGTACCTGCTCCACAGGTACGCCTAGTTCAATATAATGACAATTGTCGTTTGCGTTAACTGGCATGTTAACATTTTTGCCTTCATATAATATGTTTACTTTGCAAGTTTTATTGTTTTTGTCGAAACAAAAACAATTTTTGCATTTTTTGTTATTCATGACTAGTGTAGTCTGAGTACACGCTTCTCATTTATTTATGATAGTGTGTCAAAGTAAAAAGTCAAAGGGTTTCAACATGAAGAACATCATTATTGGTTTGTTCGGACAAGCAGCTTGTGGCAAAGACACGATTGCTAACATTTTGACACCAAGGCTTTGGCAATATATTGATTATGAAAAGCCATTAGTTAGAAAAGTAGCTTTTGCATACAATGTCAAAAAAATATTTTGCGATTATTTCGATGTTGACATGGATTTTATTGAGCAATGGAAAAGGAATCCAGAACCACCTCCCGGTTTTTTGATGAATGTTAGGCAATCACTTCAGATGATTGGTGATGGATTCAGAAAGATCAAAAGTTCTATATGGATTGATAAAGTGATCGACAAAGTAGCAAATGTTGTCATCACAGATGGTCGCTATCTTAACGAAGCAAATACTATTAAACAAAAAGGTGGAATAAATATTTTAGTTAATCGCCCTTCACATAGAAATAATGACCAAAATGATAGCGAAAAGATTATGGGAGAAGTATCGGAATATTTTACAACCAAGAATGTTTGCGGATATTTAGTTAGTGAAAAATATCCAATGTTTGATTACTGTTTGAACAATAATGGAGACATACAAGACCTTGAAAAAAAGGTTGTCAACAGCTTGATTCCTTTTATTATTAAAAAATTTGAATTAGAAGAGGTTTTACTTGTGGAAAAGGGCAAGTAATTATTTTAACTTTTTCAAAGCGTTTTCAGTCATGACGATGAATTCCCAATTTCTTTTTTTGCAGTAGATATTTGCTGCTTTCCATTTGGCAATGTTTTTATCCCATTTTGTTTGTGATTTAGGTTTTATTTCCCACAATTCTATTTTACCGTCAACATATTCTACTAATATATCAGGAATATAATTGTGTGTTCCTCCATTGAAGGAATATTCTATTTGTAAGCTTTCAGCTTTGTATCTTTTTACTTTTTTGTTCTTTTCTAAATGTTTTATGAATTTAAGTTCTAAGCCGCTTCGAAAAAAGATATCGCAATGGTTTTTTTCTGAATAGAAATTTCCTTGCTTAAATTTAGTGATCTTTTTGCCAGTCTTTTTTCCTTTTTTTTTTATATCACGAATGATAAGCGCCCTTGTTTGGGTTCCGGGCGGGATGACTTCGCTTATGTGTTTGGAACGGTAATGAGCAATTAAATCTCTTGTGGGTATTTCACAAGAAGGACAAATAACATAATCATCGCCTTCTTTATGTTCGGTGACAATATGTGCCCTGAGAAGATCTAATTGATCGTAACTTTGTTCACAAACGAAACAACAATAGTTTCTATTTAGAATTTTTTTGTCCATGTAATAATATATATTTCTGTGAAAACTTTTATCCAATATATTACCGAAGAAAGAAAGAATTCAGACTTTATGACAAGTTTGAATCTTTTGAACATTGATCCTAAAACAGCGGAAAAAGCTATTGAAAAAGTACCTTCTGTATTTTCACAAGCTATTTATGGTGATGATGAAATTGGCACTTCCGTTTTTGATGTGAAAAAAGTTGGTAAAAACTACATCATGAAAAACAGAAATGTTTTTGGTAATTTAACTTATAAAAATCATGTTCCATCAAAATTGAAAATTAACACAATAGTAACGCCAACTTTTGTTGATTATTTGAAAAACCAAGGAATTGTTGGCGCTGAAAAATATAATGATTTTTTAAAAGGTAAGAAAGCATGACAGGGTTTAAAAAATGGTTACAGGTGGATGAAGTGGCTACTAGCACAGCAGATGTAGCTCATTTTGCTATGCCTATCGGTGCTGGCATGATAACCAGAAAATTCCCTCAGTTTTTTAGTGTTGGACAATATGGATTTGGCGGACCTCTTCAACAATTGACCGATACGGATTATGTCAAACCAAAGAAAAAGAAGAAAGGCAATTCATGAGAAGTTTTATTGATTTTATAGAAGATAAAGACATTAATCAAATTTCTGAAGAAATTTTGCATCATTTGGCTTATCAGAGCAATTTTGTTAACATTTACAATGTTCTTGAAGAGATATTTGTCGCCCAATATGGCGAAAAGAACAAAATACATATTGTTGAAGCATTTGAAAATCAGCCATCTGCTGCTTCACAAATGGGTCGTGGTGCCCTTGGTTTAGGAAAAGCTGCTTTAGGCGGTCTTGGCGCTGGTATTGGCGGTTTTGCAGGCGGTATCGCAGGCGGCATAGGTGGTGCCCTTGGTGGCGCTTATAGAGGTATGTTTGGCGGTAAAAGCCAACCAGAATCAAAAGGAGGAGTAGCCGCAGGAGCCGCACCCGGTATGCGTATGGCAAAAGCTGGTATAGAACAAGCTAAAAAATCATGGCAAAAACTTGGTATGCAAGAAATGATTGGAAAGTATAGAATTGCTGCTAAAGCTTTGTCAGATTATCAAATGGCTTTGAAGAACATGCCAAATATAGAAGGATTGAGAAAGCAAATAATTGATTTAAAAAATCAACTTGTTTATGTGACAAGCAATATTGAACAATCACTCAAAAAACAAGGTCTTTTAGATTAAAATTATTTGAGTTGCTGCATACATAATTATGGAGGTTTCGATCTCCGTAATGTTAAAATCTTAATAAAAAATACTTAGAAAATTTTACAATTAGTCATATGACAGGTTTCTTGGCGGGGGTTCCTAAAAACCCCCGCTTTTTTTTTGCATTGTTTCTTTACTATGCTATAATGTCGAATCTACAGAGGATTATGTAATGGATGCTTTTTCGCTTCTGCCCACCACCAAAATTGATTGTTTGGACAAAGGGTTTGTCCAAATTGTTGATGTGATGCCACGGGAGATCCCCGAAGGTCAAACCTGCGATTACGCAATCTGTCAAGCTGCAAGAGTTTCGTATGGAGATGGAACTAAAACTGTAAATGAAGATAAAGGATTAGATCGTTATTTGATGAGACACAGCCATACGACTCCAAATGAAATGATTGTTTTTAAATACAGAATTAAAGTTCCCATTTTTATTGCTAGACAAATGACACGGCACAGAATGATTTCGCTGAATGAGGTGTCAGGAAGATATTCCGTTATGAAAGATGATTTCTATATTCCAAGATCTGAAGAAATAAGGGCACAATCAAAAACAAATAAACAAGGATCTGATGGCGCACTAGAAAAAGATCAAGCAGAAATTTATGCTCAATCTATTGAAAAACATTGTCGTGATTCATATGATATTTATTTGAAAATGATTGAATCTGGCGTATCGAGAGAACAAGCAAGAATGGTTTTACCTTTAAATTTGTATACTGAATTTTACTGGAAGCAAGATTTACATAATTTATTGCATTTTTTATCGTTAAGAACAGATTCACATGCTCAATACGAGATTCAAGTTTACGCCAATGCTATGTTAGATTTAATAAGACCTCTCGTTCCTTGGACAATTGAGGCATGGGATGATTATCATGTCATGCGTGGAGCTGTTAAATTAACACGATTGGAAAAGGAAGCTTTAATTGAATTTATGCAAAACAAAAATTGTCAGGCTCCAGATATAAAAACGGACAACAAAAGAGAACAGGCTGAATGGAAAGAGAAAGCAAAAAAATTAGGATTCAGTGATTGATTTTTGCTATATACAATAATTCCCCTAACTAATTTAGTTAAGGGGAAAAATTATGAGCTTTGATAATTTCTATCGATATGTTTCTCTTGGTTTAAGTTCATTGACGCTTTTTGGTGTTATGATCTTGGTAAGCGCCAAGATGCCAAATAATTCTGGTTCAAAAATTAGTGAAACAGAATTACAATCTCAACTTGCAACAAAAACATTGTATCTTGACAATGTAAACTGGATTCTTTCTAAGAATCCAGAGATTACAATTGTTGACAATCAGGTGTCAGATGGAATCAATGTCATATTTCATGAAGTGAAAGACACAAAGAATATTAGACTTGCTGATCCTAAGTTTTCCATGAAAGAAGATGATAAGACCGATAATGTTTTGGTTAAGATGCGAGCTTTTTGTAAGTCTTTAGCTGAAAATGTAAAGGGAAGGATGATTGTCACTAAGACATCTGTTATTGATTCAAGAATTTCAGAATAATTTTGCTGACCAGCAAAGGATTACTATGGTCATGTCGGGCACAATAGTTTGGATTTGTTTTTCTTAAAATAATATTTGGAGGAAGATGGACGATTTTGAAGAGGAAGAAAGTTTTGAGAATTATTTAATTGTGATGGTTCTGACTTTTCTTTTTTGGCTTCTTCTTCTTTACTCTTTGCATCAAGTGTTTTGATCAACTCTTTGATTTCAGCTTTTTCAATTTCCTCTTTGCTAGGAAATTTTACGACTGGTGGCTCTTGAGCTAAGCAAATGCTTGATGCAAAGAGACATGTAAGAATTATTCTATTTATCATTCCTCGATGCCTTCAACGGCATTTGTCACAGTTTTTACTATCGCATCAAGAATGTCTTGACCATACAATTCAACTATTTTTGGCAGGATGTTTTTAACTACCAGCTTTAGAAGCACGGTAGAAATTCCACCCATCTTTTGGTCTTTGAGCATTTCTTGCACTTGTTCTTTGCTAAGGGCACTAGCACCCAAAGTTTTTTCGGTTTGATAATTAGCTTGCATTTTGATTTCAGACAACATGCTGAGTAAGAAATCAAGCACATTTGGACCAAATTTCTTAATCATTTCCATGATGAAGGATACAGAAAAATTACTTCTTAATCCTTCAGCAATAGTTGAAAGAACTTCTGGACCATATTTGCCCACTAAATCGGTCACATCGCTTGCTGCCATGCCTTTGCTGATGGCATCGTTCTTAAGGTCTTCTACTTCATTTTCTGGATAAAAGTACTTCGTAGTTGACATGTCTGACTCCATAGAGGTTTTAACTACTGGAACATCATCTGCTTTGTTTGGATCGTTTGGATCATCCAAAACTCCTTGGAATGCAAAACAATCTAGCTCTCTACCACCAAAAGCTTCTTTTCTTAGATAGCAATAGCCTTTGATACCAAAATTAGAACCCCAGCTATTTTGGACTTTTACTAACCAGCCATACTTGGGGTGGTTTTTTAAACCACAAGCAAGCATTGAGTGTCCACCAAGAACACCTCTAGCAAGAGGAGCAATGCCTTCTGAATCTACGCTAGTAAAATTATCGCCAACATTGATTCCTATGTTGACGACAAAGCCAAGATTCAAGGCTTGACAAATTTGATTAAATGATGTGCATTTATAGGCTTGATCTAGTTTAAATCTTGCTGCATTATCATATGCTGCCTTGGTCAAGCTTTTCTTGTAATAAACTTTATCACTTGGGAATGCATCGGTCTCACAAATGCCATATTTCATAGATGCGCTCATGGCATCAGAAATATAAGCACCATCATCTGCTCCACCATTAATCAATGCATACATGAAAAATGGGTTGAAATTCTTTTCAACATTTTGACGCTGCTTATAAAGTATTTCCATGCCTGTAGCTGTGGCATGAGCTACGCAACTACTTGTATTTCTTTGATTTAAAATTCGGTGGCTTTCCCAAGACAGATCAATATCTCTAAGGGGCAAGGGATCTGCACCCATGAAAGTTGTGCCGAATAGAGGCAAATCATTTTCTGGGCTAGGCTTATAAGAAAGTACACGATAATATCCATCAAAAAATATTGCTGGAAAACTCATTTTATTCTCCCTTTGTGATCTTGTTTAGGACTTTGATTACATCTGCATCAGTCTTTGGGATTGCGCTGTAATACAATACTGTTCCGTCACTTTTCTGAACAACAAACAAAGTGTTGCCAGTCTTTTTCAAAAGCGTGTCCATATTTTTTTCTTTTACAATTTTGCTATTAATGTCATAGACTTTATAAAAACTTTTAGTGTTATTGATAATATCTCTTATTTCTTTGCTGTTTAACACAGATGCTATTTCAGGAGAAGATTGGTTGTAATCCGTTAGGAAGGTTACATGTATGCCTTCTGTTACTTTTTCAGGAGTTACTTCTGGATCAACTGGTACTGGCTTAACAGGATCAGGCTTAATAGGATCGGGTTTTACAGGGTCTGTTCCTTTAATAGTAATGTCTGTTCGTGCAAATTCAGTTAATTTGCCATCAGCTAAAGCAATTGCAAAAACATTAACAACGCCAGATGGTGGTACGGAAACAATTAGACTGTTGGTAACATCATTTGCAACAAATTTTACTTTGCTATTTCCGATTACAAACCATTTTACTTGACCCTTTGATTTCGCTTGAATAAGCATAAATCCTTCATTTGGATCAACTGTAACTGGCTCAGGCAGTTCTAATCCTTCAACTTTATTGGGTACGGAGTAAATTGGTGATTTGGGTACGGCTGGAGGTTCTGATGGTGCAAGAACACCATCAGCGAAAATATTTGTAGCTAAAGTTAATAAACAAAAAATTCGAAGCAGAATATTCATAGCATCTCCAAATTATTGGATTATTCTTTCGATAACACAAAATAATTGCGTTAATCTAATCGTAGTAATGTGTGCCTAGATCATACTGCTGTTAATTTAGTGTGTTTCTTTATTAAATAACCACTCAGAAAAATTAAAATTTTTATTTTCTTTTAGTTTTTTCAGTAGTTTTTCTCCACCTTTTTTGCCTTCGGGGGCACATTTTTTAGGATTTCTTTCACAGAAGGTATCAAAATATCTCGATACCTGTCTCAATGCAGCAATTAATTTTTTCCATTCAGGATTTTTCCCCAAATCTCTTACCAAGCCAGTATAGTAACCTCCAATTTCATAAACTTCATTGAAGGTATCAATAATAGCTTTGTCATATTTTTCATTTCCAAAATTGCATCCATTTGTTTTTAAAATGCCCACAACATCGTTCATAATTTTTTTCCAGTTGTTTTTTCCTAAATGCTTTATATTTTCAGGATGTTCTTCATAGTAAGACATTTTACGAGGTAATGCTTTAAATTTGTATAATCTCTTTATAGTGTCTAAAACTGAGAACGGAAATTCTTTGTTGGAGACTTTATCTAATATTTGCACTGCCATGTTGTCAAAACTACTTATAAAGTTTTTACCAACTGTCCCGCTCATAATTTTTTCTTCTTCTGGTTCAGGTGCTGGTCCTTTACGGAACATTTCGCCAGCAATTGGTTCACCAGCAGCCAGAGCCCTTCTTCTTTCTTCTTCTTCAGCCACTTCTCTTTCTTCTGCTTCTCTTCTTTTTTCTTCAGCTTTTTTAACCTGCTCTTTTCTCTTTGTTTCTGTTTCTGTTTCTTTCTCTATTTCATCTTCTGCTTTTGGCTTTTCTAATGCATAAGCATATGGAGATATTCTTTCTGGGAAACCAGCACCAGTTCTTATGTCTGGAGCGCCATAACCTTTCATTTCTGGTTTTGATTCTGGTTTTGATTCCTTGGGTGTTTGCACATCTTTTTTAGTTGATGCAGTGCTACTACTAGCAGATCTTGTTGTTGTCTTTCTTGTGCTGGTTGGAATTGTTTCAGATTGCTTTTCAACTTCTGCTGGTTTCAGACTTTTCTTTTGTATTGAATATGTGACAAAATTATCTGTATTGTTTCTCAAATTTTGCAGAACTGTCTGGGCTTGCAATTTGTCGCCAGTATATTTTTCCACACTGTTGGCAAATGTTCTATAAGCAAAATCTAATTGATTTCTTAATGTTTGTTCTGCTTGGTCGATATCAGCAGTTCCATAACCTGCTCTGAATCCATGATAAAGACCTTTTAACGCACCACCAATACCACTAAAAATATCTTCTGATAAAATTGCACCAGAATTTATTTGTTGTGATAATTTCAATAAATGTGAAGGATGAATTTTTTTCTCCACCAAAAAATCAATAAATTTTTTGTCGAATACTTTTTTATCTAAAGCGTTAAGCATTTTCATACCTCTGTCTATAACTCTATTTACTTTATGGACAGATTTTTTTCTAATTTTTTTGATAAGCTTTATTCGTCAAATTTAACGATAAATGTCATTGGCGATGTGTTAATTGATGAATATTATCAGGTAGAAGTTGATCGTATTAGTCCAGAGTTTCCAATCCCAATACATTCTTCCCAAACAGAGGAAGCCTCCAAAATTCTCTGTGGTGGTGCTGCAAATGTTGCCGCACAATTTAAAAATTTTGGCGTTAAAGTTAATCTTATATCATTGATTAATCCAAAAACTCAAGAAATATGTGAATTTAGTGGAATCAACACAAATAATTCAATTGTTGACCCATTAATTAAAAATCCTATTAAAAAGAGATTCTATAAAGATTTTCATCCTTTAATCAGATGGGATGTAGAACAAATCAATTTTGGTTTACCCAATGTTGGCGATTATCTTGAAAAAATTGATATTCCTGATGCGGATATTAATATTTTTTCTGATTATGACAAAGGTTTGTTTGCCACAAATTGGCATCAAAAGTTTTTCAAGAAAACAAAGTCTTTAGTTGATCCAAAGAAAAAATTTAATATATGGGAAAATTGTTATTTGTTCAAACCCAATGCTATTGAAGCTCAAAGTTTTGTATCAAAAAATAATGTGGAAGATCAATTAAAGTGGATAAAATCACTTCTTAATTGCGAAAATGTTGTAATTACTGATTCTGGAAATGGTGTAAGCGCAATAGACGATAATGATAATTTGTATTATGTGACTCCACATAAAAAGGTTATAAAGCCAGAATCAGTTATTGGCGCTGGTGATTGCTTTATGGCTTTTCTTGCCATGTCAATTGGATTGAACATCGATTTGATGGATTGCTTAAGCATAGCATTTGAAGCTGGAACTAATTATGTGGCAAACAGATACAATAAGCCGCTAAATCCTTGTGATTTCTTTTTAGAAGATAAAGTCATCACTAATCCTGCCATTTTGAAAAACAGAGATTTTAATTTAGTGTGGAGTAATGGTTGCATGGATATCATGCACAGCGGACATATTCATTCTTTAAAATATGCAAAATCTTTAGGAGACAAGCTTTGTGTCGGAATTAATTCTGATGAAAGTATTAAACGATTGAAGGGCAATAATCGTCCTATTGTTTCTTTGCAAAACAGAATTGAAATGTTGAAGGCTCTTGATTGTGTTGATTTTATTGTTGTTTTAGAAGATGATTATCCACAAAAAATAATAGAACAAATAAATCCGAATGTTTTGGTAAAAGGAGAAGATTGGAAAGGTAAAGATGTAGCGGGTGCAAACATTGTTGATCGTGTTGAATATTTCCCCTTGGTTCAGGGGATGTCAACAACCAGCATAATTGAAAAAATTATTGATGTTTATGGACAAGGTGATTCTTAATAAATGGGCAATAGTGACATTGTCCAATAATTGTGGCAGTAATGCCAGTGAAAAGACCAAGAATAAAGGCAACTAACAAAGTAATAAGCGTTTTCATTTTTGTCTCCTCCATTCTAAATATAGATATGTTATCATTTAAACAGTTTTTAAATTATATTGAAGAACAGACAACTACTGTTCCTGTTGTTCCGACTAAACCTACTTCTACTGGAACAAAGCCAGCAACAACAGCACCTAAGATTCCTGATGCTACAAGAAAAAAATTAGATTCTGCTGCCGTCCGCAATACTGCTGCTATTAGGTTATATCAAACAGGCAAAACACAACAAGCAGTCGATGCATTGAGAAAAGACCCAAATTTTTTGCTGGCAATGCAAGATTTAACTAAGACAAGCGCCCCGGCTACCGCTTCTCAGTTGGTAAATGTTGCATTAGGTGGAAATCCATGACTTTTAAAGAATTTTTAAAATTGGAAGAAGCTAATGGACATGGAGGAAAACGCCATAACTCTTTCACTGTTCTAAGGATGAATTATCGTAATCCTCAACCGACTTCTGCTAAAAAGCAAATGAAAAAACTATTTAAGATTTAATGCTTCTCTTTCCAAAACAAAATTATCAAAAGTTTAATTTGGGTATTATTGTACCTCCTCGTAAGCCCCACGATATTCTTTCGTTTCTTTGTTGGTTCTCATTTTTTAAGTTTTTGCCAAAAGTAAAACCAATTATTATTGTTGCAGGTAATCCACCTGTTGACTTTGCATCTTGGGCTAGAAAACTTAATTTTCCTGTTTTTTATGCACACGAATGCTTTCATCCAAATCAAATAGTAGATCTCGATATATGGGATGAATCATATGCAATAGTTATTTCTAATGTTTTTTGCATGAGGAAGTTCCAATTAAATAAAAATTTTGATAGTGATTTTATGGTTCTTAGATCAAAAACTCCAAATAATAAGGATTTTTTGATAGAAGATATAAAAAATAACAATTATTGTCATGCTGTTTTCTGGGATATCAAAAATAATTTTGAAGAAGTTAGAGATAGTCTAATAAATAATATCGGCATATTCCCTAAAGATAAAAGTTTAAATCAAATTAAACTGGAATCTATATGGGAAGATGCGAAAAACATAAGAACTCTTTTAAATCAGGAGGTTCGCCATGAAGAGATTTGAGTTTACTTATGGCGATGGCGAGTTCGATGATGAGGACGAAGATCAAGAAGATCAAGAAGGAAACTTTATTGATTCTCAAATGCTTGCCATGCAGATGGAACAAAATGTTCTTATAGAACAAGAAATACAAGCAAAGCTTTTAGAAGAAGCTTATAAAATTTGTAAAGGATCTTGGATGTGGTCGTTTATGTCGATACCTTCCAGAATGAAAAAAGTAAAAATTGTATACGAGGAAATAAAAAAAATTATTAACGAATAAATTTTTTAGACTATATTAATTTAATTATGGTCTAAGGGTTATAATCTTGCCTACATATAATTTCGAATGCAAGAACTGCAATAAAATCTATGAGACACTAGCATCATTCGACCAAACAGGCAAGTATGCTAGTGTCTCTTGTCCTCATTGCAATTCTAAGAAAAAGAAAAAATTGCTTAATGACGCTAATATCAAATTTGCTCAACCAAAAGATACGAGCAAGTTTGATAATTTCAACTATCGTGCAGGCTATAACTTAGAACAAGCACAGAATCTTCGTAGGGATGCACAAGCTGCATCGCACATGGGCACAGATCCATATAGAGCGATTGATGATATTAACAGTGGTGAAAATTTTGGCGAAGTGAAATAATTGACACTAATTTATGGTGCATTATATTAAGTTTAAGTATTCTTGAATTACACGGAGAGGTAAATCGACATGGTTACTTTGAGCCAATTTGTAGATAAGAGCAAGTTAGAACAATTTAATAAATTAAATGAAGTGATTGGTTTTGAGGAGTACCTTAACAGGTGCTATGCTAATCCAAAACTTGTCAGAAATTCACATCAAAGAATTTATGACATGATTGTCTCGCAAGGCACATCTGAAATTGAAAAATATCGCAAGAAGGTGACAGTTTATAACTTCTTTGAAAAGCATGAACAAATTAAAGTGTTCGGCATCGAAGAGCAACTTGAATCACTTGTTGCTCACTATAAGGGCGCTGCTGGTAGCTATGGACCAGAAAAGCGCATTCTTCTTCTCTGCGGTCCTGTAGGATCTGCAAAGTCTACAATCGTTCGTCTCATCAAGCGCAGCATGGAAGATTATTCTCAAACTGATGCTGGCACATGGTTTACCTATCGCTGGATTAATCTTCCTACTGGTGGCGATGGTATTTACACATCTGACACTTGTGAATGCCCAATGAATGAAGAGCCTTTAAAGCTTCTTCCATTTGATGTTCGCAAGAAGATTCTTGATGAACTTAATGCTATTCACAAAGAGCAAGCTGACGCATCCCAGCGCACAACGCTCTACTCACTTGATGTTAAAGGCGAAATTAATCCTAAGTGCAAGTTCTTCTACGACAAGCTTCTTGAAAAGTATAACGGTGATTGGTCACAAGTTATTTCTAATCACATTGAAGTAGTTCGTAAAACTTACAATGAAGCCAAGCGTGTCGGTATTGCTTCTTTCCAACCAAAAGATGAGAAGAATCAAGATAGCACTGAATTGACTGGCGATATTAACTTTGCGTTGCTTCCAACATTTGGTAGCGATTCTGATCCAAGGTGTTTTAACTTTGATGGTGAGTTTGAAGTTGCCAATCGTGGCATCATTGAATTCATCGAAATGTTAAAGCTTGAAGTTGCATTCCTTTACGATCTCTTGGGTGCTTCACAAGAGCAATCTATTAAGCCCAAAAAGTATTCTCAAATTTCAATCGATGAGTCGATCATCGGGCATACAAACATGCCTGAATATGAAAAGTTAAAGAATAACCAGTTCATGGAAGCTCTCAAGGACCGTACTGTTCGTATTGAGATTCCTTATCTCCTTGAATGGAGCAAAGAACTCAAAGTTCTTGAGCAAGATTATAACTCCGATAAGATTAAGCAGCATATTGCTCCTCATACTCTTGAAATTGCTGCTTTGTTTGCTGTCCTTACCAGACTTGAGGACGATAAGGACAACAAGATCACTATTACGGAGAAGGCTGATCTTTATGATGGCAAGATGCTTCCCGGTTGGACTGTAGATAGAGTTAAGGAACTACGAGACAAGAACCCAGCCGAAGGCATGGTCGGGCTTTCTGCTCGTTATGTTCAAGACAAGGTTTCTTCTACTTTGTCTAGCCGACATGATTATATTAATCCATTCATGGTCCTTAATGCTCTTAAGAGCGGTCTTGATAACCACTCGTTGATTACAAACAAGGATCTTGTTCGCAAGTATCAGAACTGCATTACTTTGGCTACAAAGAAGCTAGATGATATTCTCAAGAATGAGGTTCAAAAAGCCTTGGTTGGTGACGAAGAAGCTATCGTGAGGTTGTGTGCTAACTATATCGATAACCTCATGGCTTATATCAACAAGGCAAAGATCCTTAATAAGATTACTGGCAGGGAAGAAACTGCTGATGAAAAGTTGATGCGATCAATTGAATCTAAGATTGATGTGCCAGAATCAACCTGTGATGACTTCCGTAGAATGATTGCAGCTTTCATCGGTGACCTTGCGGTTAAGGGCAAGACTTTTCGATGGGATAGCAATCCCCTTCTTAAGAGAGCTTTGGAATCCAAGTTGTTTGAAGATACAAAGGATCATATTAAGCTAAGTGCTTTTTCTTCTGGCGCAAGTACAGTTGATCCTGATGTTCAGAAGAAAATTGATGCTGTAAAGCAGCGTTTGGTTGATAAATACGGTTATAACGATCAGTCTGCCACAGATGTTCTAGATTATGTTTCTAGCATCTTTGCCAGAGGCGATCTTGCAGACGATAACGACTAATATGAGGACTAACAAATGCCTCGCCGTATTGATTCTGACCATAAAGACTTCAGAGATGTAGTCAGTGGCAGAATTAGAAAAAATCTAAAAAAGTTTATCAAGAGTGGCGAAATATTTCGCCACCGTGGTAAAAATGGCAAAGTATCAATAAAGATTCCTGCAATTGATATCCCTCACTTTCTTCACGGCAAGAACCCTAATGGGGTAGGTCGTGGAGAAGGACAAGAAGGAGATACTGTTGGCAAGGACAAGGGGCAAGGTCAAGGACAAGGAAACGGCGCTGGTCAGGATGAAAGCGAAGGCGTAATTGTTCAGCTAGATATGGAGGACATCCTTCACTTCATGAAGGATGAATTGATGCTTCCTAATCTCAAACCTAAGCAACAAGCCAACCTTGAAGATGTAAAAATTAAGTATAATAATATCTCTCTAGTTGGTCCAGAATCACTTAGGCATACTCGTCGCACAATGTTAACTGCGATGAAGCGCCTTTGCGGTACTGGCGAAATCAATAATTTATATGAAATTCCCGGCATTAAAGATAAAGTCAAAATGATCAATCCGATTAATTCGGATAAGAGATATCGTCAATATAAAGAGATTAGATTTCCTTCCAGCAATGCTGTTGTTATTTTTGCTCGTGATGCCAGTGGATCAATGGATGATCGTAAAGTGGCAGTTGTTTCTGATATGGCTTATTGGATTGATGTTTATATTAGGAATTTCTATGAACGAGTTGAGAGGCTTTATGTTTGGCACGATGTAGCTGCCCATGAAGTTGATGCAAAAGATTTTTATCGAATCAGAAATGGTGGTGGCACTACTTGTTCTACTGCTTTAGAATTAGTTGCCAAACAATTTGAAAACAGATTTCCTCCTAAAAATTGGAATATTTATTTCTTTTATTTCACTGATGGTGAAAATTACGATAATGACAACGATGTTTTTACGACTTTGTTAAAGAAAGAGTTTCCTCAAAATATTGTTAATCTTGTTTCTATAACTCAAATTGGTGCTTATTCTTACAAAAACAGTGTTGCTGAGGTAGTTGAAAAAGAAATTGTTGAAGGTGGCTTAGATGATAATGTAATTGTTACAGAAATTCCATTTGATGCAATTAACAATGAAGAAAAAAGAAATGAAGCTATATTAAAAGCAATAAAAGATATATTGGGCAACCCGTTTAAAAGCGCCAATGAGGTTTTCTAATGTCAGACAAATTCTTATTTGGTTCGCCTGTTCTTTTCGGATCTGCTACTACTCCCGGCGTACCTATTCCTGAAGAACTCAACAAACATATTCCAACTATTTTTCAAGCTTGTAAAGATTTTGGACTAGATTTTTATCCAACAATTGTCCAGATGCTTTCTCATGACGAAATGAGTGAAGTTGCAAGTTATGGTGGATTTGCATCGAGATATCCACATTGGAAGTTTGGTGCTGAATATGAAGAGATGCAAAGAGGTTATCTTCACGGAAATCATAGAATATATGAAATGGTGGTAAATTGTAATCCGGCTTATCTATATTGCCTGAATTCGAATACATTGCTTGACAATATTACAGTAATTGCTCATGCGCTTGGTCATGTTCATTTCTTTAAGAATAATATTCATTTTTCTAGAACAAATACAAATGCACATAACGAACTGGCAAATAACGGTTCTAATGTAAGAAAGTATATGTCTCGTTATGGTAGAGAAACTGTAACAGAATTTATGGATCATTTGTTCCGAATTGAAACTCTTGTTGATCCAATGAATATCTGGAAAGAAAGAAAAGCTAAAGAAGTTGTCATTAGGGACAAAAAAGACTATGTATTTCCTAAAAGGATTAAGACAAATCAAGATTATATGGAAAACTGGATTAATACTCCAGAGTTTATAGAAGCTCAAAATAAGAAAATTGAAGAACAAGAGATCATGAGAGATCTCAATGCATTCGCTTCTCCTGAATCAGATATATTTGGATATATCAAAGACAATGCGCCATTCAAACCTTGGCAGCGTGATATTGCTGAGATTTTGTACAATGAAGCTATTTATTTTAGTCCACAAGGCAAAACCAAGGTAACTAATGAAGGTTTTGCTAGTTATTGCGATTATCATCTTATCGCTAAACAAGGATACGCTTCTTTAGGACAAGATAATGAGGATGGGGGTATTGTTGAGTACTCTATTCATAAAGCTGGTGTATTGGGCGGCAAATATAGCATGAATCCATACAAGCTTGGATTTATGTTATTAATGGATATCGAAGAAAGATGGAACAAGGGTAGATTTGGATCAGATTATGCCAATTGCACTAATCCAATTGAAAGGGAAAATTGGGATCTTAATCTTGGACTTGGTAAGGAAAAAGTTTTTGAGGTTTGCAAGAACTACGATGATTATCAATTCATAAATGAATTTTTTACCAAGGAGTTCTGTGAAAAGAATGAGTTCTTTGAGTACAAGCGTTATCCGACTGGTGAAATAAAGTTGGAAAGCAGAGATTACAAAAAGATCAAAAGAGAGTTGTTGCGTAAGCATATTAATCGTGGTTTGCCAAATATTAAGCTTGTTGAGCCTAGATTTAAAGGCAACATGTTTTTCATGGAGCATAAGTGGCAAGGTGTAGAACTTTATAAACCTTATGCTTACGAAGTGATGAAGTCTATTTGTTATCTTGTGAGACAACCTGTTGTATTGCAAACCAAGAATCATAATGGGGATGAAGCATTTTATTATTGCCAAGATTTGAACGGGGATTATGCTGCGGCTGATCCTAAATCTTTAACAAGAGATCAATTGAATAAACTATGAACCACCCCTCTTTTAGGTTTGTTTTTCAAAATGCTCCCGGTTTGCCATTTACTAAGTGGTACAAACAATTTGATGAAAGTTTAAGTGATAGAAATTCTAAAACATTTTTATTTGCTGACAGGTCAATTGCAAATTCTTGTTTTGTCAAAAGTATTCTTAGCCACAAAATATTTTTGAATATTTTTTGTTCAGAAAATATATTTGAAGAATTATCTTTAATACAAGAAAATATTAAGAAGCATTGCGAATCAATGCTTTTGAGAGGTATGTTTTCTGAATGTAAAATTGATTTCAATAGTGAAAAACATAAAGATTTTGTTTTAAGAGATTATAATCAAATTAATATAGGTGATATGTTTGGAGAAGAGTGGCAATTTTACTCTCAAAACAAAGCTAGATTGTTTTACAAACTAAGTGATTATTATTCAAATCTTTCTTTTGGATATATTTGGTCTTTCTTTTTTACAGAAAGTGATACAGAAGCACTTGTAGCAGACGAGTATGTAAAAAAGAATTTACATATTTTCAGTCGTCATATGAAATTAAACTATGAACCAGAAAACAATAAAAAATATAAAATAATTTATTTGGATACAATGGGTAAGAGAATAAATATCAATACATTTATGGAAAAATTGGAGCAAAATGGTTTGTTGTTATTAAAAAACCTTGATGTTGAAGGACCAAACATGGTAGGATGGCGTGATCTGAAAAATAAAATGATTGGACTGGTGAAGATTTAAAATGGCACAACTTATGTTAGAATATGTTTTATTTTTAATTTTAGTTTCTGCAATGTTAGGTTTTATTGCGTATTTTTCCTATCAAGATAGAAGGAGAGATTTAGATGAATAATAAAAAAGAAATTAGTTATCAAGATCTCGATGAAATGGAAGAAATTATCGAAGCGTCTACGGATGGACCGTGGGAGATTTCTTCTCCAGAAGGAGAAGAATGGAGGCAACAAGCTAAAGATTTTGCTTTTATTGCAATGGCTAGAAATGAAATGCCTCGTTTAATCAAACAGTTGCGCTTGTATATGAAATGCAATGAAGAATTGCAATCATTAGATGGAATGCAACAGATGGCAATCGAAAGACTCAATAAGGAAGTTTCTCTTCTTCGTGAATCTTTGCGTGTACTTGAACAGCAACATAAATTGATGCTTGTGCAACAAGCAGGCTTGTAGTATAATTATCGAATACTAACCCTCTTTCTAACGGTGACGATCATGGAAGAATTGAACAAGGAAGGAGGGCAGCACAAGCAGATGAAGATTGTTGGTTATGAACATCTTCATCTGCACTAGGTCAAACAGAATACTCTGTCCTCGACGGTTTTGGTAGCGTTCAGGATTATATTGATAGGTGGTCACCGCATGGCGATTATCTCTGTGTAACAGATCATGGATTAATGGGTGCTATACCAAGCTTAATCACAAAAACAGAACAAGCAGAAAAGAAATTAAAAAGTTTGTACGGGTGCGAATTGTATGTGAACCCAATTCACAATGAACCAACTGAGACTGAAGAAGCTAGAGACAAATTTATAAAAAACTTGTCACCACAAGAATTTGAAGATTTCAAAGTCTCTAGCCACATATTAGCAATTGCCGTAACCAATAAAGGTTATGAAAACCTAACAAAATTGTGTAGTCTTGGCTGGAGCCAAGGATTTTATCGTAAGCCTAGAGTCAATCACAAAGTTCTTCAACAATATAAAGAAGGCATTGTTTTCACTTCTTGTTGTTGTGCTTCTGAAGCAGCAAGAGCTTTGCGTGTACATGGCAAAGAAGTTGCTGAAGCGACTATTCTTAAATACAAGCAAATGTTTGGAGATAACTTCTATCTTGAAATGATGCTTCTCGATTTTGAGTATCAACATGAGTATGATCAATTTTTAGTTGAGATGCACATCAAACATCAAATTCCAATGATCATTACCAATGATGTTCATTACGCATATCAAGAGGATAGCAAGTATCAAACATTAATGATGTTGGTTAATACCAAAAGGACATTGGCTGAGATTGAGAAGTTAAAAGCTGAGAATGCTGATGTGTTTGAATTGCAAGATAGAAATTTGTGGATGAAAACAGAGGAAGAATTGAATCAAAAGTGGGCTGAAAAGTATTCCGATGTAATTCCTTTAGAAATTTATGAACAAGCTAAAATGAATACTGTTAAGATATGCAGAATGGCATCTGGCTTAAAATTAGATAGAAGTGTAAAACTACCAAGGCTCAATGATGATGAAGGCGTTTTAAAAGATTTGGTTTTAAGAGGAATGACATATAGGGGAATATCAAAATCTAATCGTATTTACACAAAGCGTATTGCAGAAGAATTAGATCTTATTTTTAGGAAACAGTTTGCTAGTTACTTTCTCATAGTTAAGAGTTTTACAGATGAAGCTAGAAGAAAGTGTCAAGAGATTACTGGGTTGGATGGCGTTTATGCGGTTGGACCCGGTAGAGGGTCTGGTGCTGGTTCTCTTGTGTTATATCTTCTTGGCGTTACTGATGTAGACCCAATAAAGCATGAACTTCTGTTCTCACGATTCTTATCGGAGAACAGAGGTTCACAAGCAGTATTAAAATTTAGTCAAGGTGACTGACTTCATAGTCATCAAAGTTACTTCCTTTAGAGAAGTCAACATTTGGTGTTCCAAGATCGCCAAAAGGTTTGTCAGTATTATAACCTTTTGCACGATATGCTTGGCTCTTTTTGCCTTGTAGTGGGAAGCTATAATGCTTTCCTTTAACGCCAGTATCTTCAGGGGCTTCTGGTTGGGGGAAAGCATAAGATTTCATGATATCTTGAAGTTTTTTCTGAGAATCGCTAATTTCTAGATCTTTTTTATATTGCTCTAAAGTCTTAATTTTCTTTGCCATGATTCACCTCTACTTTATTTAGATTTTCACATTGATTTTTACCGCTAAATGCTTAAAATCATGGTATGAATACCATATCTGTCGAAGATTTTAATAAAATTATCAACAATCAATTCAAGAAATTTCCTTTTCATGATGATCCACGATATCAATTCAGGCTTAGATATGAGCTTTTAGAAATAGAAACACAAAATTGTTGTGATTATTTTATAGATTTGGTCAAACAAAAGAAAAAATTTCTTAATGAAAACAATTTACTTGTCCCAGTGTTACTGGGAATTTGCAATGAATTCAATATTGATGAAATGCCCAAAACTAAAACAAATGAATTCCCCGATGTTGATATCGATTTCTTGGCAGATGTTCGTGATTATCTAAAAAACGAATATGCTCCCAATCAATATAAAGCTGAAAATACATGCTCTATTGGTACTTACGGCAGATATGCTTTAAAGAGCGCCATGATTGATATGGCAAGAATCTATGGATATGACCGACAAGAAGTTTTAAATATTACAACAAATTTGAGAATGAAAGACGAAGATGGAGATGAATTGACATATGAAGAAGCTTTAGAAATGTATCCTGAGTTGAAATCTTATATGGACAAGTATCCAGAATTAGCATTAGCTGTTCAAAAGCTTATTCACAGAGTACGCAATACCGGCAAACATGCTGGCGGTGTAATTGTTGCCAAGGACGAGATTAATAAGTTTGTTCCATTGATGAAAACCACAGGTGGTGACCAGCTTGTATCACAGTTTGTAGAAGGTTTGGCTACACAAGAATTAGGACCAATAGGTCTGGTAAAATTCGACTTGCTTGTTGTGTCTGCGTTAGAGCAGACGGGTCACGCAGTAAAAATGATAAAGGATAGGCATAATATCAAATTAATTTCAGGTGACAATCACGATTGGGACAACACAGATTATTTGAATGACCCCAAGGCTATTGCGAATGCCAACGAAGCAGATTTGATTGGCATATTCCAATATGATAGCAATGGGATTAGAGAAGTTGTAAAAGCTTCTGGTATTGATAGTTTTGATGACTTGGTTGCGATTGTCAGTTTGTATCGTCCCGGTCCATTGAATGCAGAAATGGATCAAGTGTTCATCAGAAGAAAAACAGGACAAGAAGAATATACAATCAATCCCGTGCTTGAACCTGTTCTTAAATCAACTTATGGAATTATTATCTACCAAGAACAAGTAATGAGGATTCTGAATGTTGTTGGCAAAATCCCTCTGAAAGATTGCGAAACAATCAGAAAGGCTATTTCTAAAAAGAAGATATCAAGTTTCATCAAGTATAAAGAACAATTCATTGAAAACGGTGTTAATGTTCTTGGAATTTCCAGAGAAGAAGTCGCTGATATATTTCAGAATATTGAATTCTTCTCAGCTTATGGTTTTAACTTAAGTCATGCCACCGCTTATACTTACATCAGCAGCCGACAATTATATTTGAAAACTTATTATCCATTAGAATTCTTTACTGCTTTGTTGATGTTGGAAGGTAGTGAAGAGAAGAAGCGCATTTATATTACAGATGCTCAAAATCATGGAATTGAAGTTCGGGCAGTTGACCTAAACACAAGCAAAGCCAATTTCTCGATACAAGATAATGCCATTTACATTGGTTTTGGCAATATTAAAGGTATCGGAATGGATACTGCCAATAAGATTGTAGCCTTGCAACCGTTTAAAGACATAGATGATTTTCTTCGTCGGTTTGGCACAGACTCTAGTGTTTTGAAAGCACTGATTCCGTTGAAGGTCTTTGGAGAAGACACAAAGAGAGCTTACAACTATTGGCAAGCTTTTATGGCTAAGAACAAAAAGGTTGTTGACAAAAATAAGAGATCTAATAAGTCTTATCTCGATCTGAAGAAGACAGTGTTATATCTGTTGCCTGAAAAGTATAGGAATTTGGAATTGTCTGAAGAATTGTTTTCAATTCTTAAATCAATTAATGATTCTGCTGATGTGAACAAGCTGCATAAGAAATGGGTGAGGATGAATTCTAAAGAAGAAGCAAAGATTGAAATTTCTTATGAAGACTTTGATGATGATGACATTGTCATCGAAGATAAAGAGTTGCTGCTTGAATTAAATGATATTTGTGTGGCTGAGAGAAAGTATTATGGGTTTCAGTTTACTTGCAGACTAAGAATGCTAAAGATGTACAGTGAGAACTGTACATTTGACCGTGTTATTAATTCTCATGCCTTGGGTGCGACTAAGCACATGGTTCAAATTGAAATATTGGATGTCAATAAAAGATATTCAAAATCTGGTAAGCCCTATTGCCAGTTAGTTGCTATGGATAGTAATTTCAGAATTGAGAGGATTAATGTGTGGGAAGATGATTACGCTATATTCAAACATTTGCTTGAGGTTAACAAATGTTTGTCAATGCAGGTCAAACCACCTTCTAATGGATTTTCTACTTATAGCCTAAATTCTCCTCCTAAAAACAGGAGATATTTACTTCCATCATCAGAGATGGATTTCAGAATTGTTTTAATGGACTAGTTTAATTCATGGAAGATGACATTATAATTGATGATAGCAATTTTCATAAGTATTTTCGTAATACCAGAAATAGCAAAAAGCAAAAAAATGACATCGTTGTTATGTTCTATACTTCAGCTGTTTTTGCAACTGGGAAATTAAAGGAAGAAATTGTTGATTTGTTGGCAACAGAATTTAGCAGTGTGAACAAATGCTTAGGCAAGTTGTTTAAATTTGCTTATGCGCCACATGTAGAAGGCATGAAAATTTGTAAAAGTATAATAAAAGATTATATCGATGGCATGTCTAAGGATGATATAATAAATAAAGAATATCCTTTTGTATTGCAGATGTTTTTTTACACGAAGGAGAAATATATTCCTAGGAATGATAGGCGTTGGTTGGTGGTTCCAGATGAATTCAGAAAAAATAATACGAATTTTGCTGCCCTACAAAGAAAAGACTAATGCTTTCAGCGTAGCGCTTTCTAAAAGAAATGATTTTTTTGTTGTAGAGCAATTCTACAATTGTAGGGAAATATTTCATGAAGACTTTCCTACAACTAAAAATTTGCTTATTTGTGTGCCATCTTATAAAAAAAATAGAATTATAAAATTGTTTGAATATTTAGAAAACAAATTAAATGTTTTGAAAAAATCAAAAGTATTCATTACACAAAGAAAGAACATATTCTTTGTAAAACTAAGTGTTTTTTGGCAATCAAGAATGAAGTTCAGTTTATTAACACTTTTGATAAGGGCAGGATTAAGGATTTCTGATGGCTTGTCATTGGATAAAATTATGAACAAGTCATCTTATTTAAAGAAAACTTCCAATGCTTTTTATGTTTTCTTTTCAGGAAATACTAAATATTCTGGAAAAAAAAATTCTTGGTTTAAAGAATTTAGAAATAAAAGCATGGAAGAATGTGAAAAATTGTTAAAAAAGAGGCGATAAATAATATATAAATGGATGGAGGGCGATATGTCTGAAATTACTGAATGGGAAAAGCAAAAGAATTTCATCAAAGATCTTTGTGACACTTGGGAAAAGTCTAAGCAAGAGAAAACCGTTGATACAGATAAAATCGTTGAAAACAAAGCATATTGCACACTCAAAGAATCATTTGATTACACCAGTGCAAATTACATGAGTGATTGGGACAGGATTTTCAATCATCAGTCAAAATTTATTTCAGAAGATGGCGATGGCAGCATTCTTAATGAAGCAACCAAGAAATCCGCTAAAAAAAAAGTAAGTAAAAAGAAAGCTCCTTCAGCTAAGAAAGCTATCATGAAGGAGAATAAGCCAAATAAGAAACCTTATGATTTACTAAATCCAGATGCTTTCAAGTATGTGGATTTGAAATCAAGCATCGAAGAACCTTATTCCGATGACACTGCTCTTACCCCCAAGGTTAAGAAGTTGGCTAATCTTCCTAACAAGGTTGATTCTTACACTTATGGCAGAGATGGTTCTGACAAGAGTGGCAAGACCAAAGTTGCTGCTGGTTGGACCGAAGATCCTAATATGCGTAAGTTAGAAGATCTCAAAAAGAAGCTTTATGATCTTGAGTGCAAGATGAGTAAACCAGATGGTCTTGATGAAGTAAAAGCAAAAAAAATGCAAAAGCAGTTTACTAAGTTAAATAATGACATCGCTGATTTAAGCGATAAGTTTGCTGGTGATTATAAGACCAATCATTATTATGGATGATTTAGAAAAAAAATTCATGATTCGTTGTTTGAAATGCCGGTGGGCTGAAACCTCCACCGGCATTTCTGCTGATTTGACTCATTTAACAGAGATACCTCGTACATGCATGAATTGCGGTACTCCTCGTCAATTTAAATGTCCCAAATGCGGTCGTCCTGCCAAGATGATGCGGATCAAGAAAAGTGCCCCTTAAATTCATTAAAAAAGAAACAAATAGAAAAATATTATTTAACGAGTTATCGTTTAATAAACATATTTTCAATGAGGAAAAAGATTTCCAAAAAAAGCTATTTTATCTTTCATTTGGTGAATTCGGTTGTGAAACATTATTGCCATCATTTTTGATTCCAAGAGTTAATAATAATTTCCCTGAATACAGAAAGATAATTGTCGGATGGAGCAATAGGGAGTATTTTTATCGTGAGTTGTGTGATGAATATTGGGAATTAGACTCTAAGTACATGTCTTTGAAAGATTATTCATATGCTTTTGAAAGCACTGCTGTTGAAATTTTAAGTATTTATAAAAGACTTAGTCCTCTTGGCGTTGTAATCGATGGCACAAAGATTGGTAAATTGTGTGTTAGGGCTAAATGTAAAAAATGTGCTTTTGAATTTGAAGTTGATCGTGGAGATATTTATTGTCCAAAATGTTATTCAGATAATATTGAAAAGTCTTTGTTTCAAGGATCAAAAATTTATAGAAAGTACGCTGTTCCTTTACCACATATTAGCAAAAAATATGAAGATTTTGCCAATAATTATGTTCCAGAAAATACTGTTGCATTGTTTGCTAGAAATAGAAAAACATATAAAAGGAATTTGACTGTTAATCATTATGAAAAACTGATAAACATGATAACATCTTTAGGTTATAATATTGTTTTGCTTGGGGAAAATGTTTCTTCTTATAATTTGAAAAATGATAAAATAATTAATTTTATGGATCATCAATTAGCTGGCAATTTGGAAGCTGCTTTTGCAATTGTTAATCGTTGTGTTTTTTCTTTGCAATTTTTTACAGCTTCAAGTCGAATTAGTAGTATGTTAGGAAAACCTTTTATTTTATTCGAATCAATTGATCAAATATATGGAAGAGGTCAAGAGGGAATGAGATTATCTTTGATGACAAAAAACTATAATAATAAGAAGATAGTATTAGCTAATTTTTTAGATGTTTTTGAAAATACAGACGAATCAATTGAATTAGCTAGAAAGGCTATACATGAATTGATCGTAGAGAACAATGCTAATGATTTGTTTTTGCGACCAAGTGCGTATGCCTCTTCAATACAAGAAAGCAGCATGAAAAGATTATGGTAACACAAATTGATATCAAAGAAATTATTGAATCTGCCGCAGTTAGAGGTGATTTCAATAGAGAAAAGTTTGATTCTAAAAACATACCTGACAATATGCAAAAAATTATTGTTATGCCAATATTTGGTGACATTAATCATGTGATTGTATTTGCCAATTTTATTTTTCCAACTATTAGGAATGACATTAATCTAAAAGATAAATACATTATCATTGTTACTTGGAAGGGATTCTCAAAGTTCTTTGCTGATGCTGATGAAGTATGGTCTATTAAAAGCAATGAAAACATTGACAGGTTCTATGAGAAAAGCGAAGGATTTTTTAATAAATCTGAAATGTTAAATGTGGTATACAGAAGTCTCAACGAATTTTTTAGAAATGTAATTGATCCAGCAAAATTCTCCAATCAATTTCATTTTGGATTCAAAAAAGATAACATTAAGAATAAAAATGTTGAAATAATTAAAAATAAACTGCCAAATCTTAATTATTTGAATCAAGCAATTCTCAATCAAATCAATAGTCTCGGTGATAAAAAAGTTTTTATAACTCCATTTAAATTCTTACGACAATGGAACTTAGGAAAAGTTAATAATTATAAATTGTCTTCAACATTTTATATTAATGTAATTGATTCTTTAATAAAAAGAGATTATAAGTGTGTAGTAATTAAGAATTATTTAACTTTTGATGTATCAAATAATTATTTGAATAATCCTAATGTTGTTTTTGTGCAAGAAGATGATTGGTTCATGGTGATGGCATACATGCTTGCAACTAAAATGTATGTTGATTTGTTTTGTGGTTTGAATTCTCTAGCTATTTATTGTGGTTGTCCCAGTGTAACAGTGACTGAGAGGAATATGTATATTTCATCTAATCATAAAGAGATAGAAATGTGCATGAGTAATAAAATATTTGATCATAAAGTCTTTTCATTTTTTGAGTTAAATTACAATTTACTTGATAAAAAATTGTTTTTCATAGATAAATTAATTTGTCAAATTGAGGAAGCTAGTTCGAATAAGATTGATTTTGTTGAATCAAGATACAATATTGATCTTAATGCTGCTGTTGTTGAAAAAACAAAAAAGTTGCAGCCTAGATTTATTGGTTTGAATAAAAAGGTAATTGAGGATTAAAATATGTCACGCAAGGCTAATGTTAGGGTTGTTTCAAAAGATAACGGTTATGATGATAACAGAGAGAAATCATTTAAATCTCTTCTTAGTGCATTTCGTCAAGCTGTAAACAAGGCTGGCATTTTGAGAGAGTATAGGCTTCGTGAATCTTATGAAAGTCCTGCTCAAAGAAGAAGGCGTAAGGAAAGAGAAAAAGAAGCTACTATTCTTAAAAATCAAATGCGTGAGAGTTTTCCTGTTAAAAAGAAAGAAAAGCCATGTCCGAAAAACAAAAAGTAATTACTTTTGGCGTACCTGAATCCTTTTACCAAAAGGTAAATGATGCAGCCCTTTCAAGGGGTCAAAAAATTTCTGACTACATGAAGAAATTTGTTAATGATTATTTCAATGACGACATGACAGTTTCAAGAATTGTTTTGGATGTTCCTAGGGACAAGCGTGGTGACAAAGCTTATTTGAAAGCTTGGTTCAAACAAAAATCTGATTATTTAGTTGAGCATTTTTATCAACAATATCAAAACGAACAAAGTCCAAATAATACTCCAACGGCACATGAGGATGTGGGCTAATGCCTCTTAGTTTAGCTCAAGTTTATGATATTTGTTTGGCAACAGATCCAGATGGCAAATGTTGTCGTTATCTGTCTCAAGATGGTCAAGGTTCTGATTATCATTGTTTAAAAAAATCAAAATTTAAAAAAGAAATAGATGAAGAGACAAGTAGCGGTGTTTTTAAAGGATTGAAAATTCCACAAGGTGATAATTGCGAAGGTTATCCTATTTTTTCTCATTTAGTTGTAGGATATGACATAAAAAATCCTTGACTTCGAAAATTTTCTTGTTAAACTTCGGCAGTTATGAAGCGAATGGATTTGCGAGGGCTTTAGCATGATGCACAGTCTCAAAAATGTGATGGTTATTGATTGCCAAGATGATGTGGAATTCTATGCCGAAGGCAATTATTTAGAAGAAATGTTTGACAAAGTTTTTTTAAATTTAAACGATAGCGATGGAATTCCATTAAAAGGAAGAGCAAAATATAAAAATAATTTCAATGATATTCTTGAAAAGTGTAATATAGAAAATTCTATAGATTTGGTTTACAAACTTTTAAACAAACATGTTTCCAAGCAAGATGATGGATATTATGTGGATAATGATGAATCGGTTCCTTCTCCTGATGTATTAAAAGTTCTTGAATTTTTAAGTCATTTGCATGACAAGAAGATTCCTAAAAGATTTGTGGGTGGTTTTTTGATTCTTATGGTCAAATTTGTTTATTTTCCTTTAATTAATGTGTAAATAATTAATATGGCATGTTTTGAAGAATATAATCTTTTGTGGTTGAATTCTGATTTTGCCAGCAAAAAACCTGCAAAAGAACATTCATTTCTTTACAAGTATTTCAAAAATAAAATTCAAAAATTAGCAATGGAGTATTTTTATGTGATGGGGGAAGAAAATATATACCATTTTCAAGATCATACAGGATACAAAGTTTCCCCATCTTTTTTATGCAAGCAATATTTTAAATTTAAAAGTTTAATGGGCATATATAATAAAGCAAAGAAAAACTTTGACTTTGAAGTTCTGCGTGATTTAGATCAAGGCAGAATCAAAATTAAAGATTTAGGAGAAAAAAATGCTAATTAAGTATACTGATTGGCGAAAAATGCACGAATCATCACCAATGACCCGACAAAGGCTTGGCTGGGGCAGGATGGGTACTTATCCGCTTAGAGCCGATTTCATGTCTCATAGCACTCCACCACCAGACATTATGAATAAATTAATAGATACTTTTGGGACTACAGACGGTAAAATTAAACCAAAGCACAAGAAACATAGGAAGAAACATGGTTAATTGCAGGTATTTATCCAATTCGTTGACATCAACAAGCTGTGGTTGCAACACCGCAATCGCAGAAATGCCTATTTATGTTGTAAAACAACATAGCACATACCCTCCATTTAAAGTTGATGTTACAGATTGCAACGGTGAACCTTATGATTTGAAAGATTTAGTCGTTGAAGCTGCTATGTGGACAAATGCTAAATTAAAGACGGCATTAACAATTACAGATAATTTAATCAGATTTGCTGACAATATTGGTTATGATAGTGTTGGTCCTAATTCGATTCTTCATGTTTCAAATGGTAGAGATTTTGAAAGAATGTCAATTGTTGGATTTGACGATGTTAATAAAGTCATTCAGGTAAACAGAGGCGCTTGCTCAACTACTGTTCGTCCTTGGGCAAAAGGATCTTCTGTAAGAATATTAAGATTTTTCAATTCTCCAGCTTCTTCTGAGCTTACTTACTACGATAGAGAAAATATTGACGGAACAACAACGCAAAATGTTTTACAAAGAAGCACACTCATTTATGAATGGCAACCTGAAGATGTTTGTTTCATTGGCAAATATTACTTTGAGTTTAAAGTTTTGAAAATGAATTTGTTGGTTAATTTGAACGCTTATGATCCTGCGACTGTCAGTATCACACCAGTTAGCCAAATTGATTATCATTGTGATCTGGGTCTTGGTGTTGAATGGGCAAGAAGATTCCCAAATGATAAAGAAGGCTTTGTAATTGAAGTTACCAGTAGTCCAACAGCGGAGTGTTAAATTTTGGTAGATATCAATCGTTTGCGTGTTAATTTTCATATTCGCATCCCACAAGTGAGAGTAATGCAAAATGGAGATCAGCTAGGCATTATGCCTACAGAAAAAGCTAGAAATTTAGCTTTTGATCAAGGATTAGATTTGGTTGAAATGGTGCCAAATGCTCATCCTCCAGTTTGTCATATTCTTGACTATTCCAAGTACAAATATGAACAAAAGGTAAAGCATAAAGAGCATATGAAAAAACAGCGTGAGATGGTTCAAGCTGTTAAAGAAATAAGACTTTCTCCAGCAATTGGTCAACATGATCTTGATATTAAAATCAAACATATTGTTGAATTTTTGCATGATGATAAAAAAGTGCAAATTTTTATGAAGTTTAGATCTAGGGAAATGCAACACAAGGATGTTGGATTTGAAAAAATTAATCAGATCTTAGAAAAATGCAAAGAAGTGGCATCAATAGAACTTCATCCTAAATTTGAAGGATCAAAATTAATTTGTCGATTAGCTCCTCAAAAAACAAAAGTTTCAAACTAATTTAAATTACATTGTGTTTCTAAGGGCAATGTAATAAACAGAGGATTATAAAAATGAGTGAATTCGGTAAGGTAGTTGACTGTAAGCCTTGTGGTAATCAGGTTTTGATTGAGCTTTTAACTACTCAAGAAATGGCAAACACCAAGCTTATTCTTAACAATACGAATAAGAAGCTTGGCGCAGAATTTCAAGCGATTGTGCTAGCAGTTGGTCCACAAGTAAATTTTGAATCTTTTGGTTTCAAGGTTGGTGATCGTGTTGTCATTTCTGGCAACGCTGTTCCTGCACCAGAATATGGACCAGATTCAGATCGTGAGAAGGTTCTTATCGATCCATATGCTATTAAAGCTGTAGTGGTTTGTAAGTAACTTTTTTGATTTTGTACATAGGGCGTAGGTAATCTGGACCTATAAATGACGATTCTATATCAATTATATTTGACGCACTCAAGCTGAAGTCTTTTCCTAAACGCTGGAAAACGACCTTCAGCTTGGTGAATTTAGGGACCAAGGGTGTTTCACCTTTTATTGTACGATATTGTGTTGGGCTAAAAAACAATTTGGTCCCATCTTCTAATTCAACTTCAATGATTTTCGTTTTGTCAGATAATCTTTTTACTATGCCTTCTCTTGAAACAGTTGGTATATCGAATATTCCATTATTAATTGCCATGTCAATATCTGGAAGATGATTTGGATGACCAGTATAACCTAAAGTAGAAATAGCTTGTGATCCGGTGTCGCTACTTGTAACCATAGCACCGGGAAATATCGACATGCTTTCTATAAATTTTTTAAAACCAATCATTTTTCACCCTATATTAATATGTATGTAAAATTATAAGGATTTTATATGGGAATTGAAAACAACAAAGTGGATTTGCAAGCAAAACCAAAAAAATCAATGATGTCTGATAGAAATTATCTCATTAGAAATCAACCGAAACCTAAATATTTAACACATGATATTGTGGCAAAATTTGTAAAAGATAATATTGTTGAAGAAGATATTAAACAAAAATTGCTTGAAAAATTGAAAAAATGCCCTGATGGCGCTTTACAAAACTTTATTGATAATATTGATAAAAAGATCGAAATTATTTTACAACAAATGGCTCCTAAAAATGATAAACAAAACTTGCAGAATAATTCGCAAGAGATTACAATTGAAGACATGATTTCTATGAGGAACAGGCTTTCAGAAGAGTCTATCAAGGAGTTTGAAAATGAACAGCCTCAAGGTTGAAATAGTTTGCGAAGATAATGAATTCATGCCAGTAAGATCAACCGCAGGGGCTCTTGGTCTTGATTTAAAAGCAAAGCTTGATTCGGATGAAATTCTTTTAAATCCATTAGAAACCACTAAAATCAAAGCTGGTTTTTCAATTGGCATTCCAGATGGTTATCATGCCAAAATTGTTTCCAGAAGCGGCATGTCAAGCAAAGGAATTATCGTTACCAATGCACCGGGGATTATTGACTCCGACTACTCTGGTGAAATTTGCATACTTTTAACAAATATTGGCAAGCAACCTTTTAAATTAGAAAACAAGACAAGAGTAGCGCAAATGTTTGTAGAAAAAAATATTGATATTGAATTTGTGCATGTAAACAAGTTAAAAGAAACAGAGCGGGGCGCAGGAGGATTTGGTTCTACCGGAATGAAATAATTTATAGTCTTATAGAAAAAAACAATGTTAATTATACTAATGTAAATTAGAAAGAAACATGTCCTCAGATGACATGGATCAACCGGGGTTAGATAATTGAAAGCTTATATTGTTGTTAGTGTGGCAATGGAAATTGAAGGCAGGCTTACTGCCGTAAAACTTGAAAAAGGTTTCACAACTTCTGAAGCAGCACAAAAGTATATGGATAGTGTCCCTAAGACTTTCCCCGACCAAATTAAAACAGGCACTTCTACAATTAGTTGTTGGTGCGAACGGAATGTTCAAGAATTAGAAATCGAGGGATAATATGCAAGCGAATGTTGCTGAAGTCAAGAATGAGATTAAGATTGATTTAGCTAAAGCAAATGTTCAAGACTCTGTGTCGGTTGTAATCGTTCACAAAGACAAACCAGAATATTTGAATATTGCTTTGCAATCAATTGCAGTTAATTCTATCAACAATAATTATGAAATTATTGTTGTTGATAATGCAAGTGGATCTGATACACAAGCATTTCTAGATGATCTTGAAAAGGACATCAAGATAGTTCGATCAGACAAGAATCTTTATTTTAGCGCAGCAGCTAATCTTGGGTTTCGTCATGCTGACAAGAATAGCAAGTATATTCTTTTCTTGCATCATGATATTGTTGTACTTAATCCAGCTTGGATTGATTTGATTATCAATGTTGCTGAAGCAAATAAGAGCGGATTTGTTGGTGTTGAAGCTGGATCATATTTTATCGGAAATCAAAAAGCAGAATTTGTGCAAGAATGGTGTGTTTTATTATCAAGGCAATGTTTTGAAAAGATTCATGGTTTCCCAGAGCAGCTGCCTTTGGTTGGTAATGCTTTTATTGCAACTCTTAAAGCGCAGCAAGAAGGATTTAAGCCACAAGTGATGAAGAACAATATTATTCACCATTACAAGAACTTCGCAATTGATGTTAATACATTTGAAAAGCTTTCAGAGGAAGCAATGGCTCTATTGCCAAAGATTGTGAGTCAAACACAAAGCAGATCAGTTACCAATTAGGAGATATCATGAAAGTTAGTGAATTTTTTAAGTCACTTGATTCTATTTCAGATGATTGTAATATCTTGTTTAAGTCTCCAGATTGCAAGTTACTTCCGTTTCATTTTCATATAACTGAAGCAGCTACTGTCAACAAGAAGTTTGTTGATTGTGGAGGAACTGAGCGAGAAGAAAATTACGCATCAATTCAGTTGTGGACTGCAAATGATTATAACCACAGAATCACAACAGGAAAACTTAGGAAAATTATTCTCAATCATTTATTAGAAAACAATCAAGATATGGAAATTTTTCTTGAATGCGATGAAACAAGTCTGACTACTTATACAATTGAAAGCTCTGAAGTAATTGGAACTACGATTATTTATGCTTTGGGCAAAAAAACCACACAGTGTCTTGCACCAGATCAATGCGGGGTTAAAGAAACGCCTAAAAAATCTTGTTGTAAAGGTAAATGTTGTTAAGCAAGATTCTTAATAAAAGCGGTTAATTTTGGCTGACTGTATGTTTTTACATGATGGTTTGCATAAACAGACGCAAAAAACATACAAAATAACTCTTCTTCATTCATTTTGGGCTTGTTCTTGTATAAAGGAGCAAGCCTTTTCCATTCTTTTTTTTGGTCCTCTGTAATTAGTTTTTCCCAAATAAGATGAGCTACTTCGTGCAAAAATGTAAATTCTCTTCCATAGTTCCAAGGTGCTGCCACTTCAATATCAAATTTGTGTATAACTCCGATATGGTCTTTATCGCCATTTAATGTGTTTTTACAAGTTAATTTTATATTGAAATTCTTTAATAATTTTTGATATTTTTCGGGCAATTTTGCAATTGTTTTTTGGAGGTTTTTTTCCTCCTCACTTTTTTGTTCTACGAACTGAATAAAACTTCTCATGCCCTATATATGGTTATGAAAAGAAGAAAAAAAACCAAGGCTGAAGAAATTCAGAAACCAGTTCATGCCTCTCAGAAGGCAAAATCCGTTTTTCATATTGAGTTTTTAAATCCCGTACAGAAAAAATGTTGGGAAACCATAGAAAACAATGATATTGTTTTTCTTCTTGGCAGTGCTGGTAGCGGCAAGACATTTTTATCCACGGCATACGCTGTTTTTAGTTTGTTGAAAAAACAAGTTCAAAAAATTATGATTACTCGTCCAACTGTTGAAGCTGGCGCAAGTATTGGTTTTTTACCCGGTGGCGCAGACGAAAAACTTCATCCTTACATGCTACCAATTTATGACACTTTGGATGATTTGATTGGCAGAGATGGTACACAGCGTAATTTTGTTAGTAAATCTTTAGAAGTTGCTCCTATAGGTTATTTAAGGGGTCGCACGGTAAAAAATGCAGTATTTTTGCTAGATGAAGCACAAAACTGTACTTACACACAAATTAAATTGTTTTTGACTAGAATTGGTCAAAACGGCAAGTTGATTATCACGGGCGACCCCAAGCAATCTGATTTGCCCGGAAGAATTGCTTTACTTGAAATTGTGGATAAACTCAAAGATGTAAAAGGAATAGGCATTGTTGATTTGCCAGATTCTTCAATTGTAAGGCATCCTTTGATAGCTTCAATAGTTGAAAGAATATGAAATGGCTCTTACTTATAAATATTCTACTTCTGGAGGTTTAAAACTATCAGGATCGGCTGATAATTTGTCAAGTATTTTACATTATTATCAATTTGAAAACAATAATTTAGATAGTTTTGGTTTTTTTGATCTAGTTGGCAATAATCAATATCAAGCCGGTGTTGTAAATGAAGCTGCTTTAACTTCTAAATTTTCTACAATACAAGGAAATGCAAATAAAAACGGCGCATTTTATAATGGCAATTCTTTCACATTTTCTATGTGGTTCAAAATAGGCACAACTACTAAAGACCAAAATATATTTTATCTTGATAGCCCAGATGAAGATTTTGTAATTAAATACGATGCAGCAAGCAAGAAGATATATTTTAATTCATTAAGCAATCCTATTTCTTCTGCAATATTATCTGGAACAACATGGTATTTTGTTTGTATAAGAAAAAATGGTTCTAATGTTTATGTTCAGTTAAACAATCAACCAGCGGTAAGTTATTCTTATAGTTATTTGCCAATTAGGTTTAATTCTGTTGTTGCAACAAATTTAGATGTTGTTGCTCCTTCAAAATATTCTGCTTTATTTTGGGACGATGTAAGATTTTATAAAAATTATTTAAGATCAGAAGAAGTAAGTTATGTTTACAATAATGGTAGTTCCAAGCCAATATCTGGTGGGGATCAAGCAAACTTATGGAATAAACAAAATCATTATTATGCTTTTGATGATTCTGCGAATGATAGTTCTGGATCTGCAAATTTAGTATTAACTCAATACAGTATTTCAGGCGGAACTAGTCCAATACTTGCTGGAAAATTTAATAACGCACTACAAATTGGAAACACTTATAGTTTAAACAGCTATCTTGGTTATGATTATTATGGATACACATCTTATAATGGAAATATTTTAGGCACTGCTGGAGAAAGTTATTCTTTATCTTTTTGGGTTAAAAGATTTGCCGACCCTCTTGAAGAAATAGTTAATCAAATTTCTATTCTTTCTATTTTGACATCTGCAAACAATAATATAATTCAATTTGGCTATGGTGGAAAAAATTTATTTAAAGTTGATGACGGAACAGTATCTGGTGCCACCATTGAAGTTCCAGCTACTTTAACTAATTGGAATCATTTTGGTGTTGTCTACAACGCAGATCAAGGTAGATATGCATTTTATTTAAATGGAAATATTTTTGGAGAAATTAAAGCAACAAGAAGTTTGATAAATGCGGGAAGATTTTATCTTGGATGGGATGGAACAACATATGAATCTGGCAATCCATATTTATGCCAAGATGCTTTAATAGACGATTTAAGAATTTATAATTTTGCAATTACAGGGTGGGACTTTGTTGCTCTTTATGCATTAGGATCGTTTAACACTTTAGAAAAAAGTTTGAATATTAATTTTGCAATGGGAACTTTGCCGCTTAAAACATTTCAAGTTGAATCATATGATTTTTATGAAGATAGTTCCACAACTCAAATTGTCATACCTAATGCACAACATAAATTAAGAACAATAATTCAACAAATATCAGCAACTGATATCAATGAAGTTTGTAAAAAAATAAAAGATATTAATTTTTTCATGAACATAAAATCAATTGCTGAATGGTCAAATAATTTGTTTGGTCCTTATGGTGGAGGAAAAGCAGGAAGAGATCAATACGGATCTTATGTTGATATACCAAATTTTTGTGAAAATGCAGAATGTGTTGATTTTTGTCTTGGAGTAAATGCCATAGTTTCTATAGCAGGAGTTGCCTATGCCTCCAGTGAATACAATGCTGTCGTTGGTTCCGGTGGTGCTAATTTATATGGAACGGCTTCAGCCTTATTGAACAAATATCAGTATGCTACTTCTGGTTATTTTGAATTGGCTGGTAGCGCCATTGCTTCTCAAGTAGGTGGCGCTACTGGTAATCCTTATTCTGGAGGCGGAAGTTTTGAATTGGGAGGATCGGCTGGTCAACGGTCTTCAGATCAAGGCAATATAGTTGTAGAAACAGAACTGAGCATGTCTGTTACACAAATTACTGCTTTATTGAAAACAGATCCCGGTTCTGCTTTGACAGGCACGGCTGTTTCCTCAAGACAAAGTATATGTGATTGTAAAAATGTCCCCCAACAAATTTCATTGCGTCATAATTTAAACAAATCAAGCGAATTGACTAGATTTTTGACAAGAAACAATTTGACCATACCGTCAATTGTTACAATGCTTTATAATAAAAAGATAGACAAGTATTCTGCAAATATAAACTTAGAAGGTTTTTCTTCATTCGTAAATGCAAAAGAATATTGGAATATAATTTTTACCATGTATTGCACAGGAGAGTACAACTCATTTGCAGGAAGATATAATTGGATTTTAAACATGAATATAAGAAGAAGCACAGTTGGGTTTGGAGATAAAGAAACAAATGTAATAACTTATCTTTTAAGCAGTTATATTTGCCCTCAATTTGATGCAAGCAAATTTAATTTTAAGGTTAATATCAATTTGAACACATTGATCGTTCAGGTTAATAATTCGTCTTTCATTAACTCTGTTAATATCAATGATGGAATTGGCTTATTTTTATCTGATGCGTGGAAAGCTGATCCAAATATTACGATGGCGGTTGGAGCTTAGTTGTGCTTATTGAATTGCTTCTAATTATCAACTTGGTTTTTTTACTTATTTTCTTTTTCTCTGTAGTATATTTTTTAAGATATTTGTATCTTGTGCTTCAAGATACAGCCAATGCATTTCAAATGCTTACTGAATTCATTAAGAAAAATTTTGAGAAGAATTTAGAAGATCATGAAAATATTATTAAAATAATTGGTGATAATGATGAAAAAGTTGTTTTAAATTTGACTGAAAATGATCAGAAAATTGTAGATATGATTTCTGAAAATCAAAAAAACCTTATAAACTTGGCTATGTTTTTGGGCTATAGACCAAGAAATTTAGAAGATCTTTAAATTAAACAATGCTCTATTAAATTGAACTAGTGGGGCTTTGATATGCGTGTGCAATATAAAAAATTCAGTTCAACACGCAATTTTGGAGTTGAGCTTGAAGTGGGGAATGAATATCCAAGGAGTTTTATATCTAGTTTGATAAAAAACTCCACTAATATGAAAGTTAATATTTCAAACTACACACAATCTGTTAATAATGCTCACTGGGTTGTGAAAACAGATGCTTCTTGTGGAAGAAGAGTTAGAAGCAATGGTATAAATGAAGGTGGATACGAAATTGCTTCATATGTTGCTTCAGGCATAGACGATATAAACAAAATTTCTAAAGTTGCTTATGACCTTAAAAGAGGCGGCATAAGAACAAATAATAATTGTGGTTATCATATTCATATTAATGTTTCAGATTTTAATGAAGAAGAGATGGGAAGACTTATTAGCTATTGGCTATTAATTGAAGATGTATTTTTCAACATGGTCCCATTTAGAAGAACTGTTAATCGTTATTGCAAAAAAATAAAAATTAAAAATAATGTTTATGAAAAAGCATTGAAAGTTATTAAAAATAGTTTGAAAATTTGGGAAATGTATAAACCCAGAACAATTAATATTAGAAACCCAGCTGAGAAAAGATATTCTCTCAACTTATTGAATTTTTATGCTGCTTCAAAAACAAAATTCAAGAGAAAAACAATTGAATTTCGCTTTCCTGAAGGAACTCTTTGCCACAAAACAATAAAAAATTTCATATTTATATTTTTGAATTTTGTCGAAAATATGAAAGTTACAAAATCGCCAAAGTCTAAAATAATGAATATAGATTATTTTCTTAACATTTGTGGATTTTCTGATAATAATACATTTTGTATTTTAGATAATGATTTAATCAAAACAAAGATATGGATGTTAAAAAGATTGGTCAGATTTGGCAAGGTTCAAGATTACAAGAACCAAGCTAAAAAGTTGCTCGTTAGGATTTATAGGGGATATGGTAATGCCAAAAGCTTCTAAAACAAACCGTCAAATGTTTGATGCCTTTGCAAGTAAATACGAGGATGTTCCTGCCGTATTTATTGCTAGAACTTTAGACTATTTAGAAAATTATGGAAATTGTTTTGATGCAATTCTTGATTACAAGCCAATTGCTATTCAGGAATTTAATACTGAAAGAAACAAATGGCAAAACAAAAAACTATAAAAAAAATATTGAAGGATAATAAATATTTATTGGTTCACAATCCCAGCAATCTTGGTAATTTAATAAAAAAAGGTGATATCATGGCAGAACAAGATGCAAATGTTCCTGTTACGCCTGCAACTAAAATATTATATTATTTATATGGTTTTGTAAATTTTATATTGATGTTATTCAAAAGTACAGTTGTTTTTTTGTGTGGCATTCTTGTTGGAATGGGAGTTATTATTAAAAACCCTCCTGCCGACAAAACAAACATTGCCATTATTGAAAAATTAGAATCTGAAAATTCTGCTCTCAAAGATTTAATCAAAAAAAAGAATAGCGAAGAAATAAGACTTGCTTCTCCAGAAGTAGTTCAAAATGGTTTTGTAATGCCTCGCTGAAACTTATATTTGATTATTCTATTAGTTTAGGAGATTGGCAATGGATAAAAACTACATAAAAATGATTCAGGGATTTGAACAAGCTAGCGCCATGATGAAACCATTTGCCAATTTCATTGGTGTTTATTTTAAAAATTTGATTGAAAATGGTTTTACTCGTCAAGAAGCATTAGCTCTTGTTGAAAATTATCAAATCATGATTTTCAATAGAGCTTTTGAAATGAATAATAACCAAAATATTGATTTTGGCGATATAGAAGAACAAAACAGCGAAGATTGATTTTCGAGGGTTTTGACATGAGTTTTCTTAACATTGGTAGTTCCAAGCATCAAATTGGACAATCATCTTGCGATGAATGCTTGAGCGGATACCCACGCAAATGTCGTTGTGGCGGAATGATTCACGCTGAATTTGGTGGTCAAAACTCACCATCAAAATATCTTTGTGACAAGTGTGGTGACCGATTTATCAGGAACACTTATGTTCCTAAGAATCGTAAACCATTTTACAAAAATAAGACCAAGATCAGAGCTAAAAATGACAGCTAAGCTTTATACTGGATACGGTGATAAAGGTTGCACTTTTACTAAGCGTAATCCTAAAACACCCAAATACGACAAACTTATTCATCTTATTGGAGAAATAGATGATTTAAATAGTCATATTGGCTATTTGGTTTATTTGCTTGAAAAGAAATTCCATCAAGCAGAATATGCAATTTTTCAAAACAGAATTCAATCCCTTCTTTTTCATATTGGTGCTTTTTTAGGATATAACAGTCCAATAAAAAAAGAAGTGCTAGAAAGAGCTATTTCAACAATCGAATATCAAATTGACGATCAAGAAAAGAAGAACGAACCTATTAAGAATTTTATTTTGCCATTTGGGACTCAAGCAGCTTCTTTTGCTCACATTTGTCGTTCTAAAGCAAGAACTGTTGAACGATTAGTTTGCGAACATCTGTCTCATCAGGATGAAATATCCGAAACCAATGGATTGATTCAAGTCTTATTTAATCGTTTAAGCGATTACTATTTTAGCTTAGCTAGAACAATTAATCGCCTAAACGGGAAAAAAGATCTTGTTTGGAAGGCTGATTCAAGTGAATACGATTTCTAGCTCCAAAAGACACGCTTGGTCCATAAATAATAAAGAGATGGACCAAAAGCTGACTAAACCAGTCCTTGTCTTAAACAAGCATTGGATTGCTGTAGGAACCACGCCGCTTTACAAAGCATTTAACCTCATATTTAACAACACACAAAACAAACATAAAGCAGAAATAATTGATATTGATTGCGCTCCTTATACTTGGGAGCAATGGAGTCTATTAAAACCAAATAGCAATGAAGAAACAATTAATACAGTTTCTTGTTCATTTAGAATTCCTCAAGTAATTAGACTTTATGGTTATGATAAACTTCCACAACAAAGAGTAATATTTTGTCGCCATAATCTTTACAAAAGAGATAATTATCAGTGCCAATACTGTGGAGTTAAACCCGGAACAGAAGAACTAACAATTGACCATGTTTTGCCAAGATGCAAAGGTGGCATGACCACTTGGGAAAATTGTGTTATTTGTTGTCCTGATTGCAACAAAATCAAAGGCGGAAGATTGCCAGAAGAAGTTAAACACCGTAAATTTCCCGGCGGTATGAAACTGCTTAAAGAACCAAAAAGACCAAAATATAGAGAAATTAGAATGCATACTGTTTATCCAAGTTGGAATCAATGGTTAACAGAAGCTTATTGGAACATAGAGTTAGAAAATGACAACTGAAAGAAAAGGGTTTAACCCAGTAGTTAATATTAAATTTCCGGTTGAAAAATTAATCGACATAATTGTTCCATTTCATGGATGCTATGAATCTGTTTCCAATTTGATTAAAAGTGTGTTCATGCATTCGCCACAATTAGTAAATAAATTAATTTTAGTTGATAACGGTTCTGAAAATAAAGAATTTGGCTTAATGTATAGTGAACACCCTAAAATAAAAATTGTTAGAAGTGAAGAAAATTTAGGATTTGGTGGTGGCATCAATCTGGGAATGAAAAATGCTGAAAAAACAATTGCTATTGTCATGCACAGTGATTCTTATTTAGCTGATAAAAAATCTTTATCTAATTTGTATAATGATTTTATCTCTATGAGAGATAAAGCTGTTGGCATGATGACAGCTGTTAGTAACAACCCTCAGACAAATGAAAAGATTTTACAAAGAAGCAGTGTAGTTGACGAAACCCCCCAAATAATTTCAAATAATTTTATACCAATGTATGGCTGTATTATTGATCTTGCAGCTTGGCTTAGTTGCCAAGGAGTCCCAGAATTTCCACTGGCTTGGTTTGAAGATGAAGCATTTTGTTACAAATTAAACAGACTCAAATATAATATTGCTGTTTCTTATAGAAGTTTTATAGGTCATAAGGGATCTGTAACAGTTAAAAGTCTTGTAAATAAAAATAAAAAAAATCTAGAAACAATGAAATCTAATATCAATCTTTTAAATAAAATTAGAAAATAATACTAAATATTTTAGGAGGAGAAAAATATGAATAATGTTTTTACTAATACCTTGGTTTGTTTAAAATCTGACAATACTACTGTTAATGTTGGCATTAGACAGTTTCCACCTAACTGCCCTAAAATTAATTACAACAATCAGTGCAGCACCCTTTACAGCGCATGGCTTCCTGCCATTACTGTTTGCCGTCAAGCTCTTTTTGTTTGATTTTTAATAATTTTTTCTTGGTTCTTGCAGGAATTTCACGAATCTTGCAAGAACCATCTTTATTTAAATTCTTCTGCTTTTGTTTTACAAATGTTGTGCTGTCTTTCTTGTCATAATCACTTATATTGTTATTCCCACCACTAGTGAATTTTTGAACATTATAATCAATATAAAATCTAGCAGCAGCTTTTGCATCGGGTTCTCCAGAATTAATCATTTTGCTGCTGACATTCCAATCAGATGTAAAGCTTTGCCTATGAATAGGCACAAGTTGAGCAATTGGAGTCTTATCATCTGGTTTGAATCGTAGTGGCTTAAATTTTTGTGTAAACACAAGATTTATCCAGATGTCGTATTGCATCCAATCTGTTTCTAAAATGCCTTCCATGACAAAATATGGTTGTCTTTCAGGAAAATTAATTGGGGACCGTATTTGCATACACCAATTGGGTGGTGTTTTGAAAATACAACCAGTGTACACCTGAACAACACCAGCTTCCACTAAGCCATAAGTAAACTTCGATCTACCAATTCCAACATGATTCCATTTTTCTGATTTTGTTAATTCTGGTGCCCGTAACATGCTATGAACAATTCCGTAATCAGAATCATCATAATCTTCATAATTTTTATATGTAAAATCTTTACCTCCATGCCAAGTGATTTCAAAATCTATAGGAGGGTATACCCAAAAACCCATTTGATTCGCAATTTTGTAAGGCATGCACCACTTGATGCCGTTTTTATCTGCGGTGTCTTTTAGTGTTTTTTCTGCTTTTTCAATCCTGCTGGCTTTTGGATGTGTTTTAAAAACACTAAAATCAAGAATTTCTTCACGCATGTCCTTGCTCCTTTAATTTAATTGAGTGAGCCAAACAGCAGTTGACAATCCAAAATAGTTTTTTTAGCATTGGCTTGGATGAGTAGGACTCATCATTAGGCTGAAAGGAGTTTGCTATGCAGACGATTGATGTACAGACTGGTTTGACTCGCATTTCATTCAATTCTATCAAACCTGCAAAGGAATTTGATGAATTTGAATTTGGTTTCTTTAACCCTAGAATTCTCGATTCTAAAAATCGTGAAAACTATGGATTCTCTAAAGAAGAAATTGAAAACTTAAAGAATTCCATTAAATCCAAAGGTTTAATGGAAAACTTTCATGTTAACGCAATTGATGGCGAATATGTTCTGATTGATGGACATCGCAGACACGAAGCTATTTCACAATTGATTGCTGAAGATGCTCTTTGTTATGACAGGCATACTAATCAGTATGTCAATGCAAAAGAAATATATTCTGAAATTATTGTTGTTCTTCATAGAGGATTGAATCCTTCTCAATGCTTTAGCCGAGCATTTGAGAGCGATAGCAATAAGATTTCTTTTGGTGAAAATGCCACCATTAGATTTATTGATTATTGCGTCAACTTTAACATGTCAGAAAACAAAATTATTGAAATGTGTGGAAGGAGTATTTCTTGGTTTCGTTATGCAACAAAATTGTTGCAAAAAGTAAATGGAGATTCCGATATCAAGGAAGCACTTCTTGATGGAAGAATTAATGCAACTGCTGCTAATTCTTTGATGGATATTGCAGATGTAGAAGAAAGGCAGCGTGTATTTGAAAACGCTTTGCAAAAAGCAGAACAAGATTATGTTGAAAAGGTAAAGAAACAAGATTTAGCTATCTCTAACACAAAGAGAAAGCTGAAAAAAGCTGAAAAGAAAAAGGAAGAAGCTGAAATCGTTGGTGATATTGAAGATGTCACCGATGCAGATGCTTTGATTGAAAAACATACCGCAACGCTTGAAGATCGCAAGCGTGAACGCAACGAGATCACTCCTCGCATCAATAGCAAAAATATTGAAGAAGCTATTGATGATATCGATTCCTCAGAAATTGAAAACAGGTCTGAGGAAGAAACTCTTCCAACCAAGAGTAAGCTGCCCAAACTCACGATGAAATCAATTCGTGATAGCTGGACAAAGGATATTGATGCTGCTATTGCTAGAGGTCACATGACCGATGAGCATGAGGCTATTACTCCTATTCTCAACAATTGCTTTGCTGATATGATCAAGGCAATGTTTGAGGAAAAAATTTCTTATCAGGATTTCGTTTATCGCTGGTCAACTCGTTTTGCAGAAGCTGGTCTTTCAGATAATGCGGGAGCTAATGTTGACACTAACAAAGAAGTAGAGTAATATCTGACTAACAGGTGGTGGGTAAAAAAAGGTGGGACTATCTCTCTGAAGTGCAGTGTCTTGTGACACAGGAGAGATACCCGCCACCTGTTATTGGTTCCTAAGCATAGATAACGATGCAATCGGCTTTTAACCGATTGAGGATGGTGTAAGTCCATCAGGAACCATTAACTAACAATTAATAAGAAGTGTGTCTACAATTGATACAGACACAATAAATACTAATATTATGCCAATCTTGAATTGTCCATTTTGCGGTGATTATTTACCATATGTTTTAAACGAAGGAATTGTTTTTTGCGACCATTGTGAAAGAATGGTGGATAGTTCTTATAAAAACAAAATGCTTAGTGTATTCAGAATACTTAATAAAAATCAAGGCATGAAATATGATCACATCAAGCTTGAATACAAACTTGATGATAAATCATGGGAAATATTAACAAAGGCAATAGAAGATTGCCTTACGCATCAAGAATTTGAAGCCTTGTTAAAAAGAATATCATCATCTTCTTCAGAATGATTCTTATTCTTTTCTGGAATTAATTCTTCTCTTGCAATTACATAATTTTTGTCTGCATCAATTCCAATCTTGACTCTTCCTGATTTGCCATAACCTTGAATTCCACAAATAGTTAAGGCAATTTCCTTGCCTTCTGGGGTTGTGATATAAACCTTTTCATAAAGTTTGCGAGTAAGTACTAACATGTGCCTCTCCTTGGTTTTGTGTCTTTTTAAACACTTTCCAAATTAATTGAGTATGTGCGACTCATTTAAATACGATTCTTTTAAAATTTGAGGGACCGTCATGCGTAGCAATAAGAAAGTTCCTGTCTTTGTTTATGGCACTCTTAAGAAGGGCGAAAGAGCGCATGATAAAATGCAAGGCTCTAAACTGATTGCAACCGCAGAATTACAACCAGAATACAAATTATTGAATTGTGGACGATATCCAGCCTTAGTTAAGGCAAAGAATGGTACAAATTATGTCCCCGGTGAAATTTATGAAGTCACAAAAGATGTGTTAAAAAATCTTCATGAATATGAAGGCGTAAGCAGTGGTTTATTTTATTTTGATTTTCTTGCCTTAGATAATTTCGAAATTGTAAATGAACCACAAAGCAATCTTACACACAAGATGCTTAATCGTGGATTGGTGTTTGGTTATTTGTTTGGCAATCAAAGAATTAATTTGCCAGAAATCACTCACTGGTCGATTGATTCTCTCTGTTATGCAGCCATTCCGTAAATGTTGGCAAATTTTGTTCTTTTAGCATACCTTTGCGCCATGTGCCGCCATGTTGTTTGTACCACTTACTAGCCCAAGCATTCGCATAAGCAGAGTTTCCAGTTACGCATGGTTGATCATTAATTTGTGTAATCCATGTACTTAATGGAGTCTGAGGACACCAAACCATCTCGTTACCAGATGGGTGTACTTCAAAATTAGTCAATAATGGTAAGCCTTCACCAACAAACAATTTGGTATAGGACTCAAATCCCATTGTTTTTTCTAGCATTAAATTGCCATCTTGCTCAATTATCCATTTGTGATCGAGGGTAGATGTAGCAAAGTAATGACCATCGCTATATATCTCGTAAACAGGAGCGTTTTCATGGACATGAATTTTTTCTATTTTGACAAATTTTCTTACTCTTTCTTGCACATCGAATGCCGCAATCTCATCACCTTCTTTTAATTCATTGTAATATTTCCAGCCATCTTTTGTTAAAGCTGGATATGAAATGGGTAAGCAAGGATAAACATCAAATTTTTGTTTAGCTGCTGCTTTTGCCCTTGCCCATAGTGATGGGTTATTTGGCTTGTTTTTAGATGCCTCGTTTAATTCAATCATCTCTTGTTCTGTCATAAAGTCCTCCTTGAGATTTTCGTGACTAACCCAAACAGGCTTTCTGCCTTTGTGGTGGGTTTTCTTTTTCTCTGCTCTTCTTTTTTGTTCTGTAGCTTTTTTCTTAAGTTCAGGACTCATGGCAGCGGCTTTGGCAGCAGGACGACATTTGGGATAAGATTTCTTTTGATCCTTTTTCCGTTTGCCTTTTTTTGCAGAAGCGCCGCATTCAGGATGTTTGCCAGACTTGTCTTTGCGGGAAATATCTACCCACTTTTCAGCAAACCATTTGCCTAATCCAGAATCGCTATATGTTTCATTAATATCCATAAAACTATATATTTTTCTCAATGAAAATATTTATAAAATTAATATATATTATTGGATTCGTGTAGTGGTGGGCGTTTTTGCTGTTTCCTGCTCCGGTACACGATTAAGGATTGTCCTGAAGATTAACAGCGTCAAGGCATCCCCTTTAAACCGTAGTGCAAACTACGGTTTTATTTTTATTCAAAAAATGAATCATACCAAACATCAGATGATATCAAATTGTTCTCCCAATTCAAAGACCAAACTTCTTTGCAAAACATGCTAACACGCCAAAAACTACTAAATTCACGACTCAAATCAAAACAATTGCTTTTTCTCATTTGGTCAAAACCTTTCAATATTTTTAAGGTTTTATCATTTCTACAAACAAACTAATTTCTGGCAACATATCAAATGTTTCTCTGACAATTTGATCATGTCCTTGTCCAAAATGTCTTTTTTCTACAATAAATCCAACTTTTTCTCCAATGGTTTTTAACCCTTGATAATCATAAGCAATCTTATGTCCTTCAAATAACAATGACCAAAGTTTTCCACTCTCAAACTCATTATTAGCACAATTGTCATTAATCTCATCAAACATGCTTAATTCTTTTGCTTGATAATAAGAGATTAATTTAGCTGCATCAGGCACAGCAATACGCAATACAGCACCTTTTTTCATACACCGATAACATTCACTAAGGAAATTAATTCCCTCTTGAACAGTCAAATGTTCAATCATGTGACTACTATAAGCCAAATCAATTACTTCATTATTGAATGGCAAAGGATTTTTTGCATCAATTGGCATAAACTTGTAACGATGCCTTGATGCAAATTCTTGCATATTAATAACATCGGTATTAATCCATCCATGATAAAACATGTTGATGAAACTGCCAAAATTGACTTTGATCTTGTTGTCCCCAAATGGGATGTGTAAAGCTACATTCCCTCTTTCCAATTCTTCTTTATCAACAACTTGTTGAGTTGCTGGCATTCTTTCTAGCCACCACTCTTTAGTTCTCAGTGTGCAATGCGTTTTATCAAATCCATCATCGTTTTCACCAAAGTCAATGCCATGAATGCCTCGCTTAGATACACGATCAAGCTCTGCCAACACTGCTGGCAAATGTTCTTCTGGAATGTGTTCAAAGACAGCAGTAGAGAATGCTAAGTCAAACTCTTTATCATGGAAGCTCCAAGGAGTTTGACAAATGTCCCATTCAATTACATCGTTTGTAACTCTGGTTAATTGGCAGTGATGACTTATTTCCAAACCCTTGGCTTTTATGCCTGCATCATTGAAACGCTTGGTCATATAACCCCTAGCGGCACCAATCTCAAGGATCGATGTAGGGTTATGTTCCATAATTTTATCGAAAGTCAACCAATGGACGGGATAATCCCAATAACCTTCATAAGCGTAACCGCCTACTTTGCCACCGCCATTAAAATAATGCTTGTCAAATAACTTTTTACGATCTTCTTTTTCTGGTTTTGTCACTTCGATTATCATGTCTGTCCCCAATGCTCCATGTGGTAAAATTATTACATTTTCAAATCCTGCTTCACGCATCAATTTAATTGCGTAAACAGGACAAAGGCTATTTCTGTGAGTGTTTTCATCATAATTTTGATCACCAAATATGATGGATGAACTATCATCATTCCATTCTTCTTGATTCAAAACCCATTCCATTTGTCTTTTTGTGTTAGCAGTTACAAATACTGCTTTGCCATTTTCACGAAGTATTCTGAACACTTCTGAAATGAATAGTTTTACTTTGCGCCATGAAAGATGTTCAATACAATAACAACTAAAAACGCCGTCATATGTGGCGTTAGTGAGTGGCAGAGGTTTGTTAAAATCTGCAACAATATCTACAGTAGGACCAGAACGAACATCAACATTGGGTCGAAAATAAGGATTATCTCCACCACCTAGTTCAATAACATTTTTTGTAAATGGAAAAGTATAACTCATGACTCTAACATTCCTCTCCAAGTTTGCACATATGATTCTCTTATATTCTTCCAATTATAAGTTTGGGTATGTCTAATTAGTTCTTCTCTAAAATCCCATGTATTGGTCTTATACCAATCAATAGCTTTTGCAATACAATCTGGATCTTTCTTCATTACAAGCTTGCAATTATTGTCTAAACAATCAGCAGCGCCTACACCATAAGACGCAATGACTGGTCTGCCAAATGTCATTGCTTCAAGAATCTCAATACCAAAACCCTCTGTAACACTTGGCTGAACATAAACAGTAATAGATTTGAAGAAATCATCTAAATTTTTCACATAACCAAGTATGTTGTAATTTGCTTTACCACCAAATTGGCGAATCATGTTTATAAGATATGGAGATTGCGCTCCCGCAAATGTCAAAACAGCATCTTTGTAGTTTAATTTTGCCCAAGCTTCAATTAGATACTTTATTCCCTTATCAGGTCCGATTTGACCTAAGTATCCAACTGAAAAGGTTTTAGGATAAGAATAGTTAAAACCCTGATAACACCCATGTGGAATAATGGTTGTGTTTTTACAACCAAATTCTTGCATTATTTTGCTGCTATGTCTACTTGGACAAATCACAAGATCCGCATTTAGATAGCTAGATATATATTGATTCCATAGTGCAGGTTCAGTAATATGTGGAAAATCATAAGGAATACCAAGAATTTTAAATTCTTCTTGGCTTTCTTTGATGTCGTGTGCTGCTGCCGTGTAAGAAATCTTTACGCCTTTTTCTTTCAACTTTTTGGTTAGTTGAGGAAATGTTCCAGCATAAAAATGTGCCAATTTATATTTTTCTAAATCTGGAATATCAATTCCAACTTCTGCTTGAAATGGATCTTGCGTAGGTTGAGGATTGATAATATCAACCGGACCTAATTTGTTTAATGCTTCTAATTCGTTTTTGGTGACTGTTCCACCACCAGTTCCATTTCCAATTCTGTCACAAGTTATGTAAAGAAACATTTGTTTTCCTTTAAGTAAATTCTGCTTAACTAGTTGTGTCTCTTAGTAAAGCTGATTTTACCAGCCACCTGTATCAATTGCCTCGTAGCACAGAGATTCGTATCGGTCCACCATGTTCTCGTATGAAAACTGTCTTGCCCATTCGATACAGTTTTCTGGCTTAATTGTGCTAACCGCATCTGCCCTTATTAGATTCTCCATCTCTTCTTGAGTCCTAACTAAGAACCCAGTTTCTCCATGTTTAACTGTTTCACGCATGGCACCATTATCCCATGCAATTACAGGCATTCCGCATAGTTGTGATTCTACAGGAGCAAGACCAAATGGTTCCCTATAATGCAAGTTAGGATGCAATAAGGCTTTATTTGAATTAAACCATTCTACACATTCACTCCTAGTTTGATGTCCAATATATCTCAAATGAGGAGAAATGACACATGCGTCTTTTATTCTTCTGAGAAGATCTGGTTCGCCAGTAATTCTATCATCGCCAACTAGATCAAGACTGACGCTGCAATTATTGGCTACATTAACTGCAATGTGCGGTCCTTTGATTGTACTAATTCTTGCCAAGAACAAATATCTATTGTTTCTTGGTTTGTTGCTTCTAGAATAGAAATTGACATCCACGCCATTGTAAGCAGTTCTTGAACTACATTTGAGATGTGTTGTGCATACTTCAGCTTGATCATGAGAAATACAAATTAAACATGGGAATGGTACAGGAGGAGCAGTGTGGTACATTGTTTCCACAGGAGCATGTAAGACACCCAAAACAGGTTGAGGAAGGTTACCTTCCATTTTCAGTATGTAAGACCATTTTTCCCAACTATGATCAATAATTACATCAAATTGATTAAGTTTTTGCCAATAGCCACTATAAGCTTGTCTTTCAGATTCACCCAAAGTTGTTTCATGTAACTTAGCATTAGTTTTTGATCCTCTTGGAGCAATAAGAGTTACATCATGACCTTTATTGTGCAGTCCTTCGGCACATTGCCAAGAGATCATTTCTAAACCGGCATAGCCATTTGGAGGACAAGGTAGAACTGTAGTAGAAATAACACAAATTTTAAGCTTATTTGTGTTCGTAGAAGGTAAGTGTGTCATTTTCATGGTTTAATTTCCAAAGGCTTGTATCCTTCTAAAGAAGAACTTGCATAGCCAATATGGCTACATTGTATGCTTGTATCGACATGAATTTTAAATCCATGATTTCGTGCATGTTTGCAGAATGTGAAGTCTTCACTTGTTTTTTCTAGGTGAGGAAGATCAGTACGGTCGCATCGCCATTCAAACCAATGACAACGATTGCTTAATGGAGGCAATGTTTTAAGAACATCTCTGTGTATCAGAAGACATCCAGAACCAACAAAATCTACTTCAATCAAGCTGTTTGCTGGGTATTCTGTGATCCATTGTGGTCCATTTGGACTGTCTTTTAACATTACAGGAGCTAAAGGAGGATATCTTCTGTAATAAACACCGCTAACAATTGGTTTATTATGGTTTATTAATCTAACTACAGTGTCTGGAGGGGCAATAACATCGTCATCAAGGAAGAATAACCATTCCCAACCTAATTCAATTGTTTTTAAACATCCTGTATTTCGTGCCATGTCGAATGGCATTCCGCTCAATGCTGTCCAAGCACCATTGGGCAAATACATATTCCTTAGTCCAAATGCCCAAGCTGTTGTTACTGTTTCTCTAGTTAAAACACATCCAAGAACTCTATTTTGATTAACTGGTTGTGCGTTTATTTGTTCCCATGATCCCGGCATTTTTATTACCTGATAAGATTATAATTTAACATAGAACAAATTAATAAATTCTATATTAGGTTAAGGAGAAAATCATGAGCGAACTTGTGCCAATCAATGAAAGAGTTAATAAAGCAATTGATTTAGTTAAGGAAATGGAAGATGCTTTTCTTGAGATTCAGCAACCAAGAACTGCTTATGTCTTGGAAAAATTTGTCGTAGGACAACATGATCATGTCACACAAAGCTACGCACAGTGTGTATTGGAGCTTCAAGTAAAATATGATAATTTGAGGAGAGCAAAACTCAATAGAAGAAAACTTGAAATTAAGATTAAAGAATATGAAGACAAGGCAACAGAATTGGATTTAATTGAGGCTGATCTTGTCCGTATTGACTTGGAAGAACAAGATCGTGCTGTTTTAGGTGCTTTGAGAGAGTTTGAAGCTCTTTATAAACTTTGGAAGAATTTTCCTAAGAAATATACAAGGGCAGAGCTTGATGCTGCACAACCAGATTACTGGAAGGCAAGGCTTGAAAGACAAGCACAACAAGACCTCCAAGCTACTGGAAGAATCGGTGTTGGCAATAATGAAGCATTGCGTCAGATTGGTTTAACTGGAACACCACAACTTGATCATATTAGAGAAGTTGAGAAGAAATATCTTGAAGTAGGAGATATCAAGGTTTTAGTTTGCGTACCGACTAGGGAAAAAGCTGAAAAGCTGCCTGTTCTTGAAAACTTGACAATTCCATCTGGTGTTCAAGTAAAGTTCTTGAATGTTTTCGGAAGGACTACTGCCGATGCCTACAACGAAGCTATTCAAACAGCTTTGAATGATGGGGCTGATTTTTTCCTCACTGTTGAAGATGATACTTTCCCACCAGATGATGCATTCTTTAAGATTTTGAAGCGTTATCGTGAATTAGGAGAACCTAAAGCTGTTATTGGTGGCTACTACATTAAAAAATCACCTACTAGAGAAGGTGTTCACATTACTGTTGCAAATGGTAAGCGTCAAGCTCTTACACTTAGTCAGCAAGATCGTGGACTTTATGAAGTTTATACTATCGCTCAGGGGTTTACTTTGTTCCCAATTCAATGCTTTTTGCAGACTGAATACCCTTGGACTGTAACTACTTCACATTTGACACAAGATAGTTTCTTGTCGCAAAAGCTTAGAGACAAGGGATTTAAGTTGTTTGTTGATGGCGATATTCGTTGTCGTCATTTGGATGTAACTACTGGCGAATATTATGAATAATAAAATTAACTGTGAATTAGTTTTTCCAACCACAATATTCTTCTGTGATCTTCATGATAGTTATCGTGAAGATCTGATTGATTACACAAGATATTGTCAAGCTGTTGATCCAATTGGTGTGGAAAAAACCAATATGGGTGGCGGTTGGCAAAGTAAGGACAATTGGCTTGATAATCCATCGTGCAAACTTTTAAAGGATGACTTAGAAAATGTGGTAAATAATATTTGTGAATCACTAAAAATAAAAGAAAAATTAAAGATTTATAATTCTTGGGTGAATGTAAATCCTACTGGTGGATATAATGTTGCCCATATGCATCCAAGGAATTTATTTTCTGGGTGTTATTATTTACAAACTCCTAAAGATTGTGGAAATATAATTTTTTATTCTCCTTTACATGCTAAGGAAATGATTGATGCTAGTTATAATGAAATGAGTATTATTACTGCAAATCATTTAATTTATCCAGCTATTGCTGGTCGTGTTTATTTGTTTCCATCTTGGTTGCAGCATAGTGTTCAAACCAATCTATCTTCTGAAGATAGAATTAGCATGAGTTTTAATGTGTTTTTTGAAAATTTTTAACGCATATTATATGGCAATGTGCCTTGGAATCCGCTTCTGATCATCATGGGGCTTGGCATTACAAAAAGTCCTCCACTCATGGCAACACCAATAGATTGTTGCATGTCTCCTGAAAGGAATGGTGCGCCCGAAGCTGCTCCTCCCATGAATCCGCTTCTGTTTACAATAAAACCACCTGATCCGACATAAAGTGGTTGTCCTTGAAATCCTGATGCGACTTGACCTGAAACAGTTTGACCAACATATCCATAGTAGAAAACTCTGCCAGTCGTTCCACTTAGAATTGCACCACTTGTTACACCAATTGCGGGAAGTCTTAATCCGCTTGCTCTTTCTGCTCTACGAATGAGGTTACCAGAACCAATGCATACTGCTTTTATTCCAGAAATCAGTTCTCCTGCAAGGAAATAATCAAACATTGGTCTGTTTGTGTTTATTTGCGCTGTTTCTGCTAGGTTATAAGGGAATGCTGCATTTTGTCCACTAGCAGTTACCAATGTAATAGTACCGGATGCTAATTTGCTGCTAGTAAGATAAGCTAATGAAGTATCACCAAGATGCACATTTCCAATTTGTCCGCTACCAATACTCACATATTGAATTACATCTCCAAGAAATGCTGGGAAGTTGATGACACCGCTTCCAATATTGCCAGAAAGTATTGTGGCGTTTGCAAAATGAACTCTTGCAATTTCTCCTGATTGAATGTTTCCACTCGCAATGCCTCGGTTTGAGAAGTTATTTGTGGTTCCATCGCTAAATACAACGCCTGAAACAATGTTTCCGCTTAATATTGAACCAGATGCTAAGTTAGTAAAACGAATTTTGTCTGCTGTTGTTGTTGTAATTTTTCCAGATATAATAATTGTGTTGTATGTGTATACAGGAGCAGTTCCTCCATCAACACCATAACCAACATATCTAGATTGGCTTAAATTAGCAGTTGTTTGAGCGGCAGTGGTGTCTGTTGAATATGTTAATTTGTCTGCCAAAGAAACAATTCCAGTAGAAGGAAGTCCGCCAGCAAAATATCCTGCTATTGAAACATTAGAAACTCCAGCAGGTGCCCATCTTCCTTGGCTGAGATTTGCACTTGTTTGAGCAGCAGTTGTGTCAGTTGAAAATGTTATTTTATCTGCTGTTGCCAAGTAGCTTGTTGAACCATCGCCACCAGCAAAATAACCTTTTGTTATCCCTTCTGAAACGCCTGTTAAATAAACTCTTGTTTGACTAACATTTGCAGTTGTTTGGACAGCAGTTGTATCAGTTGAATATGTTAATTTGTCTGTCAAATCAGTGACGGCATTATTACTAAATCCGCCAGCAAAATAACCTTTTGTGCCTTCTCCATTACATCCTGCTAAACCATATCTAGCAAGACTTAAATTTGCCGTTGTTTGAGCCACGGTTGATTCATTAGAATATGTTATCTTATCAGCAATATTGCTAAAATTGTTACTATATCCACCAGCAAAATATCCTTTTGTTGTTCCTTCTGTAACTCCAGCCAAGCCCCATCTGTTTTGGCTTATGTTCGCACTTGTTTGAGAAAATGTTGTATCTGATAAGTATATTATTTTTTCTGTAGCGGCGGTATAATTTACAGCGGTAGTAAGACCGCCAGTAAAATATCCTTTTGTTCCTTCGCCAGAACATCCAGCTAAATAACCTCTTCCCAACCTTAGATTTGCGGTTGTTTGGGCAGTAGTTGTATCATTTGAATATGTAATTTTATCTGTTGTTGCAAAAAATAAGTTTCCATCTGAACCACCAGCAAAATAACCAGCTTTATCTGTAGATGAAATATATGAAAAACAGTTTAAATTTATGGAGTTATTGTTAAACATGAATGCGGTTATACCGCCAGATACATATTGTGCTGTTGGAACAGTCCACAATCCGCTTGTTAAATTATCACTTGCTACACAGCCAAAGTTAAAACTTCCAGAAGATAAGGATGTATCTGCAAAATGACCGCTGTTTACTGCGGTTAATGCAATGCTAAATTGATATATTTGTCCACTTGCAATAGCTCCACTTTCGACTCCGTTATTTCCTATAGCTGTATTTCCAATTATACCGCTTGCTATATCGCCACTTTGTATCGCATTGTTTGCAATCAAGTCATTAGAAATAATACTTGGCTCAAAGTTACCACTTAATACAGAGTTATTATCAGCGTATACAACAGAGCCAGATGCAAATTTTCCGCTTGCATTTATTGCACCAGAAGCAATGTCGAAATTATTGATTTCTCCGCTTGCTATATGCGGAGACACTATTCTACCACTTTGAATATCGCCACTATTAACTGATTGGTTTGCAAAAGCAAAATTAAATAAAGCTCCTGATGACAATGCAGTTACAGATATACCACCACTATAAATAAGATCGCTATTAATGCTATTATTAGCAAATGCTGCAACTGATCCGCTTGAAATAGAACCACTTATAACAGATGCTTCTCCTAATTCAAAACTGGTTACTGTTCCACTTTGAATGCTTCCTGAAACAACTGAATTATCAGCAAACATATCAGATGTAATTATACCAGATCCAAGCGTTCCTGAAACTAAATGAAAACGACTTATTTGACCGCTTGCGATACTACCACTTACTACTGAATTGTCACCAAATACATAAGAAAATTCTTGACCTGCTCCTACTAAATTATATCTTCCTTGGCTTAAATTAGCCGTTGTTTGTGCTGCAATTGTGTCATCTGAATAAGTTAATTTGTCTGTAGTTGTAGAAACAGTTGTTCCGTTATCCGTAGTGCCACCAGCAAAATATCCTTTGGTGGCTCCCTCAGTAACTGATCCAAGCACCCACGATCTTGGTTGACTTAAATTAAGAGTCGTTTGAGAAGATGTAGTATCTGTAGAGTAAATTATTTTATTTCTAAGTGACATAGCAGTGTTGTCAGAGGCTATTAAGTAACCTTTTGTTCCTTCACCAGAACATCCATATGGTCTTATTGCTGCCGTGGTCAAATTGGCAGTTGTTTGAGCAGCAGTTATGTCTGTCGAGTATGTCAGCTTGTCCGCTGTTACAACATATCCTGTTGTAGAATTTGTATTGCCACCAACAAAATAGCCTTTTGTAAATCCTTCTGAAACTCCTATTAAAAATGATCTTGCTTGACTTAGATTTGCGCTTGTTTGAGCGGATGTTGTATCATTAGAATATGTTATCTTGTCAGTTGTCGCCAAAAATCCGCTAGTACCGCCTCCAAAAGTTGCACCTCCACCAAAATAGCCTTTTGATGAATATTGAGATATAGAAGCTAAATATGACCTTGCCTGACTTAAATTTGCTGTTGTTTGAGCAGCACTTGTGTCTGAAAAATAAATTATTCTTTCTGTTGTAACAACTGGATTTCCACCACCAGCAAAATATCCTTTTGTTACTCCATTTCCAGAACATCCAGCTAATCCAGCCTTTGCCTGACTTAAATTTGCTGTTGTTTGAGCAGTAGTTGTTTCCGTTGAATATACTAATTTATCTGTTCTTGTTGTTACACCAGAGATAGCATCTGTTCTGCCACCAGCAAAATAACCTTTGCTTCCACCTCTAATTCCACGAAAAATATTAATTTGACCAATTATATCGTTGATAATTATTGGTGCAATTTGTCCAGATCCAATATTTCCACTTGTTACTGCAACATCACCAATATTACCACTTTGAACAATTCCTGAAGGTAAATAATTAAAAGCAAAATGATATTGTCCTATTTCGTTACTTGATATATTCCCGCTATTGACGGAATTATTGCCAAAGTTACCACTTATAACTTGACCAGATGAAATATCGTTATAACCAATTACTGAATATTGATTAACAGAAGCTAGTCCTCCTCTAGCTTGACTCAAGTTAGCGGTTGTGGATGCATTGGTTGTATCATTTGAATAATTGATTTTGTCTGCATTAGGAGAAAATATAAATCCTGTAGATAATCCTCCTGCCACAAATCCCTTGCTTATGCCTTGAGAAACTCCAGTACTTTGATATTGGTTGGTACTTAGATTTGCAGATGTTTGAGCAGAAACTACTTCTGTTGAATATATGATTTTATCTGCTGTTCCTAAAATATTGCCAGCTAAGTATCCACCTATGAAATAACCTTTTGTAGTTTCACCAGTAACACCAGATAAATATCCTCTATTTTGGCTAAGGTTAGCTACAGTTACACTAGAAGTAGTATCATTAGAATATGTTATTCTATATACATCAGTTAGTTCATTGCCGCCACTATCATAACCACCAGCATAAAATCCTTTTGTGCTTCCGTTTGTAACTGCCGCCAATCCAAAAATGCCTATTGGTAAATCAGCGGTTGTTTGAGCCGCTGTTGTGTCATTAGAATATGTGATCTTATCAGAAGTAGTAAGTGCTGCACCTCCGCCAGTAAAATATCCTTTTGTTCCTTCGCCAGAACATCCGGCTAAATAACCTCTCGCTTGACTTAAATTAGATACAGTACTTGCAGAAGAAGTATCAGTTGCAAACAATAATTTATCGGCGTTTACTGTATCCCCACTAACTCCATCATAACCTCCAGCCAGATATCCTTTAGTTGTATTTTCAGACACACCAGCTAAATTTATTCTTATTTGACTTAGATTTGCTGTTGTTTTTGCTATTGTTGTATCGTTTGAGAAATTTAGTTTATCTCCTGTTTGATATATGGCTAATGAATCACCACCTGCAACAAAGTAACCTGCTCCATTGACACTTTGAGCAAAACATGTACTATTAATTTGTCCACTTGCTATGTTTCCTGAAACAATAGAATTATTACCAAAATTACCACTCTGAACTTGTCCAGAATTTAAAAATGTGCCAGAAGCAAAATGATTAATTCCTAATTGACCAGAAGAAATGTTACCAGAGCAAATGCTATTTTGATCGAAAACATTTGTAAATTCTTGCCCAGCAGCAGCTAATCTTTCTATTGATCCAATAAGATTTGCACTTGTTTGAGCAGCAGTTGTGTCTGTTGTATATGTCAATTTGTCTGCTGTTGATGTAGGTGAGCCTGTGTTTCCACCAGCAAAATAACCTTTTGTTGAACCTTGAGAAATTCCTGCTAAATAATTTCTAGCTTGGCTAAGATTAGCTGATGTTTGAGCAACATTTGTATCTGTTGAATATGTCAATTTGTCTGCCGTTGCAACAGAGCCACTAGTTTGTCCACCTGCAAAGTAACCTTTTGTTCCTTCGCCAGAGCATCCTGCTAAACTAAATCTCGCTTGGCTTAAATTTGCCGTTGTTTGAGCAGCAGTTGTGTCTGTTGAATATGTGATTTTATCTGCTGTAGAATATGAACTTGTACCAGTATCTGTAGTTCCTCCAGAGAAATAGCCTTTGTCTATTTCGTTTGAAATCCCAGCCAATGAGTTTCTAGCAAGACTTAAATTTGCTGTTGTTTGAGCAGCAGTTGTGTCTGTTGAATATGTGATTTTATCTGCTGTTGCAACAGGAACACTTGCTCCAGTTTTGCCTCCAGCAAAATAACCTTTTGTTTTTTCACCGGAACATCCAGCTAAGTAACTTCTTGCTTGACTAAGATTTGCGCTTGTTTGTGCATTAGTTGTTTCTGTCGAATATGTCAATTTATCTGCCGTTGCAACAAGAAGATTTGTGTCGCCGCCAGCAAAATATCCTTTCATATAACAATCTGAAACCGCTGCTAAACCAGATCTCGCTTGGCTTAAATTTGCCGTTGTTTGAGCAGCAGTTGTGTCAGAAGAATAAATTATTTTATTGACAGCTACTAATAACTGTGAAAATATTTCATTACCACCAGCAAAATAACCTTGATTACCGCCTCTTGTTGTCGTCAATATTCCAACATTAAAGTTATTTATGTGATATTGTCCAATTTGTCCAGAAGCTATATTGCCACTTGTTACTGCATTATTGCCAATAAATCCAGATGTTACCGATCCGCTGGTAATAGAAATGACACTGCCACCGCCACCAACACCACTTGCTAAATGAAAATTTCCTACTTGTCCCGATGGTATATTTCCGCTGAATACAACAGGAGTTCCTAATTGACCACTTGTAACTGCACCAGATGCACGAACAGATGCCCAATATGTTCCATTATAGATCCAACTTTGACTTAAATAGTCATATCGTTGACCGGATGATGGAGGAAATGGAAAGCTAATAGGCATAATTTACATCCAATTAAACATCATATGGTAAACTGTTTTGAAAACCACTTCTCATGACATAAAGATTTGGCATTACAAACATTCCACCACTTACTGAGACACCAATAATTTGTTGCATGTCTCCAGAAAGGAAAGCAGCTTGTAAAGTGCCACCCTGAGTAAATCCACTCGTACTTACGACAATTCCACCAGAACCCACATAAAGAGAATTACCCTCAAATCCACTAGCTAACATGCCAGAAGCAGAATTGAATATTCTTCCATAAGAAACAACTGTGCAGGCAGTGCCGCTCAAAGCACCACTCATAGTTACACCAATTGCGGGCAACCTAAGTCCACTAGCTCTTTCTGCTCGTAAAACAACACCACCAGAACCCATGCAAACAGCTTTAATACCAGAAATTAGTTCTCCAGCTAAAAATGATGTTGTTAGCAACCTATAAGCCTGTAATGCTATAGCAGTTGGTGCCAAATGTACCGTGTCAATTTGTCCTGATCCAATATTTGCAGCAATTATAGATGAACTTGCCAAATGGAATGTGCCAATTTGACCACTGCCAATTTGACTTGATGCCAAAGCACCAGATGATAAATGAATTGCTCCAATTATGCCGCTTGCTATGATTCCACTTACAAAAACTCCTGATGCCAAGTGAACACCAGCAACTTGACCTGATGCTATATTTCCACTTCTGACAGCGTTATTAGCTAGATGAAATTGTCCAATTTGACCAGAGGCTATGGCACCGCTTGTGACGCTGCCTGAACCTAAATTTGTTGCAAAAATAACTCCAGAAGCGATGTTATTGTTAATTATTTGACCTGAAGCAATATTGAAGTTAAATACAGCACTATCACCAACCATGCCAGATTTTATATCACCTGACCTAATATTTGGAGTTGTAAATATACCACTTGCTAAATGGCTGCTAGCAATTTGTCCTGATGCAATGTTCCCGCTTACAATTGCACCACTACTAATTTTACCGCTTGTTATGCAACCTGATGCTAAATGGAATTGACCGATTATGCCTGATGCTATATTGCCACTTCTAACAGCACCTGATGCCAGATGAAATTGACCTACTTGACCCGATCCTATTGCGCTACTTCTGATTCCACCGGCGGCAATATGTACTGTATCAATTTGACCACTTGCAATATTTCCGCTAGTTATTGCAAAATTACCTATTTTGCCACTTGTTACTGCACCAGAAAGAATGTGATAATTGGCAATTGCATTTTGATTTATATGATAGTTTTGAATAGATCCAGATGCTATATGTAATGATCCAATTTGTCCCGATGATATGTGGGCGCTTAAAACAGCGCCTGAGTTTATTTTTCCGCTTGTTATTGTGCCTGATGCTATATGAAATCCACCAACCTGACCAGATCCAATATAACCACTCAATATAGATCCAATAGCTATATGGAATGTTCCAACTTGACCACTTGCAATGTTTGAGCTTCTAACTGCGCCTGAAGACAGATGAAAAGATCCAACTTGTCCACTTGCAATGCTTCCACTTACAACAGCATTGTTTGCAATCATTCCTGAAGTAATTTGTCCTGATCCAATAAAACCTGAAGAAAGATGAAATTGTCCAATTGTTCCAGAAGCAATTGCTCCACTAAGAATCGCTCCATCTGCAATCATACCGCTTTGAATTTGACCTGAAGCTATTGTTACTGCACCTGACGCAAGATGAATACCACCGATCTGTCCAGAAGCAATATTGCCACTTGTAACTGCGTTGTCTCCTATGTCACCGCTCGTAACTTGACCAGATAAAAGGGAAATAGCTCCACTAGAAATATGAAACTGTCCAATTTGACCAGAAGCGATATTGCCTGAATTTACCGCATTATCTCCAATCATTCCGCTTTGGACTTGTCCAGAAGTCAGAGCTGTTGCACCTGATGCAAGATGAAAATTACTTATTTGTCCACTTGCAATATTTCCAGAAAAAATTGCAGCATTTCCAATATTGCCACTTTGAACTTGACCAGAAGATAAAACAACTATTCCAGATGATAAATGTACAGTTCCAATTTGACCGCTTGCTATATTTCCGCTTAAAATAGCATTATTGCCAACATTTCCGCTTTGAACTTGACCAGAAGTTAAAACAATTGCACCGCTAGAAATATGAAATTGTCCTATTTGACCAGAAGCAATATTCCCAGAAGTTACTGCGTTATTTCCAATATTACCACTTTGAACTTGACCAGAAGTTAAACTTCCACCGCCACCGCCTCCTCCTCCAACACCACTTGCTAAATGAAATTGTCCTACTTGCCCGGAAGCAATATTTCCACTAAATACAACAGGAGTTCCTAATTGACCACTAGTTACATTGCCAGAAGCGCCAATTGAAACCCAAGCAGATCCGTTATATGTCCAACTTTGGGTTAGATAATCATATCTTTGACCGGATGCTGGCAAACTAGGAAAACTAATAGGCATATGACTTTACTTTCTTATTATAATTTATTAATTATGCATAAATTTTACAATTGTACCCATTGTTGCGTTGATCCGTCATCGACATAAGTTAAAAGAATTCCTGTATCAGTATTAAACCATCTATCTCCATTAACTGGGTTGGATGGTGTTGCATTTGTAACCGCAAATCTGTTCAATTGACCACTTGCAAAATGAAATTGTCCTATAATTCCACTAGCAATAGATCCAGATACAATAGCAGCATTACCAATATGCCCACTAGTGACGCTACCAGAAGCATGATGGAATTGACCAACACTTCCACTAGCTATACTTCCAGATACAACAGCAACATTGCCGATGTGCCCACTAGTGACACTACCAGAAGCATGATGGAACTGACCAACACTTCCACTAGCTATACTTCCAGATACAACAGCAGCATTCCCAATATAACCACTTGTTACACTGCCACTTGTTAAACCGGCAGAAAGAACACCAGAAGCAATATGGTTAGCACCAATTTGTCCAGATGCAATACTTCCTGATACAACTGCATTGTTTCCTATTTGACCACTATTGACTGCACCTGAACTAAGGTGCATCTGACCAACACTACCACTTGCAATACTGCCAGAAACAATAGCAGCGTTTCCAATATGACCTGATGTCACACTGCCTGAAGCATGATGGAACTGACCAATACTTCCGCTAGCTATACTACCAGATACGACAGATGCATTTCCCAATCCGCCACTTTGAACGCTACCACTTGTGACAAATGTACCTGAAAAAACAGTACCTGAAGCTAAATGAACGAGTCCTATTTGTCCAGAAGCGACAGAACCTGAAACAACACTATTGTTTGCGAGATAACCACTACCAATTGATCCTGAAAGTAAGTTGGTAATAGCAGCACCGGAAGCAAGAGCAATTGTAACTGCTCCACTTCCGTTATAACTTCCACCAGTTAAACCAGTTCCAATAGTAAGTGCTGCATTTGCGTAACTACCACCAAGAGCAGTAGAAGCACCATTAATTGTTATTGAGTTATTAGCAAGTTGAGTGTTAGAAACGCTACCGCTTAGTAAATTACCAGTTGCTGCACCTGATGATAGATGTAAATTACTTATTTGTCCACTAGCAATATCGCCTGAAAGAATTGATCCATCAGCTAAGTGAACAGAACCAATGGCACCACTTGCGATACTACCAGACACAACTGCTGCATTTCCAATAAATCCAGATTGAACTTGTCCACTTTGCAATGTGACAGAGCCACCAGTCATAATATTAGTGCTTACTCCTGCACCACCACTTGTAATCTGTAAGAAAAATCCTCTATTTGTTCCACCAGTTTCAAATATCCTAAGTTTGTCTTGATAAATGTCTATTGATACTGATCCGCTAGTAATAGTAGTATTTGTTTGTGCAGTAGCCAAATTAATTTGACCACCTTCGTCAGCAATTGATTGTGTTGATGCAAACAAACCTGCTGCCAGATCATTTCCATTCCAAGTGAGTCCTGAAAATCCATTTAATGATGCGCCATTATTAACCTGAATTTGACCAGAAGAACCACCAGTTAATGTTCCGCTTGCAATTGTTCCAGATGTGACGCTATTTGTTGCTAATTGACCACTATTAACTGCACCTGAGCTAAGATGCATTTTTCCAATTTGTCCACTAGCGATATCGCCTGAAAGAATTGATCCATCCGCCAAATGAACAGACCCTATAACCCCACTACCAATACTTCCGCTAAGTAAACCGCCTGAAGCAATATGTATGTCCCTAATGACACCAGCAGTGATATTACCAGAATTAACTGAATTGTTACCTAGGTATCCGCTTGTTACATTTCCTGACAACAGGAATGTTCCAGAAAACACAGTTCCTGAAGCTAAGTGAACAAGTCCTATTTGTCCAGAGCCAATATCCCCAGAAAGGATTGCCCCATCAGCCAAATGAACACTTCCAATAACTCCGCTAGCTATACTTCCAGATACAACCGCTCCATTTCCTAATGCGCCACTTTGAACGCTGCCAGAGGTAACAAATGTTCCAGAAAACACAGTTCCAGAAGCAAGATGGACAAGTCCTATTTGTCCCGAACCAATGCTTCCAGAAACAACAGATGCATTTGATAATTTACCACTACCTATACCACCACTAGCAACAATGTTGTTATAAACTGAACCATCGGCTAGTTTACCACTACCTATTCCACCACTAGCAACAATGTTGTTATAAACTGAACCATCAGCAAGCTTGCCACTACCAACTCCACCAGATGCAATTGTATTATTAAAAACAGCAGCATCACCAATCATACCAGAAGTAATTGCTCCTGAAGCGATCAAGCCATCAGTGATTGCATTTTGAGCTATATGATAAGTGCCAATTTGACCGCTACTGATACTTCCAGAAGTTACATAAAGATTGCGCCAAACACCACCATCGTAAGTCAAAACCTGATTATTAGCAGCAGAAGAAATAGTAACATCTGTCAAATCATCAAGTGTTAAACCTCCTGTACCACCACCTCCACCAGCACTATTTCTGAAGTTTCCTGCTTGAATGAATACAGCATTAGCTGTTGTGTTTAATGTGGCAGCTGCTCCTCTGACAATTATGTAGCCCAAAAATACACATGCGGCAGATGTGAATGGATCTTCATCAAATGCTTCTAAGAATATATTTTGTGAAGCTGTTGCTGAGTTTCCATAAGTTGCTCTGCCGTAATAAATATAAACATTGTTTGTATCACCGGGAATATAGAATACTCTTTGAATTGTCCATTGATTTGCTCCGACAGCCACAAGAGTTCCGGTGCCGATGTCATAGCTGCCGGGATCTATATTTGTTACAGGACTTGTTGTGAATGTGAAATCACCAGCAGTAGCGGAACGGTAGATATAATACATATTAACCGTTGTTTTTGCGTTTTCAGTTGTTGTGCTAGGGTTGTTTATGTTATTTTCATAATTGCTGCCAAAAGCAAAAGCTGTTCCTGCTGCACGATTGACTTGAAGATTGGCTCCATTAGCTGCGATTGATAGTCCTGTGACTTTTACAGGACCAAAAACTCTTGCAAATGAATCCAATTGACTTACACATGCATAGGACACATTTGGATGTGGTTCAACTGCCTGAATAGTTGTGTTGTTAGGATGTAGAACATAACCCAAAGTAATTTGTTCTAAATATTCCGTTAATGTGAAAGCAGCGTTTTGAGTTACAAATGTTCCACCTGACTTTACTGAAACATATGTAACATTACCACTACTTATGGGAATCGCCAATCCACTTGTGTATCCCCAACTGACATTAACAGATTCTGGATTTCCCGAAGCTCCTACTCTTGGAGTGCATATTACACCTTCTCCAGAAGAAATAATAATTGTATTTGCGCCAGACAAGAAACTTATTAATCCACCATAAAGCAGACCAGTAGTTTGTTGCTCTTCATATCTTTGCCAAGTTGTACCATTTAAAGTCAAGGCATTATTGATAATTGCGCCAGAACTAAAATGATTGGTGCTTATTTGACCAGAGGCTATACTTCCAGATATGACAGATGCGTCAGCTAATTTGCCACTAACAACGCCGCCAGATGCAATATTGTTGTTGAATATGGCACCAGACCCAACCATTCCAGAAGTAATTGCACCTGATGCAATCAAACCATCAGTGATTGCATTTTGCGCTATATGGAATGTCCCGATTTGTCCACTTGCAATACTTCCAGAAACAACAGAAGCGTTTCCTAACGAACCACTCTGAACACTGCCAGATATAACAAATGTTCCAGAAAATACTGTTCCAGAAGCTAAATGAACCAAACCAATTTGTCCACTAGCAATACTTCCAGAAACAACAGAAGCGTTTCCTAATGAACCACTTTGAACACTGCCTGATGTAACAAATATACCAGAATTAACAACACCAGAAGCAATTTGATAAAGTCCGATTTGTCCAGATGATACTTTCGATGAAGTAATTGCATTGTCTGCAATTAAGTTACTAACAATACCACCACTGGAGACACCAAGAGTCATGGCAACAGAACCGTTGTAAATTGTTCCACTGTTTAGACTTAGACCGCTGGCTATTGTCAATGGTTCTACTGCAACGCCACCACTTATTGTCGCACTAATCGTATAAACATCATTTGCATCGGCAGTTATTGTGACATTGCTTCCTTGCTGAAGACCTTTTACAACTTGTCCACTAGCGATATGAATTTTTCCAACTTGACCGCTAGAAATGTTTCCAGAGTTGACTGCACCATTACCTAAATTACCGCTTTGAACAATGCCAGATGTAAGACTAAAACTTGTAGGAATTACTCCTGATGCAATATGGTTGGCACCAATTTGACCGCTAGCAATACTTCCAGAAACAACAGAAGCGTTTCCTAATGAGCCACTTTGTACTGTTCCTGATGCAACAAATGTTCCAGAAAATACAGTTCCAGAAGCTAAATGAACTAAACCAATTTGTCCTGAAGCTATATTGCTTGAAGTGACAGCACTGTTTCCTATGTTGCCTGATTGAACTGTGCCAGAAGTTAGTGTGAAAGATACACCGCTTGCTAGGTGATATTGTCCTATTTGTCCACTTCCAATACTTCCAGATACGACAGAAGAGTTTCCTAATGAGCCACTCTGGACACTACCAGAAGTAACAAATATACCAGATTGAATCACGCCAGATGCAATATGATAAATACCAATTTGTCCACTACTGATATCTCCAGATTTCACAGAACCATCAGCAAGATGAATAGAACCAATTTGTCCGCTACCAATAGAACCAGATAGCAAACCACCTGAAGCAATATGAATACCATTAATAGTTCCAGCAGTTATGTTGCCAGAATTAACAGAATTGTTTCCTAAATATCCACTTGTTACATTTCCAGATAATAAGAATGTGCCAGAAATAATAGTGCCAGAAGCTAAATGAACCAAACCAATTTGACCACTAGAAATATTTCCTGAATTTACTGAGTTGTTACCTAAATTTCCACTTTGGACAATTCCAGATGTAAGACTGAAACTTGTAGGAATGACACCAGAAGCAATATGATTTGCACCAATTTGTCCAGAAGCAATGTTTCCAGAGGTTACGGCGTTATTTCCTATGTTGCCTGATTGAACAGCGCCAGAAGTTAAAGTAAAAGATACTCCACTTGCCAAATGGTATTGTCCTATTTGTCCGCTTGCAATGCTTCCACTTACAACGGAAGCATTTCCTAAAGCTCCACTTTGTACTGTTCCAGAGGCAACAAATACACCTGAATTAATTACACCAGAGGCAATATGATAAAGTCCGATTTGACCACTAGAAATATCACCAGAAAGAACTGCACCATCAGCAAGATGAACAGAACCGATTGAACCACTTGAGATAGAACCACTGCCCAATCCACCTGAAGCGATATGAATGCCATTGATAGTTCCAGCGGTGATATTACCGCTATTAACAGAATTATTTCCTAAATATCCACTTGTTACATTTCCAGATAATAAGAATGTGCCAGAAAGAACAGCGCCAGAAGCCAAATGAACCAAACCAATTTGTCCACTACCAATATTTCCAGACAAAATTCCTTCATTTGCTACATGTATTGTGCCGATTGTACCAGAAGCTATCTTTCCTGAAGTAACAGCATTATTTGCGATATCTGTATTAATAATTGCGCCACTAGCAATATGTTCTGCTGTAATACTACCGCTAGCTATGGCAAACTGACCAACACTGCCACTAGCAATTGATCCAGATACAACAGAACCATTTCCCAAATAACCACTTGTTACGCTACCAGAAGTTAATCCACCAGCCAAAACGCCAGAAGCAATATGACTTGCACCAATCTGTCCGCTTCCAATAGAACCGCTTACAACAGAAGCATTTCCTAATGCGCCACTCTGAACAGTGCCAGAGGCAACAAATGTTCCTGAAAATATAGTTCCAGAAGCTAGGTGATAAAGACCAATTTGTCCACTAGAAATATCGCCAGATTGGACAGCACCATTTGCCAAGTGAACGCTACCAATTTGTCCACTTCCAACAGATCCAGAAAGTAATCCGCCAGAAGCAATATGGATTCCACCAATAACACCTGATGTGATATTTCCAGAATTAACTGAGTTGTTGCCAATATATCCAGATGTAACAATTCCAGATTGAAGTGTTGTTCCTGATTGAATTACGCCTGATGCAATGTGAGATAAACCAATTTGCCCACTAGCTATACTTCCAGATACAACTGCTGCATTTGCAATATGACCACTATTAATAATTCCACTAGATAAATCGTATCTGGTTATTTGTCCACTTGCAATATTTCTTGATGTAATTGCATCAAGACCAATATGACCGCTGTTAACCGCACCACTTGAAAGTTTAAATTGACTAACTTGTCCAGAGGCTATATTGCCAGAAAGAACTGCATTGTTGCCAATGCTTCCTGAAACTATTCCACCACTCGTTACTCTATATGCAAAACTTACAACTGGCATATTTTTTCCTCATTATGCATAGAACAAGTTAACCCAACAATCAGCAGAGCCAATTGTCTTGGTTGGTCCGGTAGAACTGTTGCACCAAGAAATTCCATTTGAAAAATACATACCAAATTTACTACCATCCCAGAAAAAATTATCATTTGGGAATACACAAATTATTATTTTGGGTACACTGCCATTAGCAGGAACAGTCGCAGAATCATGAATTTGTATAAATTGGATACTTCCACTACTATTAAATCCACTAAAACCATACAAAACACCAGAACTTGCTTTGACTATGCCAGAGTTTTCATAGGCAGTCGAGTTATATGTCGATGGTGTATAAGTATTTGTGCCATCTGGTTTTTCAGCAACTCCTTGTAAGCCGCTTGGTATATTTCTAACAACCAACGCTTCTTCTGATCCATTTGGTGTGGAACTTTGCACAACAGCTTTTGAATCGTTATCAACTATGTTCACGGATAACGAAGATTGTAGATAATTCAGATCACCCATGAGTCTCCAATTTTTTATTTACATAATATATATTATTGTCAATCAAATTAAGAGGATGTTTTATGCCAATCACAACTAATAATCCTGTTGTTGTTCCAGCCACTACTGAAAAAACTTATGATTCATGGTGGATTGAAAAGATGAATATTGATGCAACTTTGCAAAATGAAGGCAAAGTTGTTTTAGTTATTGATTACAAACTTTGCTATCTTGACGAAAACCAAATGCCTGTTTTTCATCCAACCGAACCAGCTAAACAATTAATTATCAGGGATTTCTTAGCTTACACTTCACAAAGCCAAGATCTCTACAATACCGTTTGGGGTGCTGTGAATGTCATTGGCAATATCGGTAAAACTGAAGGTATTATTTCCTAAGATCTCATAATTCTATTGCTCACCTTTTTCCAATAAGGATATGAATTATATTCTGAAGAAGGCGAGTGATAAAACATGTACTTTGGATTATTAATGTCAATTTTAAAGCCATTGTTTAAAATTGTTTGATACATTTTTTGATATACTTGTGGGCAAGAATAGGGTTTTTTTTGTAAATTTATTTCTTTTATTCTTCCAACAACACTATCATCCCATTTGAAATGATGTACTTGCGTAAAAAATGAATGTACTGGATATCTCCAAGGATGATCTAATTTTCTTGGTCCTATTCTTAGACCATTTTCTTTAGCATAATGTTGACCTATAGTTACTTCAACATGCCCTTTGCATAAAGCGACTTTATTAGGACAAGCTCCACTAGTTAAAAATCCATAAAATCCAGCCATAGGAAATAGTTCCCATAAATTTGAATCTATTTTTATTTCTGGAAAAACTCCATCTGCTCCCACTCTATCTAAAAATCCACCAGAAACATATTGCCAATTATTGACTTCACATTCTTCTATTATTTCTTCAATATCTTTCCAATAAACATGGAATTCATCATCGTCAGCGATAATCCACCAATCATTAGGATACTTGTACTTTGTTAAGTTGTAAAATCTAGAAAGCTCTACCCAATCATTTGCTCGATGATTTTTTACTTCATAAATATTTAGACCAAATTCTTTAAGTAATTCTTGCACCTCCTCTACTAAACTTCTTGGAGAATTGTTGTTTTTATACAAAATTATAAATATATCGCTTACTTTTTCTTTGTAGTGATTTATTTGATGCCTTAATATGTTTGTTCTGCCACTTGTGACAGTTAATAATTTCGGTTTCATTATCTGAATATAGTGAAATTTTTAAAAATTACTATATCAATAGTATGAAACCAGAATTACTTTTGTCCGATGAATTTGTTGAATTTTCAGCCAAAATTGCTGAATTGCATCAAAAAAAGAAACAACTAACAGCAGAGATCAAATCTCTAATTCAAAAACACCAGAAAGAAATTGCCGATATTACTGAAGAAGTTCAAAAATTAACTGCTGAATTTGAAGAAAAAACCAATAAATAAAACATGATTAAACTAGGTCCACTATATCCGAAACGAAAAGAAATAGTTGCAGCATTAAAAACATTGCCAATTCAAACAGGCGATATTGTTTATAATGCTGCTGATGTCCCCGGTCCTTTTAACATACCATTTTCAAAACTTATACAAAAATTTACTAAATCTCCATACTCTCATGGCACGGTAATGCTAGTTGAAGATGGAGAAATTTATGCAGTTGATGTATCCGATTGGGGAACAAGAAAGCTAAGACTGATAGATTGGTTTGACGATTGGTATATGGAGGAATTCTGCATATATCGTTTAAAAAATAAATCGCACGATGATCATTTGTGTTTAACTAATCACATTTATGCTTTCCTTGATATGGACCCAAGTTATGATTTCAATTTCAATGACCCAAATAAGTTTTATTGTACAGAATCAGTGAAAACTATTTATAAACAATGTGGTTATGATCTTGGTGGCGCATATCTTCTCAAAGATATTGTTCCCGGTTGGTTTTATCCATTAATTTTAATTGGAAATTATTTTACGGAATTTTTCTCAAAAGCATCATTGCCAACCAATGTTCCCATTAGCATCGTTGGTAATGAAATAAAAGGTATGAGAGCAAGTCCGCTTACTGAGCTAATTTTCAGCTATCCCGTAAAATAATTTGACTTTTAATCAAAAAATGATATGATTGTTGCCTCAAGGAGGGCTGATAAATGGTCGTTCGTTGTAAAATTTGCAAAAAATCTTGTATCAATTGGGAATCTACAATGCAGGAATGCAAGTGTGGAAACATAATGGGTTTTCATATTGATGAAACCAATATTTCCGTACTTTCACCAGATTTAGATAATGTTCTTATCTGGCAAAACGAAGCACAACAATGGGTAAATTATGATAAAACGCATAATTACCCATTGATAACTTGGCAGGGCTATGCTGGTCAACCTTTTGAAATCAATCCAAAAAAGAAATCTAAGAAACTTTCGTCAACTCTGGATACCTAGATTTTAAATTATTAAGGTTGGAATTGAACCAAGTATTGAACTTTTTTTCAGCAGCTTCTGGACCAGACTCAGAAGTTTTTCCGGTTTTGCGGCGCTCTTGTTCATGAGTGCTTTCATGCACTATTGTACTGGCAATTTCTCTAATAATATTAATTTGCGCTTCTTCAGGAGAAATCTTGCCTTCTTTTTGCAGTCTATTGTAAGTGTCATAAATATTTAAAACATTAATATGAATTGTATCAGTTGGCTGAATTGCCTGAATGACTTCTTCTGGCACTTTATGTTGCCTAAGAATATCTTCTGGCAATTGTGTCATTTTATCCATTTCTTCTTGCGAAAAAGTATATTTTTGTTTGTTATACTGCTTTCCTAAAACAGCTTTATTTTCAGCCGAATTATACAATCCATACACACCAGCTTTGCTAATTGGTGTAATGGTTGTTATATCTGTCAAATATTTGTTACCAGTTGCCTTATCATACTCTTGCACAATTTTTACTGCTAATCTTGATTTGTTATAAACCCTTTCCAATTGTGAAACATCAACATCCTCAACACCAACATAACTTTGTTCTAAATAATGCCCACCTCTGGCTTTACGCTTGCAATAATTCTTTTGACTGAAACCTTTTGGGTGACTACAATCTATACTTTTTTTGTATTTGGTTGACCAACGGCTTTTCATGCCATTGCGTGGTTTGTTGTACTCTTCTAAAGTTTCTCTATTTTCAACCCATTCAGAAAATTTGATGTACATGATGTGTATTTATTGTTATTGAATATAATTATAATTAATTATCAATTAATTTTTTAAACAACTCTCTGTTATCGACATTTATGATTTTATCAAAATGTTCACTAGGTGATACTTCTTGGAAAGAACTCATCATTCTGTCTAATACATTTTCTGGTATAGTTTTCGATCCACCTTTTGCTTTTATTTCTTCCGATCTTTTTTTAGACATTTTTTTAATAATTGATTCTGCACCACTAAAGTTAAACACAACAGCAATTTTGTTGTAATCTTCTTCTTTCCCTTCTATTGCTCTTAACGCTTGTTTTCTTGCATTAACAGTCATATTAGTCATATCAACGATTATATCTTTACCAGAATTTATAGCTCCAGCAATTTTTTCTTTTAATTTATCGTTTATGATTGAATTTGCTTTTAGAATTTTCGAGTAAGACAGTGGTTGCCAAGTCATGAAAGCTGGAGATTTTACAACAATTCCATATTTTGGATTTTCATAACCTATGGATTCATCTGATTGTGGGGCAACAAACATTTCGTCATATGTCATACCCATACTTTCAGCAATTTGTTCAACGATGCTATCTCGATTAATAATATAAGGATCTTTGCCAGCAAATGTTTTCTCAATCCATGTTGATTTTCCGACTGATGGAGGACCGATCAATACAAATATTGATTTTTTTTCTGCTTCTGTAGACTCTAGCCATAATGAAAACTGTAGGTTCATAATATTTATTTATTAGTTATTTTCTTTTTTTAAGTTTGTCAAGAAAGTCGTCGGCTATGTCATCGAAGTAGGACTGCTTTGCTGCAACAAATATGGTTGAATTAGTTTTTCAATTTCTGGTGTTTTATTGGTGTAATATTGATCAATGATTCTTGCTATTTCTTGCTTGCCAGATGCATAACGAATCAAATTATAAATATGATTATCATTAAGTTTATTTATATTTTCTGAGCCTAAAATTTTTGCCATTTCTTGCTTGTTAGATGCATGGAAAGATGCATTGAAAAGCGAACGATAAACATCGTTACTAGAAAGTTTATTTATAATTTCTGAACCTAAAATATTTGCTATTTCTTGCTTGTCAGATGCATAAAGAAGCAACTCAAAAACATTATCACTAGAAAGTTTTGTTTTATATTGAATTATAATTTTTGCCATTTCTTGCTTGTCAGATGCCTTATTAAGCAAATCATGAACATTATTGCTAGAAAGTTTGTTTATATTTTCTGAACCTAAAATATCTGCTATTTCTTGCGGTTTAGATGCATGGAAAAGCAAACGATAAACATCATGATTAGAAAGTTTATTTATATTTTCTGAACCTAAAATATTTGCTATTTCTTGCTTGTTATTTTCTAGACTAAGCAAAAGTAAAATATTATTATTAGAAAGTTTGTTTATATTTTCTGAACCTAAAATATCTGCTATTTCTTGCGGTTTAGATGCATAATGAAGTAAATAAAAAACATTATCATTAGAAATTTCTTTTTTGTTTTGAATTATAATTTTTGCTATTTTGTCTTGATTTGCAACATGTCCCATTATAGTGCTAATATCGTCATCACTTAGCATTTGTTTTTTACTTTTAATAAAAGATTTTGCCCATTCATCTTTATTTTTTATATTTTTAATCAAATCTAAAACGCTTGGTATATATTTTTCTTTATTTTTTTTATTTTCTATGACATGTATTACTTTTAGAGCATTAGCAGTGAAAACAACACCTTGTGTTGGTTCAAAGGTGTGAATAGTTCCTGTGCCATGATCAAAGAAACCATCTATGCCTAATTTTCTTAAATTAGTATTCCACAATATTGGATTTTCATTGGAAATCAATCGTGTTGCAAGCCAGACAGTTGAATAACTGCTCCTTATATCGAGTCCTTTAGTTTTTATTCGAGCAATTGCATTTTCTACTTCTGTTTCTGAAAATGTTTTCATAAGCAAATCTATGCCAAGTTGTGGTTCAACTGTTTTTTGCATATGAAGAATTTTATTTGGTCTTACAATTTCACACACATTGATATAAGGTTGATCTCCAGCAAATGGCACATTTAGTTCCCAATCAATGACATATTTTAATGGATAGAAATAAATTCCAAATGGTGTGTCGAATTTACTTTTTGGATTTATGCCTATTTTGTTAATTGATGTGTAAGAAACAACTAAATTGTCTGGATTAGGATGGTTAGCGTAAATGTATTTTAATGCATCTAATTTGTCACGGAATTGGACCCCGTTGACTTCTATTTTCTCTGAAAGTAATAGCCATTCTTTGAAACGCATAATGTGTATTTACAATTTTTAGCTAAAAATTTAATTCAATAAAATTGTTCAAAAGCTTAATCGACAAGACCACTTGAAATCCTACCGGCACCTGTTATAATGCCCTTGCCAATCACGGCAAGCAGAACCGCAGTTACATAAGGAGAATATTATGGGTCAGAAGCAATTGTTATTTCACTTTGATTCTATTTTGGCACCGAATCCCGGCTTGCCTCCTGCTCCGACTATGCAAGAGTGCGCTGAATTAGTCAATTCAAATAATCCTGACAGTCCATTTCATAAATTCGTAGGACAAGATTTTGCCAAGAAAAAGATGGGAAGAGTATTGCTCAACGCTCTTCAGCGTCCCAATCATTGTGCTGCTGATGTATCTTGGTTGCTAACTGGTCCATCTTCTGTTGGTAAAACGACACTTGCTAGAATCTATGCAAAGATTCTTAATCTTCCATTCATTGAAATTCACCCAAAATCAATCAAGAGTCTCAGTGATATATTTGATGCAATCAACGAGAAACTCGTTGAAAGAAAACCATATCTCGAAATGGTCGAGCTAACAGAAAATAATTACTGCGCTCCTCCATGTGTAGTTTTTATTGATGAGGTCCATACACTCAACCGTTTGTTCCAAAACGGTTTGTTGAAAGCTATTGAACCAAAGGATAGGATGCTCATCACTGAGGACAGGAGATATATCAATACTAAAAATGTTTGCTTCATGATTGCAACAACTGATCCTGCTGATCTGTTTGATGCTTTCTTGGGCAGATTTACTGAAATTGCTCTTAACCCATATACGAAAAAAGAAGTTGCTCAGATTGTGCAACTCAATTTTCCTAATTGGGGTGCAATCGAGTGCGCTCTTGCAGCACACTTTCAACCAAGGTTGCCTCGTAAAGCAATCGAATTTGCTAAAGAAATGGATATGGAAAAAGCTATCAATCCAGAAAAGACTTGGCATCAAATAGCAGTCCAAGTAGCAGAAGAAAATCAAATTGATATGCATGGCATGCCTTATAAGCATCTACAACTACTTAAATTTGTTAGTTGTAGGGCTTATTCTAAGGAACGAGTAGCCATTGCTCTCAACATCCGAGAAAAAGAATTGAAGGCATCTGTTTTGCCATGTCTTATGAATCCAACACCAGACAGCCCTGCCTTGGTCACTATTTCAACTGGTGGCATTAGGTTAACCTATGATGGATATTTGGAACTCAAGAAACGCAACATGGTAAATACTATGCCAAGCTATCTTGAAGAAGAAGCTGCTGCTGAGAAAGTGCGATGAATAATATCGAA